TTGTGCTCGACTTTATTCACCCACCAATCAAGTATGTGAAGATTGATAGATATGATACATGGTCAATGGATTATACCTTGTCTTATATCATTCTACCAATGTTGAAACAATTGAAAGAAGAAACTCACGGTTCACCATGGATTGATGATGAAGATGTGCCTACTGAGTTGCGTAGTTCAAAAAGAAAAACAAAATCAAAACGTCATTCTAATCCTGATATTCAAATGTTGGATATGGACGAGGATGATTTAATTCATAAACGCTGGGCATGGGTGCTTGATGAAATGATTTGGGCATTTGAACAGAAAGTTGCTGATGATCCTGAATTGAAATTCTTTGATTACACCGAATGTGGTGATAAATTACCTTGGGACGAAAATTATACTGGACCAAAGGTTGATTGGGATGGACTAAATGCACACAATGAACGAAAGCGTAATGCATTTAGATTGTTTGGTAAGTATTATGAAAACTTATGGGACTAAAATGTTATCTTACTATCATTATTGGCAGGCTTTGAAACGATTAGAATCATCACAGAAAACAATTGAAATGATGGAACCAGATGTACCAAATATGGTTCAAGCACAGCATGAGATGATTGAAAGAGAAGTGGAATATTACCAAGAAGAATCTAACAAGTTTACCTCAATTGTATTGACTTTAATTGTGTTTTTTAGTATAATGTTAGTATTATACACTCAAGGAATGTTTCATGTTTAAAAAAATTAATGAATGGTTACAAGCAAATAAAACTTTGTTTTTTGTGGCAGTTGTTGTATTTGGTTTAACATTTTATTACACTCCGTATTTTATGAATACTCCTGTCAATGGTAACTTTGATGGTGGTATTCAAAACAAATTGGTTTGGTCCGTTAAAGGAGAATGTTTTTTTGTTCGACCATTAAACCAAACCGATACATTGTTGGTTCGTGTTAAAGATTGTGATAAAGGTGAAGTAATTCAAAAGGTAGGTAAATGAAAACAAACGGTGATTTTAAATTAAGTAAAGAAACAAAACGTATGCTTGCTCTAATGCCATGTGATAAACGAGGCCATTGGAAAAACATGATGATTGAAGCAGAAGTTTTGGAAAAGCGTGCCAGATTGGCCAAACTGAAAGAAAATAAATCTGAAAAAGGAGAAGTATGATGGCTTTATTCGTTGAAGTGGACTCAGTAGAAAAAGATTGTAAAGTGATTGTTAATTTGGACGGTGTTGGCGAAATTGCACCACTAACCAGTGGTGGTTGTGCATTGTTTATGCTTCAAGGTGGTACAATGAAAGTCAAAAATAGTTTTGATGATTTCAAACAATTCGCAATGCAAACAGTATCGAGTGAAGATATTGCAAAACGTGTTAAAGCACTTAAAGGCGGAGCCAGACCATTGGAGATTCCAACACTATGAGTAAGTTTACATTTATCTGTGAAGATGATCCAATGCCATTTGCTGATGCCATTGTCACCAAAAAAACGTTTGAGTTTAATGCTGACCATTTAGATGGTGTCATTAGTGAGTTTGAAACTTTTTTAAAGGGTTGTGGATATCACATCGATGGTAATTTAGAAATTGTAGAAGAATCAAAATCTCTCGGTCAAATTTATTCAAAAGATGGACACAAAGATGATTTGGATGATTTGGATTCCATTTTCTCTGGCAGAAAAAGTTTAATTCGATCTGATGATTGTTGATGAACGATTTATTTTATAATTTGTTTGATTGGATTCGTGATGATTGGAAATCAAATAAGTTCCGTTTTATCGTGGAATTATTGGCATGGGCAATATCTATTGGTTGTTCTGTTACAATGGCTCTCACCGTTCCTAACCCACCGTTACTCATATTATATCCAATTTGGATTCTCGGTTGTGCTATGTATGGTTGGGCTGCTTATACTCGCAAATCTTTTGGTATGGTCGCTAATTACGTTTTACTTACTACTATTGATACAATTGGCCTAATGAGAATGTTATGAATATTTTTTATCTAGATAATGATCCTGTGAAATGTGCTGAAATGCATGTTGACCGCCATGTTTGCAAAATGGTAATTGAGTATGCTCAGTTGCTCTCTACTGCACACCGTGTGCTTGATGGTGAGATGTACTTTGGTAAAACAACCAATAATCGCAATATCAAGCGGTGGCGCCTGCCAGATGAGCGTGAAGAACGATTGATGAAGCCTACGATGATGAACCATCCATCAGCCATATGGGTTCGCCAAAGTAAGGCCAACTATACTTGGCTCTATAATATGTGGTGTGAACTACTTAAAGAGTTTACATATCGTTATGGTAAAGTTCATGCCACGGCACGATTGATACCTGACTTGGCTCGTGTACCAGATAATTGTCCAGTTGGTTCGTTTACTGGTCCTACACCTGCCATGCCGGATGACTGTAAAGTACCAGGTAATTCATTGCAATCTTATCATAACTATTATCGTATGAATAAATCACACCTTTGGTCATGGAAAGGTAAGATAAATAAGAGAGAAGTACCGGTCTTTATGAAAGAATGGTTCCGAAAAATGAATGAATCACTTGCCCATGAGTATAGTTAATGCCAACCTATGATTTTTTGAATAAACAAACCAATCAAGTCGAAGAACACCGTATGTCTTACACGGTGCTAGACGAATTCAAACAAAATAATCCCCATTTAGAATTACATATATCTGCAGATAATCTACCAGTATTTTCGGATGCTGGTCGTATGTCTGTTCCTGGTACCAAAACTGCTGATGCTGCCTTTGAACGAGGCGTAATACAAAGAATCAAAGATACGGTACCCGGAAATACTTTACACAAATCACACAAAACGAAGATGCCTAGAGAATGGTAATAGTGAACAACCAACTCCCTTACTTACTTAACATCAGGAGGTCAGATAATGGCAAAGTTAATCCTGTAGAAAAAACTCATAAAATTCCCAAGTATAATAAAGATAATAACAGGAGTTTAGATGAGCAAAAAAAGAATGATGTCAAAGCAGCAGCGGTTATATTACGAACAAAACAAAAAAGAAAGAGTTAGAGAAGAACTTGTCGAATATATAAAAGACAAGCATTTAATAGAAAAAAATAAACCTGATGACGGATTAGCTAAAAATATATTATATTGAGGATTTAAATGAATAAGAATGTGCAGTTTGATGATTTCGTAGGCATATACGATGGTTTCTACAGTAGCGAATACTGTAAAGCGATGATTGATTACTTTGAAGAACTTGATGCTATGGGAAAAACATGGCAAAGAGATTACACAACTGAAACTTTTAAATCTGATACATCAACATCATTACTTGATCCTAAAACTATTTCATTTTCTAGAGATAATCTAGGTGATCATTTTGAAACATTCACAAACACCTTTTGGCAAGAGTGTTATCCTTTATACGCCAAAGAATTCTCCGTAATTAAAAATATGCCACAACAAATGATCTACACTATAAAAGTGCAGAGAACAAAACCAACAGAAGGTTATCATATTTGGCATTGTGAGAATGGCAGCCGTGATATGAATGCTCGATTAGGAGTTTTCTTATTATATTTGAATTCGATTAATAAGGGTGGTGAAACTGAATTTTTATACACAGGCCAAAGAATCGATCCAGTAGAAGGTCGATTAGTAGTATGGCCATCAGCCTATACACATACACACCGTGGTAACCCACCACTTGGTGGACAAACCAAGTATGTTATTACTGGTTGGATTGAGTTTGTGAATTAAAATGTTTAACTATTGCCCACCAAAAAACCTCGAAGATTTAGAAGCACAAACATTTCCTGATGGCAGAAGATTCTATCTATTACCAGATGGCACAAAATTACCATCAGTAACAACTGTTCTTGGTGCTCAGAAGAAACAGGCCATCATGGAATGGCGTAAGCGTGTGGGTGAAGATGTTGCCAATGCAATCACAAAGAAAGCAACCTCTCGTGGTACAGCAGTTCACGTTTTATGTGAAGATTATCTAAACAATAAAGTGGTTGAACCTGGTGTTAAACTAGATGCCTATGAGATGTTTTTATCAATCAAACCATTTCTCAATCGAATTAACAATATACACTATCAAGAACAGGCACTATGGTCTAAACAATTAGGCATGGCAGGTCGTGTTGATTGTATTGGTGAGTTTGATGGTGAATTATCTGTGATTGATTTCAAAACATCAAAGAATATAAAAACAAGAGATGATATCAAAGAATACTTTTGGCAAACTGCGGCATATGCATTGATGTATGAAGATATGATTGATACACCAATTAATAATACTGTAATTATTATGGCAGTAGAGAATGAAAAGCCATTATTATTCCAACAAAAGACGGCTGAATATATAGATGGATTAGTCGAGGCTATAATTTATTACGGAAAACAAAAATGAAAAAACTATTACTCTCATTATTATTTGTACCAATGTTGGCTTTTGCACAACAACAAAAAACTGGTGTAACATACAATGCAACACTCACTAGAGTTATTGATGGTGATACTGTGGCATTTCAAGCGTTATGGTTACCAGAACCATTAAAGAAAGAATTATCAATTCGTGTATTTGGTGTTGATACACCAGAAAAAGGCCATCGTGCTCAATGTCCGTCAGAAGATGCACGAGGACAAGCGGCCACAGCATTTACCAAGAAAATGGTAGAACAGGCCACAACTCGGCAAGTGGTATTAATGAGTTGGGACAAGTATGGTGGTCGTGTCCTAGGTGATGTATTACTGAATGGTCAATCGTTGCGTTCCATGTTGATCCAACAAGGATATGCACGGGAATACTATGGTGAGGCCAAGACCAGTTGGTGTCCATAAAGTTGGTATGTTTCCTATTTCATAATATAAAATAGGTGGTAGGACGGGACTTTTTGTGGTAATAATGAACAAATCGCTTGCCTATATAAGTATAAACACTTATAATAGGACACTATGAACAAATATTGGAAAAAACTCTGCACACCCGAGCAAAACGAAAGACAGTACGGGGCTTTAAAATTTTTGGCTGGTGGTCTAAGTTTTCTTTTTGTTATTTGGTTACTAGAAAGGATACTGTAATGCCTAGCAAAGAATGTGTAAGACAAGTTAAAGTAAAAAGTTTTGCATTTTACACCGGTGCCTGTGCTTTTGCATTGGGTGTAATTACAATGCTTTTTGTGTTGAAGTAATTCGTAGAAGTTGTTTAAAGGAAGATTCTATGAAAGTTAAAGAGTTAATTAAAAAACTATATGAAGCTGAAGTTCATCATAATGTTGAAAAGGTTAAAAAACTTTGGCTTAAGTTACTGAAAAAATCTTTGAAACATAAGCATACTGAAGCTGTAAAGTAATTCGTAGAAGTTGTTTGAAAGTTGTTGTGGACGTGGGTGCGATTCCCACCACCTCCACCAAAAGTATATTAACGAACCGAGTTTCCGGTAGCAAACACACATTATAGTTGTGGTAATATACTTCTGATGGGGGTGCCTAGATTCGACATGGCAATAATTAGAACAATGGAGAATCGCCAGAGAAGGCGTAATCACTAATTGAATTAAACGCAAACGATAATATGTATGCACTTGCTGCCTAACAGGTAAGCGGAGTTTCGCCAGGTGAACTTAGCAACAGAATCACCTGGATAAATAAATCACCAGCATCACACAAACCGCTGGTAATACACATAAACACACACAAGGAGAAGTAAATGAGTATGACACCCTATGAGATACGGCTAGAACTCTTAAAAATGGCCAAAGAAATGCTCACCGATGACTATTATGGCAAGCGTGAAGTTATTTCAAACGAGTGGACAACCAAGGTAGAAGAATCCAAGATTAACGGAACTCCTTCACCACAACACCCAGGTTTTCCACCATTTCCCTCCGAAGAAGAAATCATTAAAAAAGCAGAGATGCTCAATGGTTTCGTTTCGCAAACCCCTCCACAACCTGAAGTAAAAATTACAAAGAAAACGAATTCGTAATTGGAGACCAAGGCGGTCAGATGTTTGGCCGCCGCAATCAATAAGGAAGAAAGATGTTTAAATTTAACACACAGAAGTTTAACACATTAGCAGTAATATTAGCTGTATTAACAATAGTATATACAGCACCAACTCTATCGAGAGAGTTTATTACAAATACAACACAAAAACAAGTATCAGCGGATTATTTAAAACAAGTTGAATGCCTCGCCAAAAATATTTACTATGAGTCCGCAGGTGAATCTTATGAGGGTAAATTGGCCGTAGCACAGGTCACAATGAATCGTGTTAAGAGTGGTCAATTTCCTACAGACATATGCGCTGTTGTTTATCAAAAAACAACGGATCAAAATTTAAGAACCGTATGCCAATTTTCATGGACTTGTATGGTCAAAGAAATGGTACATGGACAGGATCGGTATAGATGGGAAGAATCTCTACTAATTGCAAAAAGAGCATTGACAGTTTCAGTTTTACATGATAAAATAGCAGAAACAAACGCATTGTATTACCATGCAGTTTATGTAAATCCTGGCTGGAATAAACAAAAGGTTGTAACGAAAATAGGTAATCATATATTTTACAGTAGAATTTAAATTATGCCTAATCGTGAAGAAATTAAAAAATTTAGTATGATGATTGAACAAATGGTAACAGATAAACGAATAGGTTATATGGACGCTATCTGTCACCATTGTAAAGAAACTGGTTTAGAAGTTGAAGTGGCTGCCACCTTAATCTCATCCGCTCTGAAAGCAAAGATTAAAGAAGAGGCACAAGATAACAATATGTTGAAGAAAAGTTCTAAACTGCCTATATGAAAAGAATGTTGTGTAAGATACCACACATAATTCATATAGAAAACTTTTTAACAAATGATGAATGTGATGATATCACCAAAGCCGGTGATCCTTTACTGACGGATTCAAATGTCGTAAATGTTGATACTGGTTTCAATGAAAAGATGGACAGTTTTAGAATTAGTAAAGACTGTTGGTTTGATCATGGTAATCCTCTAGTAGTAAATCTCCACGATAAAATAGAAAAAGAAATAGGTATCAGTAAGAAAAGATTTGAAGCCTTAACAATGCTTCGTTATGATATTGGTGGTCGTTATGTACCACATTGGGATTACTTTGAAGATGTGATACCAACATATAATGATATTGTTGCTGGTGTTGGTAATAGAGTAGGCACAGTTATTGTTTACCTCAATGATGTTGAAGAAGGTGGTCAAACCACATTCACAAAATTAAATCTATCGGTTGACCCCAAAAAAGGAAGTATGTTATACTTTCGATATGATTACAAAAATAAAAATGATAACATAAACACAATGCATTCAGGTGAACCGGTGATAAAAGGTCACAAATATATTGTAACAACTTGGATTAGGGAACTTCCGTTTTCATTATGATTGAGAATTCAGGCTTTGCTGCGTTTGCGATGTTTCATGCAATGAAATTGCATTTTACATCCGACAGTTATGATTACATCAAATACAATGGTAAGACCAATGTTACCAAAACAACATTCTCTACCAGAAAAGACAAATATTCATTCTACCGATTATCTCGTAAATTTGGATTGACAGAATTAAAAGATTATTATATTGCCAATTTTTTGGTAGATGATGTTCAATGGGTTGGTGATATATTAGGACCAGAATCCGAAGAAAATTACAAAAAGTGGCAGAAAAGAATACAAAGCTTGACTTATACCTTTGAAAATGATATAATTGTATTATTGAATAAAGTAGAGAATCCAAATGATTTATTGGTGGTAAGAAGCAATGAATTTCCTAAGTTGATGCAATATACTACACAAGGAGATGTAACACTTGAAACACTTATCATTTTGAACGACCTAATGAATTTTTTCCCAATGTGGGAAAAAGAAATATATGATGATATTGTTTGGCCTAATTTTAAAACCAAATGTGTGAAGTATAAACCATTTCTACATTATGATAAAGAAAAGTTCAAACAAATTTTGAAAGAAAAGATTAAAGAATATGCATAAGATTACCAAGATTTACTTAGACATGGATGGTGTGATTGCAGATTTCAATAGACGATACAAAGAATTGTATAAGATTGAACCAAAAGAAGCAGACACATATAAAACCTTTGATAAGTTTTTCACCATGTTCATTGCTGACAGACAATTTGCCAAATTGGATTTAATGCCTGATGCCATGGAGTTAATTAACTATCTCAGGTCATTGCCAATACCAACGGAAATTCTATCTTCAACATCATCTGAAAAGCGTGATGCAGAGATTAGAGAACAAAAGATTGATTGGTTGAATAAACACAACCTTGAGTTTCCCGTTAACTTGGTACCAGGTAAAAGATTAAAGAGAACTTTCTCTAATGTAAATTCGCTATTGATTGATGATACCTCACAGAATATCGATCAATGGCGAGTAGAGGGTGGTATTGGTATACTTCACACAGACACCATTACTACCATCGGTATTTTGAAAATGTATGCTTGACATTGGATAAATATTCTTATATAATGAATAATGTGGATAAGTCGTTTTAATAATACACCGTTAATACTCCGTTTATACGAAAGGAAATACTATGAGTTTTGCTAATCTCAAACGCCAATCTGGCAACCTCGACAAACTATCTAAAGCAATCGAGGCTCTCAATACTTCAACCGAAGGCTCTGATAAACCTGATAATTTTTGGAAATGTGAAGTGGACAAAGCTGGCAACGGCATGGCTACGATTCGCTTTCTGCCTGCTTCTGCAGCGGATGGTGAAGATGGTTTACCATGGGTCAAAATCTTCTCACATGGATTTCAAGGTCCAGGTGGATGGTTGATTGATAATTGCTTGACAACCAAAGACCAAAAATGTCCAGTTTGTGAACACAATTCTGCATTATGGAATTCTGGTATAGAAGCGAATAAAGACATTGTTCGCAAACAGAAACGTAAACTAAATTACATTGCAAACGTTTATATTGTATCCGACCCAAAACATCCTGAAAATGAAGGTCAGGTCAAATTGTTTAAGTTTGGTAAAAAGATTTTTGATAAGATTACTGAGGCCATGAATCCTCAATTTGAAGATGAAACACCAATCAATCCATTTGATTTATGGAAAGGTGCTAACTTTAAATTAAAAATTCGTAAAGTTGAAGGTTATCAGAACTATGACAAATCTGAATTCGAATCACCATCTGCATTATTGAGTGATGATGAAGAATTGGAAAAGATTTGGAAGTCTGAATACTCTTTGACCGAAATGATTGCTGATAAAGAATTCAAATCATACGATACTTTAAAACAACGCCTTGATAAAGTTCTAGGTCTCAATGGTGAAGCACCAAAGACAACTGTAGAACAAGTGAAAGCTGCTAATGTTGGTAAGAAAACAGTAGCAGAAGATTCACCTTTCAAGGATGATTTAGAAGATGATGATATGGCTTATTTCAGTAAGCTTGCTGAAGAAAATTAATGATGGGTTGTTTGTGAATTTTTAACTTTGATTGAAAGGAAATAAAATGAAGTATCTCGTATCTCTACTCGCAGCAGCATTTGCAGTAACCGCCTTTGCTCAAGCTCCTAAGAAGGAAGAGCCAAAGAAGGAAGCTCCTAAAGCAGAAGTTAAGAAAGACGAAAAGAAGAAGTAATCTTTTCTTACTTAAAAGAAACCCCGCTTAGGCGGGGTTTTTTATTTTATACTGGTCGTTTGTTTTGTCGTTGAACTCGTAACAAAGTTGGATCATCAATTCTAGGTGAAACTGAACCATCAATAGCAACACCACCACCGCCACCAGAATTATTTCCAATCGATTGTGAATTATCGATAATAGTTGTATTCATTGCAGGAGCGGCCGCCATTTTAATTTCAGCATTCTTACTCATAGTTGATTCTAACTGTGAATCGGTTCTACCACCAGAAGATACAGGTGTTACCTTTGGTGCTGGTGGTGTGGCTGCAGGTGATGCTGATGATGGTGTGGCTGCAGGCATTGGTTGATTTGTATTTGAACCTTTGACTGTTGGTGTTTCTGTCGTTGCTTCCACAGGTTTATTGTTTTCTTCAGGTGTAGTGGTAACAACAGGTTCAACTTCTCCACTAGAATTAGAAATGTGTTCAAATAACTTTTCACTAATTGCTTTACCTGCCTTTTTACCGCCAACATAACCTAATGCGGCGCCCGTTGCACCGCCTAAGAAGGCACCAATTGGTCCACCAACTGAACCAATAGTTGCACCGATAGTAGCACCCATTGATGTACCAGCACCAGCGGCAATTATTTGAGCAGCACTAGAGACCATAACTTCTCTTAGTTGTTTATCATCTATCTTACCTTCTTCTCTATCTGCTATAGCCTGTTTCATTGTTTCCATCATTTCAAATGCACCAGCAATACCACCAATAAAAGGCAATTTAGTAAAATATTTTAGAACACCTTTAGCACCTTTTAATACTTTAGACATCTTTGTTGCTTTAGGTTTTTCTTCAACCTTTTCTACTTTCGTAGCTTTCTTTTCTTCTTCGTATTTCTCTTTACCTTTTTTGGTTGCCTTCTCAGCAGTCTTATTGGGTTTTTCTCCTGTTTTCTTTTCACCTTCTGCTGGTTTTTCTCCAGGTTTTTGTTCTGCTGGCTTTGGTTCAGCTGGCTTAGGTTCTGCTGGTTTAGGCTCAGCAGTTCCTGGTTTTGGTTCTGACGGAATAGTTGGAGTTTTAATGCCTCTTAATCTATCTAAAAGGCTTTTTAATCCTAATACTCCTCCAATTTCACCAATTAAGGTCATTAAAGGTCCAATTACACTCCACAATCCACTCCATATGCTGGATATAACTCCAAGCAACATATTTTTTGCAGTTTCAATTAACCCTTTGATGAAATCGAATAGGCCACCACTTTCTTCTTTTTTTGCTTCAGTTTTTACTACAGCAAAAGATCCTAAAGATTTTATCGCATTAATCAATTCTTTGTTACGTTTTTCTTTTTCTTTTTCACGTATTTTCTTAAAACTTTTTTCTATTTGATATCTTTTTAAAGAATTAATTTGTTCGGCTTTAATTAAATTATACATTCTTGCTAATATAGTAGCAATACCGTCACCTTTTTTCATAGATTGTGTATTGCCTTCTGAAATGGCAGAATACAAACCTACATCGGATTTGTTTAATTTTTCATTGATATATGCTGGCTTTGGTTTGGTTTCTTTTGCTTTCTTGTCGCCAGCAAAATAACTAATATCTTCTTTACTTCTTCCAGTCATTCGACCTAATAAAGCAGAGCCTAATTTTCCAGTTAATATCTTTGCAATGTTTAACGGATCAAATTTTTCTTTTAGACCGGTTGAACGTGCTTGCATTTTTTCTGAAATGCCTGATTTGATGGAAGTTAATACACCTTTATCTTCTACCAATTTTTCTGTAATCAAATCTTTTAATGATTTCTTTCTAATCTGTGATGCCTGTTTATACGACATTTTCTTTTCTGTTGTGTCCGTAATAGAAGCTTCATCTTGTTTTTTTGGTTTACCTAATTTACCCATTTCTTCTTTTGTAGCCGCACGAATATAACTGCCGGTTTCAGCTAAAAGAAACCAATGGCCTTTCTTATTAAAGGCGTTAGGGTTCCATGAGAAAGTATCTTGACCTAATGTTTTTATTATAACCATTTTTTATATTGTTGTTTCTAAAACTGGATAATCGTCAATCTGTGCTGTACTTATAATTTGTCTGGATTGACCACCACCAGCATTAATGATTGTTTTGGTATTGTTTACTGCTATATTTGTTACAGGTACTTGTTCTTTTAATTCTTGATTTTGTTTCGACATAGCATATACAGCCTCACCAGAAGGTGAACTGGTGAAGGCTTCAACTTTGGCCATTTGTTCAGCACCAAACCCTCTTGTTAAATCTACACTGGCACCAACGATTGCTTTAGTTATTTCGTTATTCGCTTCTGATTGGCTCTTAAATGAATTTACTCTACTACCTAATTTATTTTTAACAAAAGCTGCAACAATTTTTGGTGCCAATACTGAATCATTTACTAAGTCTGGATTGGAAACTAAATCGGCACCAATTTGTTTACCAATTCTGTTATAGTTATCTTTTCCTGTCAATTGAATCAGACCACGGCCACGATATTTAAATCCATCACCTGGTTCTTTATTACCTAACTCTTGACCTTTGGCAGTCTGATAACCGTAAACTGTTTCAAAAAATTTAGAATCATCTTTTTTAATTTCATTTAGTTGGTCATCTGTAAGACCTGCAACTCTACTGCCAAATATTTTACGGATTCTATCGTTTGAAGTATTGGCATAACCAGTTTCATATTTTGCAGTAAATCCTGATTCTTTACCAACATTACCTAAAATAGCTTTTTGTGCATACTCATTTGTTATACCAACTTCAGCCAAAGCCGATCCTATACCAGCGACCACTGCGGCAGTACCACCAATGGCCGCCGCACCTCCTACAGAAGGTGTTGGAATTTTAGTTGCTTTGGCAGCTTCAACCACACCAGCGACTGGCTTATCTATTTCTTTTGTTATTTTTGGTACAGTCTTTGTTGGTTGTATAATTTTTTCTGCTTTACTAACAACCGTGGCCACACCTGGAATATCTTTGGCTTTAGTAACGGCTTTACTAACAACAGTAGTTACTACTGGTGCGGCTGCAGAGGTGGTTGCAACAGTAGGTGATGTAACTGTGGATGCAGGTGTTTCTGGTTTCTTTGATTCTTCAGGTTTTTTTGTAGGCGGCTCTTCAATTTTTAAATCTTTTTTGACTTTTTCAATATCCGTTTTTGCTGGTTTTTTATCTTTTAATTTTTTAATTTCATTAATTAAATTTTCATGCCGTTTGGCATCTTCTGCTTGAACTTCTTCTTCAAAATTATAGTCTAACTCACGATTTAAATTTTCTTTTTCATAAAAGGTTTTCATGACATTAACCAAACGAGCGGCTACAGTAGCCACATTATCACCTTTTTGTAATGAACCTCTTTGACCTTCTCTAATTTTACTATAAAAGGCAGTTTCTACATTGCCAACTTTAGTTTCTTGTGGTTGTGTAAAAGAATAAGGTTTCTCACCTTTTTTTCTATTTTTATTGAAGAAGTATTGCATATCTTCAGGTTTTCTACCTGTTATCTTACCTAAGAAAGCCATACCAAGATTACCCGTTAATATCTTTGCAATGTTTAACGGATCAAATTTTTCTTTTAAACCTGTAGTTTTTGCTTTGAATGATTCAGATACGCCTCCACCAATGGATTGACCAAATCCTTGGCCAGCGACTAATCTATCGGTAATAGTACCTAAGACTCCTCGTTTTCTGGTTGTCGCTGCTTGTTCGTATTTGCTTATCATTTACCTTGTCTTTGCTTTATCTTTTCGTTTTCTTCTTCAATGAATTGTATAAGCATATTAACGTAAATATCACGTTCCCAAGGTATCATATTTTCAAGTTCAGTCAAACTATACTTGTGATGTTGCATCAAGGAAAAGTTTGTTTTATAATAATTTCTTAAATTGTCATGACGAAATGTTAACCGAAAAAATTGTCTAACCCTTCCACCTCTATCGTGTGGTTGTATCCACACTTACCACAAGTAGTATTAATAACCTTATTCATTGTTGGTAGGTTATTAAAAAAGTTTTCAATCTTTGCAAATTGATCTTGATTTAAAGACTCAACAAATTCTATCAATTCTGCTGGATCAGTTTCTTTTGAATAATAATATTGTTCACCATCAAAAATATATTCTATACTCTCAACAATCATTTGAAATGCCATGTCTGTGGCACTACTAAACTTTGTTGCTCTTTCTAACATAGAAAATTCTGGATACTTTAACTTAATGGCAATTATGTCGGTTAATTGAACAATATCTTTAGCATCTTCTTTAAATTCAACTTTGATGTCAAGAAGATTAACAGATGTGTCCATCAAATTACCACAAGGTTTGTCATTAACTTCATTTTCACAACGATATTTGGTTTCAATTACTTCACCAACCGAACGTGCTCTCAAATTAATAAAGTAAAATTCAACATCAATAATAGGTAATGAATCAATGTCAACATTGGGTGTCAAAGTACAATTGTGTAAAACTTGCCTGATGTTTTTTTCAATTGTTTCTTTATCATCTGACTCCATTGCCATCATTAAGTTTCTTTGTTCTTTTACAAGAAACGGCCTAAATCGAATATGTTTCTTCGATAAAGGTAAATCTATTTCATATACTGGTGCATCAATTTTTGGTAAAGCCATTTTATTATCACTCCTCTAAAAAAATATTAATAACCATCCCATTCAGAATATTGAAATGGTCCAGTTTCTTCATAATAATCTTGGCCAGATTCATATTCTAAAGGATATGGTGCTTCTTCCGATACATAATCGTCCGTTCCACCAAACCATGATGATCCTGAATCATCATAACCATCATAACCGCTTCGACCGGTGTTGTCATTTCCAATTGTTGTAAATGGATTACTTAAATCTGCTTCATCACCAAATGTGCCAAGTGAACCAATGCCACCCAAAGCAGCAGTGATTCTTGATATAACACTTAACAATAAAGAAGTGCCTAGTGCTTGTACTGAATTATTCATCCAGTAAGAATAGGCAAATACTACTGTTAATTTGTGGTGACCATCAGCAGACCAATCTAAGTCTAATTGATTGACAGAAATTGGATAAGCATCAATCAATGTTACAGAATAACTTTTATCATTTTCTACATCATATTGATTTATTGTAATATTTGAAACATAATCTGTTTTATATGTAAAATTAAAAGAATACGTTGGATTTATAAATTCTTGCCATGTATCAAAGAATATTCTTTCATTCATATCATCACTAACAATAAAAGTTAATGTTGTATCATTGTATGTTGGCTGATACGGAAACTTTTCAACAGGATTTGATCCTATTTTTCTGTCTGCTGTAGCAAATGTTCTGCTAGGCAGTTCTGCATTCTCACAACGCATCTTTAATATTCTTGACATACCTCTAAAAGGTATCAATGTAATGGGTACAGGTATTTCTACATCAAATTTATTAGGTCTTGCCACATCGGTGACAAAGCTCGATTTAAAGTCACTGATGCTACCGCTGGTACCTGGTTCGTTACCAAAAAGGCCGATATTACCAAATAGGTTATCGAAAATGGCCATTTAACTATTTCCTTATTTGATCTAATGATTCTTGCCAGACTGTGGCTGGCTGTGCTTTGGCAAACATATGAATAGGTAAATATGCCGCAATGTCCCATTCATTTGGCTGTATGGCAAGTAATTTAGACTGAATTTGACCATACAAATACTTTTTAAGACATGGCCGAAACTCTTTAAACCGCTTGGAGGCGCCAAGAATTTCATAGGTGACTCTCATCTTCTTAATATCATCTTTTCTGTCAAGGACAGCGAAATCCATGAGTTTCCCTAAAAATGCCAGTCTGTACTGTAATGGTAAATAATGTAAGTTAAGTCCCAAAATACCATCAGAATATTTCTCCAATACCAATACCAAAGGAAATTTATCATAATAAGGTAAATCTTTTTTACCAATTGGATTATAATAAAAACAATATAATCCACCTAAACCAAAGGTATTCTTTTGTCTAAATTCTTCACGGTTAATAGCTGCTCGAACATTTGCTGGATTTACTAAATCCGAAATCTTTGATTTCATCCATTTCAAAGAGTCTTTCGACATCGTTTGAATTTCAGCAGATGACTTTTGATTTGCTAGTGTTGTAAGTTTAGATACCATTTGATTATTTAGTTGATTCCCAGATGATCTTCAGTCAGTAATTTGAACTCCCAACCACGATCCAAACAAAACTCGGTAGCCGCCTTCCATTTAGCTTGATTGACCCCCCAAGTGGTCACCTCGTTGATATACTGTTTCGTGACTCTTTTTCTATGTTCTGGTCGTTGAGTTTGTTTTTTAGGTTTAACTTCTAGTATCATAGTTTTTAAGAGACCATCTCTCGTTTTGATTTTAACCAAAAAATCAGGAAAGTATCGGTGCCTTTTTCCGTCTACGGGAGATATATAAGGAATAATCAATTCTTCAGAAGCCCAAGAAACAATGTTATCGTTTCTGTCGAGCCAAGACATTACCTTACATTCCCATGAGGACCGGTAAATGATGTTATTTGCATCCCCAACATACTTTTGAGGGTTTTTAGGTGTAAATCGTCCAGAATATGCCATAAATACTATGTATAACTTTTTTAGAGGAATCAATGGCTATCTTATCCATTCCAACATCCGTAGCTGGTGTATCGATACCATCAGGTCTATTTAACCCAAATAGTCCACTAGCTTTATTATACGGCGGTCTTGGAGTTAAAACATACAAATATCCTTCAGATTTAGCAACCAGTCCATCAAAATCCCACTACGTTCAATTTTCGATATCAGAAATTATACCTGCAAGTTATAGTGGTGGTGGCCAAGTACCACTTAATGAAAATTTAATTGAGGGTGATTCTGTTGGTTTACCTGGATTTGGTGGTATAGCTCAAGAAGCTGGTTCTATGTCTGGTGATGAAAGCTCCTGGACAGAATCGAGCACAGGATTGTTTGAGTTATCTGAAGATTCTGGTTCGGGTGGATTTTTAGGTGATTTTGGTGCCACAATATCGAAAGGTTTAAAAATATCACCAACAAGAACTCAGCCAAAGGCTTTTGTTTCATTGTATATGCCAGATACACTCAATGCACAATACAATGCTTCGTATGATGAATTAAAACTCACAGATTTGGGTTCGGGAATAAACACACTCAGAACAATTGACCAGTTGGCTGGGCCAGCAAAGTCCATTGTAGAATCGTATAAATCTGGTGGCGGAGGTCTTGGTGGTGTTGGATCAGCACTAAAACAAGCCGGTAATATAGCAGGCACAGATCCAGCCGCCATATCTTTAATTACACGGGGTGGCGCTGCTTTAGCTAATAAAGCAGGCTTTGGTGTAAATGGAGGAGCATTAGAAGATGTGTTGTTAAAAGGTCAAGGTTATGCCATTAATCCACAGTTACAAATGATTTATCGTGGTATTGGTTTAAGAAATTTTCAGTTATCATTTGTGTTCACACCAAACTCTCAAGGTGAAGCAAATGAAGTAAACTATATTATAAATTTATTCAAATATCATTTTGCACCAACATTAATATCTGCTAAAGAAGTTTCTTCCGACTCAATGTATTTGGTACCACCTTCAATCTTTAATGTTGAATTCATGATTGATGGTAAAGAAAATCCATTTTTACCAAAATATGGTAGTTGTGTTTTATCCGACATCGATGTTAATTTTGCACCAAATGGTTGGGCTTCGTATGATGATGGTGCACCAGTTCAATCGACACTCACAATGACATTCAAAGAAACAGAGATATTAGATAAAGGCAAAATACAAAAAGGTTATTATGGTGTTGAAGGAGGTTTAAGATAATGTTATATTTTCAAAACTTTCCTAAAATAGCCACCACAGATTATAAAAACAATGCTGTATTGGCAACCAACTTGATGGCAAGAACAGCAATTATTCCATCTTTGTTGACTAATCCTTTATTGTTTTATTCATATGATATACAAGAAGGTGATACACCAGAAATTGTTGCAAGCAAATATTATGGTGATGTTAATAGACATTGGTTAGTATTATATGCTAATCAGATAATAGATCCACAATGGCAATGGCCTTTGACCTCACAACAATTAAAAATATACATTCAAGATAAGTATGCAGATGCAGCCAACACAGCCAATGTATCAAGTGTTATATCATATGCACAACAAACTGTAAAGTATCATCAAAAAATATTTGGTACGAACAATAGTGAGGGTGGTAAGAGTCAACGAACTATGATTATTGATGAATCAGAATACAATTCAACTATACCAGAAACAATAACACAGAACTTTCCAAACGGTGCAGTTGTACAAAGAAGTATTGCTATAAAAGCTTTGAGTATCTATGATTATGAAGTAGAATTGAATGAAAGAAAAAGAAACATATATTTAATTAATAACATCTACGCACCACAAATAGAAAACCAATTTAAACAATTGATGAGTCGGTAAACCATGGCAGGTATTCTATATCCTAAGGACTATGCTCTAGTCAATTTATTGTTGGTCAATTCCGTACAAAATATGGATTTGAAAAACATCATGGTTGAACTGTCATACCATGAAGATATATTCAACAACACGGCATCAGGTTATGTAATGGTTGCTGATTCTATGGGATACATTGAATTACTCAGTATGAATGGTACTGAATTTTTAAAAATGACTTTTGCTAAAGTTAATGGCCAATCTGAGGTTGATAAAACATTTAGAGTATATAAAGTTGATAAGAGAAAATTAGAAAACAATATGTACACCGAGTCATATTGTTTGTATTTTTGTTCTGAAGAAATGTTAATGTCTGAACAGTATAAAATATGTAAATCTTATCCACAATCTACCATATCAGATAATGTGTATGATATACTTAGTTATGAATTAGGCATATCTGATGATAAAATGGAGATAGATGAAACGTATGGTGTGTATGATTTTGTTGTGCCTACTTTAAAACCATTTGATGCAATCAATTGGATGTCAAATTATGCTCGACCATCTGCAGGTGTTCCTGGTGCTGACATGGTATTTTTTGAAAACAAACATGGATTCAACTTTAAGTCATTACAAAAGTTAATGACTCAACCACCATATTATAATTATAGTTACAATCCAAAAAATACTGATGAAAAGAACATGCACAGTAATGTTTACAACGTTACAACATATGAAATATTAAATTCGTTTGATACATTACATGGTATAAACTCTGGTGTGTTTGCAAATCATTTGTTGTCTATTGATGTTTTAACTAGACGATTAAAAACTACAGAGTTTGATTATATGGCTTATGAAAAAAAATCAAAATCTTTAAATAGATCACCAATTATAAATGATTATTCAAACATATATGGTGACAAATTAACAGATACTTCAAAAGCTGTATATAAATTAGCATTTTCTAATTTTAATCAAAAAATTGTAGAATATATAGAAAAAGAAGGACGTGATCCTGAAGATGAAGAAGTTGAAGGTGGCACAGTAGATTCGCCAGCTGTTGGTGCTGATATTTTTGCTGAAACTTTTATACCATATAGAACAGCACAACTATCATTAACAAACTATATCAGAATAAAAATATCTGTGCCTGGAGATCCTGCATTGACTGTTGGTCAAACTTTGAATTTTTCTTTATTATCTTTGACACCAGAATCAAAAACACCTGATGCATATTATTCTGGCAAATACTTAATTACAGCAGTAAGACATATGATTACAATGAATGAATATAAAACTGTATTAGAATTGGCAAAAGATAGTGTACCTACAAAGTATGCTTCTGCTACAGGTACTTTGGAATGAGGATGAAATGACAAAAGCGGTTAATAACTTTGCTGGATTAAATGGTTTTGTTTGGTGGGTTGGTGCAGTAGAAAACCGAGTAGATCCATTGGGTTTGGGTCGTTGTCAAGTTAGAATATTTGGTTGGTATGGTAAAGAAATACCAACAAAAGAATTGCCTTGGGCTCAAGCTGTATATCCAATCAATCACTCAAAACATTTTTCGGCACCAATGTTAGGCGATTGGATATTAGGATTCTTTATGGACGGAGAAAGTGGCCAATTTCCTTGTATGTTAGGTGTTATGCCTGGAACTTGGCAAGATCCAGATAGTTACAAGTTTGAACAGTCAGAAGATCCAGATATGACTGATACAGAAAAAGACCAATATAGTGATCCAGAAGAATTAGAAGGTTCAGATCCAAATGAAGTTACAGATTCTTATAATGCAGAGCCAACAGATACACCTGAAGAACCAGAAGAATAAAAGGAGATAAAATGCCAGTATTAGCAGAAATTGAATATGATGAGAGTAAATACAATAGTGTTGTGGAAACTAATCCACCAAAGCCTTTATGGGTTGGTGATCGTTTGGATGTTCCTGGTCGGCCGACAACACCGGAATTGTCCAGAGGTCATAGAAACGGCACAGTAGTTTCTTTTACAAACTATCATACGATGTCTATTGATGATCCTAAAGTTACATTACCACAATATGTAAGAACTCAACACACAGCGGTAAGAAACACAGTTCGAACTAAAAGGGACAGCACCGAAAGTAAACAGTTAAATGAATCAAAAAGCGGTGCCATCAACACACAATTAAGTGAAGCAATTAAATGGGTTCGAGCCAAATTAAAACTAATAAATAAACTGTTAAAAACGATTGATAACTTCTTTAAAATGTTGGCAACAGTTGCCATGAAAATTAATCAAATCATAGCTTTTATTAAAGCGTTACCTGTTACTATTGTTCTTTTGATGGCCAAAATATTAGCTAAACTGATTTCAGCAGGCAAAGCAGCCGCTTCAGCTTCTGTTAGTAAAATTGGTGGTAGTGGTTCAAACAAAAGTTCTGGTTCTGAACTTGGTGGTTTATTGAAACAAACAAAACAAACATTAACTAGTGCTGCTTCAGTAGCTAGTAGTGCTTTATTATTAGGAACAAGTGTTGCTTTATTAGCCTCTACATTTTCTGGCTCGGGACCAACGAGTAAGAAAAAAGCTAAAAAAATACTATAAGGTAAGTCATGGCAGAACAAGCGAATAACACTAGTATTTGGTATACACAGCATGATGTAAGACCAGGAAAATATCCGTATGTGAATATGACACAAACGGAATCTGGTCACATACAAATGATGGACGATACACCAGAGAACGAGAGAATTCGAACTCAACATAGAACAGGAACATTTTATGAAATGTTACCTGACGGTTCCACAGAACACATTGTTTTGGGAGATGGTTTCTCTGTTTATATGAGGGACAGAAATATTGTTGTCAAAGGTACTTGTAACATAGAAATTTATGGTGATTCTAAACTTCATGTTGTTGGTGATTGTTATTCACAAATTGATGGTAAATTATATTCACAGGTTGCTGGTGATGTTAAAATTAATTCGGATGGTAACATTGATATAGTTGCTGCAAAAGAAATTAATATAGACGCTGGGGGTGAAAATGGAGATATAACATTCTCTTGTGAAAATGCTCTGACAATCAAAGGAGATTTGGCTGTATCAGGTAGTATAACCAGTGGTGGTTCTGTTAATGCAACAACAAACTTGACTTGTGGTTACAAAGTATTCTCACAAGGCGGAATAGATTCAATTGGCGGTGTGAATGTTGGATTCACAGTACCTGGCTATGAAAATCCTGCAGGTAAAGTTGTTGCCAACGATTCAGTATTATCACCAATGGTAACAGGAACAAATACTGTTCAAGGTGGTGTAGTAAAAGATTCTCAAGGATCAATGCAAACAACTCGAGCAAAATTCAATGGCCATAACCACAGTGCACCAAAAGGCGCAACTTCTCCACCTAATCAAAGAATGCCATAATAAATGACATCACTATTTGATAGATTACAATTTAATTTTGATCAAACCAAATTTGGTGCCGGCACAACTTTGTCTGAAGAATCTGTAAATACTATTTCAGACGCAGCAACAGATATTGAGTTATCAGATTGGCAACTTAATGATTTGGCGAATAACAATGTAATCACAACAAAATATTTTATTAATCCTGTCGCCAATGTTTGTGATAATTTTGGTGCCAATCTTTCAAATTTAATAACATCCATATCAACATTATCTGTAATTGATAGTGATTCTTTAGCTTTATTAAATTCTTCATTTAATTGTATGATTCAAATTGATAGATTTAAATCTCATACAGATAACGTTTCTGGTGTTGCTGAAACAACTGCTTCTAATACTATTCCTTGTTATTCAACAGCCATAGACACCGGTCAAATGTTATTAACAATATTAAATAAAACTGATGGTATGGCCAATAGTTTACCTGCTATGGGATCATTTACAAGTATTTTTATAGAACCAGAACTAAATGCAAATAATGTATCGTTAGGCAGTAATTGCCAGATTTATATTAATTCTGTAAGCAGCAACACCACAAACTTATCATCTTCGGCAATCACATCTATTAAAAATGTGGTTGATAATTTAAATGGTTTTCTTTATACCAGATGGTCACATGATTGGACTTTTTATGGAAACTCAGTAAGCCTTTTAAATGATTACTTTAAAATAGACAATTTAAACAATATAGGCTCAACTCAGTCATATTTAATTGACAATTACATAGGCACAGAAACGATTAAAACCGATATTGCAAATAATAATGTTGTAATACCTGTCACAGAACCTCCTGTAGTTGTTCCTCCACCTTCATATTTTGAATATTTTAATCAATTTTAACGACATAAATATTAAATGGCAACAATTAAAAAACTATATTCTGACTTGGATCTGACTTTCAGAAGGCTACCCGTGTCCAATGACGTAGCTTTAAGTTTTGATGAGCAAGCAGTCATTCGTTCGGTTAGAAATTTGTTATTGACTAATTTTTATGAAAGATTGTTTCAACCTACTTTAGGTTCAAACATCGATACATTATTATTTGAACCAATCACAGTTTTAACTGCTGGATTAATCAAAGCAGAAATTAGAAACGTGATTAATAATTTTGAACCGAGGGTTACTATACAAGACATTGTTGTGGATCCTTCACCGGATAGAAATGCTTTTAAAGTTACTTTAACTTTTCTTATAGGAAACAATACTTTGCCGACTGCAGTTAATCTACTTCTTGAAAGGTCAAGATAATGGCAACAGCCAATTCTAATATACAAATTGCTGATTTAGATTTCAGTAATATTAAAAGAAACTTTATACAGTTTCTTCAATCACAAGATACACTCAAAGACTATAATTTTGAGGGTTCAACAATGTCCGTCTTGTTGGACATATTAGCCTATAATACACACTACAATTCATTCTATTTGAATATGGTGGCCAATGAAATGTTCTTGGATAGTGCACTACAGAGAGGTTCCGTTGTTTCTCACGCCAAACTGTTAAACTATGTGCCAAGGTCTTCCGTAGCACCCGCAGCATTTGTTAATATAAATTTTAATGGTGTTGCAAATAGTTCTTTTACTTTACCAAAATTTACCAACTTTTTGTCTGAGGCAATTAATGGTGTAAACTATAATTTTGTAACGACCGATGCATCTACTGTGGCGGTATCAAGCAACACTGCGTCTTTTACAAATGTTGAATTGAAACAAGGTACGCCTATTACACACCGATATACAGTCAACAGAACTACCAATCCAAAGAAAAAATTTGAATTAACAAACACTTTGATTGACACTACAACATTAAAAGTTATGGTTCAACAGAGTAGTGGTAATACTTCTTATGATGTTTATCAATCAGCTGAAAATTATTTGACACTCGATAAAGAATCTAAAGTTTATTTTTTACAAGAGTTAAACAATGGAAACTATGAAATTTCTTTTGGTGATGACATTTTAGGAAAAGAGCTGAGTGATGGTAACATTGTTACAGTATCTTATATTGCTACAGATGGTAACAGAGCCACAGGTGCAAACAACTTCTTATTAATGGATCGTGTTCTTGGTTACACATCAGTTTCAATTCAACCGAGAGTAAAAGCTTCTCAAGGATCATCTAAAGAAACTATAGAATCAATCAAATATCAATCTGTTAAATCGTATTCTGCACAAAACAGAGCGGTTTCTAAGAATGATTATATTTCAGCAATTCAACAAAATAGTTTAGGTTTTTCTTTTGATGCGGTCAATGTTTGGGGCGGAGAAGAAAACGATCCACCAGTTTACGGCCAAGTGTTTATTTCTTTGAAACCAACAGGTGGTTACAGTTTAACTCAAGTTCAAAAACAAAAGATTGCAGACGATGTTATTAAACCTATTAGTGTGTTGACTGTTACGCCTACAATTGTTGATCCTGATTACACATACATCAAATTGGATGTCAATGTTTATTATGATCCAACAAAAACATCATTGTCTGCTTCAGAGATGCAAAATGGTGTAAGAAATGCCATAGCGGCATTTGGTAGAAGGACACTTAACACATTTAACTCAACTTTTAGTAGTTATGAATTATTGACAACCATTCAATCTTTTAATAATGCAGTAATTACCAGTGATTATAAAATAAAACTACAAAAGAAATTTTATCCAAGCCTTTCAACACCAACAACATATAAATTATATTATAATGTTCCTTTACAAAGAGGTTTGTTTCAATCCGGTACAAGCAGTTCACCAACGTTACAATATATTGACCCAGCAAATCCACAAAGAACAATCAATAATGTGTACATTGATGAAGTTCCTGTGGCCACATATGGTGTCGAATCGATTTCTGTTATTAATCCTGGTTATGGTTATCAGTATGCACCAAAAATTGATATTCTAGGTGATGGATCTGGTGCAACAGCAACCGCTGTGTTAGCTAGTGGAAGTATTAAGAATGTTGTAATTACAAATACCGGTAACAATTACACAAGTGCAATTGCAGCAGTAACTCCTCAACCAGGCGATACTACGGGCCAATTAGCGGCATTAGTTGTTAATTTGGAAGGCAAATATGGTACACTAAGAACATATTATAACAACAATAACAACGCTAAAACTGTTTTAAGTGATAACATTGGAAATATTGAATATGATAATGGTGTCATCACTCTGGATGCTTTTAGTCCCGTTAGTGTAAACAATGAATTTGGTTTATTGACAGTCACAGCAACACCAACAGTTTCAACAATATCTTCATCTTACAATAGAATTATTACAATTGATGAATATGATGCAAACGCTATCACCGTCAATGTTATACCTAGAACAAACTTTTAATGATTCCAGATAACACAAAAACTTCTTTATTAATACCGTATCAACTTCCTGCATATATTCGGGACGATCCCGCATATGCTAATTTTGTATTGTTCCTACAAGCATATTATGAATGGATGGAACAAGAAGGTGGTGTTACAAATCGTTCAAAAAATATATTAAACTACACAGATATTGATAATACAACATCAGAATTCATTGATTACTTTGTCAATGATTTTTTACCTTTCTTTCCAAAAGATTTATTAATTGATAAAGCTCGAGCAGTAAAATATGCTAAACAGTTTTATCAAGCAAAAGGCACTCCAGCTTCTTATAAATTCTTGTTTAAGATTTTATACAATTCTGATTTTGATGTATATTACACAAAAGAATCTGTATTAAGAGCTTCTGCTGGTAGTTGGTACGTTGCAAAAAGTCTTAAACTTGCATCACTTAATGATAATTTATTGAATATTAAACAATATAGATTATTAGGTGAAATTTCTAGAGCAATTGCCACAATAGAAAATTCTGTCGTGGCAGGAAACAAAACTGAAGTGTTTCTTTCCAACATTCAAAGATTATTTGAATCTGGAGAATTTGTTCGTGTAGTTGATGCAAACAATCAAGATGTTTTATTTGGTGGTCAACCATTAAGAGCTAAGATTGTTGGTCAAATTAGTAGTATAATAATTAATCCAAATGCTCGTGGTTTATTTTATGAACCAGGTGATCCAGTAGTTGTTTATGGTGGTCTGAATGAAGATGTTTTATTTCCAGTTGGTGCCAATGCAGAAGTAGAAACTGTAACAACAGGATCAATACAATCAATCAATGTTATTGATGGTGGTTTTGGTTACACTTTAGAATCTCCTATTACTATTACACCTACTGGTGGTGCATCTGCTGCGGTGGCTTCTTTAGATCCAACTAAAGCTTCACAAGTTTTAATTGCAAACAATGCTATTGCAACCAAATCAGGAATTCAAATTGGTGTACCAAATTATGGATTCAAAAGTTATACCACAAATATACAGTCAACAATATACAACTCTTTAGATTTTCAAACAGTTACAGTTAGCCCCATTTCTTCTGTTTTAGTTACTAATGGTGGCGGAGGTTTTTCTTCACCACCAGACATCACGACAAAAGCATTGTATCTTACAAACAATAGTGATCCTGTTACATCAAATAATTATAGTGATTTAAAATTTTTAGGTATTCTTGCTTCAATGACAATTCAAAATGCTGGTAGAGGTTATCAAGCAAATGACAGAATCGTATTTTCGGGTGGTTCTGGTTATGGTGCATATGCCAATGTGATTACTGTTGCTGCTAATGGTGCCATCACTAATGTTGCTTATGTTTATGGTGAACAACTTTATCCAAAAGGTGGTCTTGGGTATAGATTAACTGCATTACCAACTTTAAGTGTTGTATCAGCAAATGCAAATGCAGCCAATGCTTTGATAACTGTTTCTGGTATTTTAGGTGATGGTGCAGTATTTGAGGCTAACACAACCAGTATTGGTGCTGTGTCTAAAATTAAACTAAACAGTAATGGTGAAGATTATGTTTCAACACCAATCATTTCGTTAAAAGTCCAAGACATTGCTGTATCAAATGTAAGTATTTTAAATATTCCACAAAAAGGTGATGTAGCTTATCAAGGAAGCAACGTTGCAACTGCTTTTTATTCTGCATTAGTTGAATCTATTTCACTTTTAGCACCAGATGCAAATCCTGCTAATACTTTGTATAATTTGAGAGTCTTCAATTATTCTGGTTCAGCAAACACAAAACAAAATATTAAAGTTGGCACAGAAGATCAAAATATTAATTTGAGAATGGCTAACGTAGCTTATAATTCGGGTTATAATTCAAGTGGTATTAAAACATATGGTAATGGTCGTGCAAGAGCAAACACAAGATTTTTAAATGGTCTCGTTTTTAGTCAAGGACAATATCTTGATAAAAAAGGTCAGTTAAGTTCTTTTGACGTATTACAAAGTGAAAACTTCAACAATTACACCTACCAAATTACTGTAGAAAAAGAGATAGCAAAATACAGAGAAACACTATTAGGACTTCTACATCCAGCCGGAATGAAAGTTTTGGGTAGGTATGCTCTAAGAGCAAATTCTAATTTTACCGTTACAGAAGAAACATTACTCTTTACAGGTAGACCAATTGCTAATTATACTGGAGAACCATCTTTAGCCACTATAGTTACTGATTTTAATAACCGAAGCAATAATATCATAACGTTCTCAGATTTGGTTGGTGCAAACATTGCAGAATTCATATTCTCGACCGGTGATAATTTATCGGTTAAGTCAAATTCTGTGGTCGAATTGACACCATCAAATGGTCCAAATGTACGTTCCGAGGTAATTCATGTAGATTATACATCAAATACCGTTTACCTTAAAGATAATGTTTTATTAACTTATGCAAATGTCGCCTATGTTTCTGGAAATGTCAATTCAAACACGATAAATATACGAACCTTGACTGGTTCTTACGATATAGTTAATAATGGAAATTATAGTAATACTAGAAACAAACTAGAAGATATCGTATTCTCAGGTGATACCATAAGAATTAACAATGCCAACAATGATACGATTCAAGTTTCCAATGTTAATTATGGAACCGGTGTAATCACATTGTCTGGTACTTTGACTGGAAATGCAAGTAATGTCTTATTGTCTGTCAAAAGAACTTTATCAACCAGAGCAATTCGAATATTTGGACCTGTTGGAATTCAGTTCTATCCAGAACTCACAACAGAAGATGGACAATCTTTAATAACGGAAGATGATCGATTAATCATATTAGGGTAATATAAATGTCAACAGTAAAAATATCACAACTACCTTTTATAACACAGTTGAATGCTAACACAGAGAAAACTCTGATAGCTGGTGTAGATTTGGTTTCAGGATTAACTGGTAAAATTTCAGTTCGGACTTTGGCAAGTGGTTTATATTCCAGAGATGTACTAAACGTTGGTACTAATCCAATTATATTAGAAAATGTTGTTGCACAGTTTACCAACACTAGTAGTAAATTTATTCAAATTAACCTACAAAACTTTGATGGTGTGGGTTCCAGTGATTTTGTAGCATCAGCCAACAATAGTAGTGGTTCAAATAACTATATTGATATGGGTATTAATGGACCAGGTTTCAATGATCCAGTTTATTCTTCTATGTTACCTTATGATGGTTATGTTTACTCACATGGTCCATCACACAACGACTATCGTGGTAATTTAGTTATTGGTACCGCTTCATCTAATGCAAACGTTGTTTTAATTGCTGGTGGTACACAATCAAATAATATTGTTGGTCGTTTTAATGCCAACAAGTTTAATTTCTTTAATCAAGTAGATATTAATGATGACCTTGTTGTTACTGGTAACGTTTATGTTGATAATATTATTTTTGGTGATAACTCAATACAAGAAACATCACTCACAACTCGCCTTGATGCAGCATTCTTAAAAGCCAATAATGCTTTGGCGAATGTGGCCAATGCTACGTTTGGATTTAGTTTAACAAGCCCACAAACAATTACAGCCAATATTCTTACTGCTGTTCATCGATTGAGTTTTTCTGCAAACGGATTAATTAGAACTGAAACAGGTACAGGCAACTTTAAAAACCTTTCACTTTTAACTGGTGATGAAGTCAGTACAGGTAATAGTGGTTCTATCAATATTACAACAGGTTCAGGTGGTGCAGTTAGTGGTTATGGCGGTGACGTTAATATAGTTCCAGGTACCGGTAATTCTGGTTACGGAAAAGTTAATATCAATGTTGCAAGTAATCTTTGGACATTCAACACGAATGGCAGTATAAAATTCCCAGATAATACCACACAAATTACTGCGGCCGCTCCGTTCTCTTATTCAACAGCAAGTTATGGTCATGCAAATGCTGCGCACGAGAAAGCAAATGTAGCATTTATTCACGCAAACAATGCTTACGAACATGCTAATGTGGCTTTTGATGAAGGCAATGTGGCTTATGCTTTAGCTAATAGTGCATATTATATTGCTAATAATGCAATTGCAAATACTGTTGGTGTGTTTACTGCTGGTGATTTCAACATATCTGGTGATTTAACTGCCAACGGCACACTGGTTTTAGCTAATTCAAATTTCTCAGCATCAGAAGCTGCCTTTAGAATCACGGCCGCAGGAAGTTCACAAACTCCAACACAAGCCGGCACACTAATGCAATTGACCAATAAAGCAAATGTACCAGCTAGAGTGTTGATTGATTCTTTTGGCACTTCAAATACAGCATACCCTATCATTGCTGGTAGAAATGCCAGAGGTACAGTAGACACACCAGCACCAACACAGAACAATGATATTCTGTTGCGTATTGCTGGTAACTCTTATGGCGATACAGGATATGCACCCTTTGGTGATGCAAGAATCGATTTTGTGGCCACCGAAAATCATTCAGACACAAATCGTGGTTCCAGAATAAGATTTTGGAATACACCAACAGGTTCAAATGTTGTTAATGAGATTGCTTCATTTAATGCCGATTCTGTTTATTTTACTGGTGTCGTGGAACCAGAAAAAGGATTTATCTTTACACCAAGATTACCTGTTGGTAATCAAACGGCCATTACAATTGATTTTTCGAGTGATGTGATTATTAAAGCCAACTTAGCAGCTGACTTGACATTTACACTTTCAAATTTTGTGTTTGGTAAAGTGGTTGAAGTTTGGTTAACCAATACGAGTGGATTAACTAGAACTATTACACACGGTTGTTCATCAATTAATTCATCAGAAAATGCAACAACATTTACAATGCCATCAACAAGTTCTGCATACCTAAGATATTTCAGTATTGATGGTGATTTAGCAAATACATTTGTAACAGTCCAACACGCTTAATAAATAAATCATGGCCAATAAAACACTATTAACAACTTTTTCAAAACAGACTACGGTTGAGCAGTTTTACTTTTCACCGGTGGCTGTTGTTCCTCCTAATATATCTTCAGTATTAACCTCAATGTATTGTTTTCTTTCTAAAGTTGATCCTTGGGACGATGAAGATAATCCACCAATACCACAACAAGATGTAAAATATATTAAACGAACATTTAAAAATATGTTTGTGGCCAAAAAGATAACATCAAACGATATTAGTCCTGTTATACCACGAGTTGATTGGACTTCAGGAATTACCTACGATTACTATCAAGATGACGTTGATATTTTCGATGTTGATGAAAATGGATTTGCTAATTATAAGTTCTATGTTAAAAATAGATATGACCAGATTTTTAAATGTTTATGGAACAATAACGATTCTCCATCAACAGTAGAACCTTACTTTGAACCGGGAACATATGGTACGGATAATATTTTTAGAGGTTCGGATGATTACAAATGGAAGTACATGTATACCATTGATGATGGTCTGCGAGTTAAATTCTTAGATAGTAACTGGATTCCTGTACCTGTTGGTACAACCATTCCAAATCCTTTAAATAGTGATTCAGGAACAGGTGATATTCCAGTCATCAATATTACTAATCGTGGTTCGGGATACGATCCGTCAAATGCAGCCATTACTGTTGTAATAACTGGTGACGGAACTGGTGCGGTTGCAACTGCTGAGATTGATGGTGATGAAATTGCTGATGTTATTGTTACCAATCCGGGTACAAACTACACTTACGCCAATGTGGCTATCGTTTCGGCTATCGGTTCAAATGCAACAGCTATTTGTCCAGTTTCACCAATTTCTGGCCATGCTTATGATCCTATTTCTGAACTTGGTTGTACTAAAGTAATGGTTGCTGTGGAATTCAATGCTAGTGAGAATGGCAACATACCCATTGATATTGACTATCATCAATTGGGCATTATTGTGAACCCCACGACACGAGAATTGTCACCAAATCCAGCAAATGGTCAAATATACAAAACAACTACTGACTTGGTTGTTGCCTCTGGCCAAGGTGCATATACTAATGATGAAATTGTTTATCAAGGAACTTCACTGGCTGACGCATATTTTATTGGAACAGTTTTGAGTTTTGACTCTGGAACCAATACATTAAAGCTAATAAATACAGAAGGAACATTAGCATATAATGATTCAGTTCATGGATCAGTATCAGGCACCGTTAGAACTCTGTTAACATATAGTACACCAAACTTTGTACCACAGTCTGGATATATGACTTTTATTGAGAACAGAACAGGAATAACAAGAAGTGAAGATGGTATAGAACAATTTAAGATTGTATTAGGCTACTAAAGGAAAAAAATGGCTTTAAATTTCAACGTTGACCCTTACTATGATGATTTCGATGACACTAAAAATTTCCATCGGATTCTTTTTAAACCTGGATTTGCGGTTCAAGCCAGAGAATTAACTCAAGCTCAAACAATACTACAAGACCAAATTTCTAAGTTTGGTGCTGGCATCTATGTTGATGGATCAAAAGTTACTGGCGGAAACATTTTTGTTGATACAAACATTATTACCTGTAAGTTAACAACAGGCACAACTTCAGAAGATATTTTAAATTATGTTGGTTATTATGCTGTTGGTGTTACGTCAAAATTTGTAACTAGAGTTATTTCAGTTGATGATATAAATCTTTATATCAGAACTAAATCGATCAACACAAATAACAATAAAGCATTTTCATCTGGTGAAACAATTAAATTTTTTGATTCAAAGAATGATGCTCTAAACTCTGTTATGGGTTATGACATTGCTCCAACATATACAGCCACAGCAATTACAGAAACAAATTTTTCACGTTTTGTAACTGGTACTTTTTTATCTAAATCATTAAGTGTTTCTTCTGCTAGCATTAGTGTTGGTGACAACATTGTTATGACATCAATTAATTTGAACGCTTATGTTACAGCCATTACCGGTGTCAATTCGATTACCATCAATACACCATTAACACAAGATTTAACTGACGCTACCGTTACAGTATACAAAAAAGCATCAGTTCGTGCATTGGAAGTTTCTGTTGATGATGGTGTTTGGTTTACTAGTGGATATTTTGTTCGCCATGTGGCATCAAGTATTATTCCTGACCAATTAAATGCTTTTCCATCTGTTGTTGTTGGTTTTGAAGTTGAAGATGAAATTGTAGATACGTTTACAGATTCTTCTCTATTAGATCCTGCGATTGGTGCTTCCAATTATCAAGCTCCTGGTGCTGATCGATATAAAATATCATTAACTTTGGTTTACAAACCATACACTAGCACACAAGAGGTTACTAATTTAACAACAAATAAGTTTATTGAGTTAGTTCGAATTAATGCTGGAGTTATTGAATCAATCAATGACACTCCAATATTTTCAGAAGTACAAAAATCGATTGCTCGTGGTATTTACGATCAATCTGGTGATTTCTTTGTAAATCCATTTTCACTATCAATACAAGATTATTTTAATGAAGCCAATGTGATGCCTGCAGCTATTTCAACGGGTAAAGCATACATTAATGGATTTCGTGTTGAAAAAATTGCTCCAACACAATATGAATTAGAAAAGGCAAGAGATACAGAAAGTTTGACCGATCAAAATATTTCCACTTATTATGGAAATTATACTTTGATTAAAAATTTAAATGGTTCAATTATAAACTTTCAACAAGGTGTTCAAGTTGAACTACACAATGCCGCATTTGGTGCAGCAACTTCAGCAACAAAAATTGGTACCGCTCGAATTCGTAACTTTGATTATTCTAGTGATACCGGACAAAATTCACAATACAAAGCATTTTTGTTTAATGTTGGTTTGAACAGCAATCCATTTTCCAATGTTCGTTCAATGATTATTCCTGGTGCAGCGAATAGTTATACATCCGTCACATTCTCAGCAAACACAATTTCACCATATACATTAGTTGATAGTAATTACAATTCATTAATATTTGCTTTACCGCAAAATAATATTGCAAACGTAAATAATATTAATTATGAAACTCGTAGATTCTTTAGTGCTCCAACGTTTGTAAATGGTTCGTATACCATTAACACAAATGGTAGCAATGAAGATTTTGTTGGTGGTTCTGGTTCAATTCCTGCAGCTCAACGTCAATTAAATTTTGCTGTAGTTACCACTTCTGCTAGTGGTAGTTATGCGACTGGTACATTTATACCAATGGATCAGGCGAATGTTAGTATTAGTATCTCCAACTCTGGGGTTTCAGCAGGACAGGCGACCATCAACATTGGTGGAGGATTTAATGGTTCTGCTACAATCTATGCTACCATCAGCGTGGTGGGTGATTCCATTAAGAATAAAGTTATTCAGTACGATACCGCAGTTTTAGCTTCGGCAAATACAATTGGTACACCAGTTAGTTTAGGTGTGGCAGACATTTATAATTTCAAAGGTGTATATGAATTAGGTAACACAGCAACTTATCTCGGTAACTGGTCTGAATATACCACTTACAACTCCGATAGTGCAGTTGTATATGATAGTAACGTTTATGTATCGTTAACTACCAGTAATATTAATCGAAATCCAGAAACACAAACAGCATATTGGACACAAATCACAAATAGCATCGATGAATACTACTTAAACGATGGACAAAAAGATGCTTTCTACGACCACGGTACAATTACAAATTTAACTGGATCTGCTCAAGGTAACGTTGTTGTTGTATTTGATCATTTCACACACTCTGGTGGTACAGGTTTCTTCACAGTAGATTCTTATCCTGTTGATTATTCTGATACTCCATCATTTACATCTCCACAGTATGGATCAAATTATAATTTACGAGATATAATTGATTTTAGACCTCGCAGAGATGATGGTGTTGGTGTTTCAACATTTAGTACATATCAAATACCTGCACCATACGAGAATATTTACACCGATTATAATTATTATTTGGGTCGTAAAGATAAAATTGTATTATATCCAACAGGAGTGTTTAAAACTATTCGTGGTGTAAGCTCTTACATTAATCCAGTTGTGCCAGCTGATATTCCAGGAACAATGACATTGTTTACTTTAGAATATCCTCCATATACGTTTAGTAGCAATACAGTCATTATCACACCTTCCGATCTAAGAAGGTATACAATGCGTGATATTGGTGTTTTGGATAAAAGAATTGGTAATTTAGAATATTACACTTCATTATCATTATTGGAAAAAGAAGTAACGGGATCAGATATTACGGATGAAAATAATGAAAACATATTATTTAAAAATGGATTTTTAGTTGATAGTTTTACTAGCCATACTGTTGGTGATACTGCAAATCCAGATTATGCTTGTGCCATTGATACATTCGAAAAATGTTTAAGACCTACATTTACATCAAATGTGGCTGATTATTTTACTGTTTCCACTCAAGGTGCTTTTAAATTAACACCAGGAAAACAAAACAATTATTTGTTCCTTAAAAATAATATTGTAACATTTTCTTATAATGAAGTACCTATGGTATTTCAAAATGTTGCAACACAAATTATTAATATTAATCCATTTGAGCTCAGTCGTTTTATTGGTTACGCTCAATTAACCCCCTCAAGTGATGTTTGGTATGATACAAAAACTCAACCAATTGTTACATATAAAACACAACAAACTTCTGCCTGGGAAAATTTTGTTGATATTGTAGGATTAAAATCTCAGACATGGGAAGATTGGGACATACACTGGTCTGGCACATCATCAGCCACTTTATCAAGACTAGCAGAAAGAGAAAGTGTAATCACTACAGCAAGAGATGCTCAATCAGGTCGACCATCTTATACAACACCTAGTACTGTAAAATTTAGACAAACAATGTCTTGGATGTCTGTGCCTGGTGTGCGTTCATCAATCAGAACAACTAAAGTAGTTTCTAATGCAGTTGTTCCTTACGCAAGAAGTAAACCATTTGAATTTACTGTTTATGGTATGGCACCAAACACTTTATTACATGTGTTTATGAATGGTGTTTGTATTGATGCATATGTTACTCCAACTTACACTTCAACATCAAGTGTTCCATTTATTGATATTGTAAATGGTGGATCAGGATTAACTAATGGAAATGACCTTTCTATTGTATCGATTACTGGTGCTAACACAATTCCTGCAATTGCTCGAGCTAACGTTTCTGGCGGTGCAATTACGAATGTTAGAATGTTACAAAACGGCCGTGGTTATGATTTAACTACTGCAAACGTATCTTTAACAACATCATCTTATGCTGTGGCTCCAGTTTTGAGAATTAGACAATCTTCGTTTACTGGTGCAGAACTTGTAACAAATATTCATGGTGAAGCATCTGGTACAATATTGATACCAAATGATCGATTGGTTCATTTCCCAACGGGTGCTTTATCTGTTGAATTTACAGACAACTTCTTAAATCCTTCTAGATCACAAACATATGCTAAAGCAATATTCACAGCAAAAGGATTATTGGATACAAATGAAGATGTTGTTAGCACAAGACCTCCAGTAACAACTCCACAGATTCCACCTCCACCACCGCCTCCAATTAAGCCGGTGCCACCGCCAACTCCACCGGCACCGCCAGCTGTGGTGTTACCACCACCTCCTCCTGCACCAACACCAGGTCCAGGAACTTATGGTATTGCTATTAGACCATCAACACAGATATATGGTGGTAGTGCATCGATTTATGCATATTTGAATTCTGCTGCCGGTTCGAACACAACATTTACTGTTCCTATTGTTAGCACAATTCCTGGTGTTTCTGATTTCACTGCAAGTATAACAGTTCGAACCGGCAGCACAACAGGTCAAACTGTTCTGAATTTAACAGGTGCATCTGGTGGTACTGGAGGCACATTATCCGGAACATCAACAACTCAAAATGGTTATACATTTACTGGAACTCAATCAAGTTTCACAATGTATAATCAAGCAACTACATCATCAACTGTTACTGCAGCTGCTGCTTTTGTTGCTGATGCCTATAACAATACTTCATTAAGTTTTGTAGAAGGTAAAGCATTAATAACATCACAAATACAAAATCTAATGTTAACAAGTGGTGTGACGGCTGCAAATTCTGATTTATTAATCGGTATTACTGACAGTTTTGGTACAGGCACCAGTTCTGCAAACGATGGTTTATATGGTGCTTTGTATGCGGCTACAGGATCTATACCAACAGGAACGCAAATGGCAGCCGTTTATTTGCACGCATATCAGTTGGCTTTAGCTGGTGATGCGACTTGGGAAACAAATACTGTTGCAAAGATACGAGATATTGTTGCACAATATGGTCCAGAAGAATTAGTAACTTTAGCTGGCCAGTTTGCTACTGACCCAAGTAATTCATCACAATACTCTACAGCAAAAGGTTCAGTTGGTAATTGTGCATTGGATGGAATTGATCCGTTATCACAAAACTTCTTTGTTAATCCAATTCAATTCCCAAGAGGTGTGTTTATTTCATCTGTAGATATACACTTTGCTACAAAGGATCCTGTTTCTCCTGTTAGTGTTCGTATTCGACCAACTGTTAATGGATATCCTGATGCTGAAACGGATATTCCTGATTCAGTCGTTTATTTGAATCCAAACGATATTGTTGTACCAGATCAAACTTTGATAGAACAAGCTCTTGGATTACCAACAACATTTACATTTAGTAATCCAATCTATTTGAAACCTGGTCAATATTCATTAATGTTGGCAACCGATTCAAAACTTTATAATGTGTATGCTTCTAAAGTTGGTGAAACTCAATTTGGCACCGATAGAATTGTTTCACAAGTAACATATAGTGGATCTTTATTCAGGTCACAGAATGCTTCAACTTGGGTTGCCGCACCAAATGAACAATTAGCATTTAAATTAAATATATGTGATTTTGCTGGAGGTCGAGGAACATTTGATACAACTTCAATAGCTTCAAACCCAGCAATTGAATATGATTTATTAAATCTAATGACTCAAGATTTAACATTTAGTAATTATGGTTCTGTTGGTTATAAAATGTTGACTGTTGACAAAGGCACTTCAGTTCAATCTGGTGAAGTAAATGTGTTTGCAAATGAGAATAACGTTTTCAATACAAGACAAATTCACTCAGCAAATGGTAATATTATCATTCGTTCAACAATTGAAAACGTTGATAAATGGACATCTCCTGTTGTTGATCTAGAACGACTCAATGCAATATTGGTAAAAAATAATATTACTAATTATGTCAATGAATCATCAAATACTGCATTAGAACTTTTACCTGGCTTTGGCAACAATGGAAGTATTGCTAAATATATAACAAAACGAGTAACACTTAATAATAACTTTGATTCATCTGGTTTAACAGTATTTTTAGATGTAAATCGTAGACCTGGAACAAAGATTGAAGTGTACTATAAAGTTTTGAACTCAAATGACCAAAACAGTTTTGATAGTCAACCATATGTATTGATGAATCCTAAATTTACTGTTGGTGGAAGTTTAGAGTCTACTGGAGTAAGTGATTATACAACAGATACCTATCAGGCACTAAACATTACATATAGTGATGTTTCTACTGGTTCAGTATATACAAACTTTAAAGTGTTTGCTATTAAGATTGTGATGTATTCTGACAATCCAGCAATAGTTCCTAGAATTAAGAATTTTAGAGCAATCGCAACGGCATAACTATGAGATTATATAAAGTTCAAGAACACGCCAATTTGGTAAAAGACATGGATAGTAAAGCTATATTAAATACTAATGCTGCTGCACTATTGGATTACAAAAAGAAACAAGAAATGAAAAAAGATATTGATTCTTTAAAATCTGACATTGGTGAGATGAAACAGATGTTAAATAAAATATTTTCAATGTTAGAAAAATAATACATAGGAATTTAAATGGCTAACACAGTTTTTTTATTAAATTTAAATAATACTTTTGAAGATTGGGTATCTGTAACCAATAATCTTGCAAAAGAAAATAATGATTTGGCAGCAAACAATTATGTTAAACCTACTGGAACACTTTATTTAAATGATCCAAGTTTAGGTTTACAGGTTGCCAATGTGGCTGTGATTGCTGGCCAATTACAAGTTCAAGGAACAGGTTCTTCTGCTTATATACAAAACAACCTTCGTGTAGACCAACAAGTATATTTTACAAACACAACACTAGGACTAACAAATGCTGGTCCATCAATTTTTAGTGGTTTAATAACAGCAAATAGCACTGGTACTGGATTATTAGTTTCAAATAATGCAACAATCAATGGTTTTGCAAACATCAATAGTGTTATTGCCAATACAGTAACATCTTCTGTAATTAATGTTAACACTTTAAATAGTGCTTATGTAAATGCTGCATTCTTACATGCAAACACAGGATTTAGTAAAGCTAACGCAGCCAACGTATTAGCACAAGCTGCTTTCAATCATGCTAACGGAAGTTACACTCACGCCAATGCAGCTTTTGATTTAGCAAATACAAAATTTGCAGCTGGTGGTGGTACAGTTGATGGTACTGTATCGATTACTGGTGGTTTAACTGTTGGTGGTAACTTCACAATTAACGGTGTAACAATTACTGATTCCAACACATTTACACTCAGAGCAAATACAGGAACAAATGACGGTCAATCGTCTTATTTGGTGATTAATAGACGTTCTGGTATGAGCCCAGCGTCAATGAATGCTGAAATTCGTTGGAATGATGCAAATTCGTATTGGGACTTACGAGATGTCAATAGTTCTAATACAACAACATATAACCAGATTATTACAACAAAGCATGTAGATAATTCTGTTTTATCAACCAACACATTTAACGTAGCAACATCGTTTGCTGCGAATACCATATTAAGATATGCTCAAGCAAATTACAATGCCACAAATGCAGCCTTTGTACATGCAAATGCTTCTTATGATTATGCCAATACTGTTAATAACTATGCTCATGGAGCATATGCGTTTGCAAATACAACAAATGTAACTTTAACATTGTATGTAGCAAATACAGAAAGATATGCTCAAAGTGCCTATCAGCACGCAAATTCTGGCTTTAATCATGCCAATGCAGCATATCTTACTGCCAATTCAGCACAATCCAATACCATTATTATTCAAGGTGTTGATACATGGCAAAACACTAGAATTACAGCTGTAGATACCTATGCTGCTTCTGGTTACTCACAAGCCAATGCAGCTAATCAGTATGCACACTCAGCATACTCACAGGCTAACGCAACTAATAATATTACGTTCTCGGCATACACACATGCCAATGCAGCTTTTGTTCATGCTAATGCCTCATTTGCAGCTGCTAACAACGTATTTCCACAAGTTCAACCGGCATTTGCTCAGGCCAATGCGGCTACAATATTAGCTCAAGCTGCTTTTGAAACAGCAAATCTTTCCGTTACGACAAATGCTACACAGAACACAAGATTGACCGTAGTTGAAACATTTTCCACATCTGGTTACGGACAAGCTAACGTTGCTACCACTCTTGCACAGGCTGCTTTTAATTCAGCTAATTCATCAGCGGCTGCTCTACAAAGTGTTCAATTACGAGCATACAAAGAATATGTAAATACTGCAACAGTTACCACATCAACATATGCAATAAATCTAGCAGATTCCAACATTTTCAATTTAACTTTGGGTACCAATACAACACTTTCGTTCACTGGTGCACCGACTTCAGGAAACTTGTTCTCTGTTACATTGATATTGACACAAGATGTTACGGGTGGCAGAGTTGTAACCTTGCCAACGGCTAAATACTCGGATGGTATTGCTCCGGCATTATCTGTAGGTCCAAATGCAACAGATGTTTTGACCTATTTTACATTTAATGGTGGATCAACGTATTTTGGTGCTTTTGCTATGGCTAACGCCTACTAAAATACAAAAAGGTCTGGACGCTCGGAGCCCCAAAATTAATTTTTCGTGATTCCAAGATTCCAAAAAGCAATTTTAGTTTTAGTAGTTTTTTAATTAATTAAAAGGAGTAATAAAAAAATGTCTTTTGTCAAAATTGATGATATTCATTTGTATGCTGGCTTAACAGCTGACGCAGCTGATTGTTATCGGGTTAAAAAGTGGATGGATGACAACAACATCAACTTTGTTCATCTCTTTTATACCGATGAGAACCAATGTCAAGAAGTTATTGATACAGTAAATCTTTGGTTTGTAACTCCAGACCAACCAGCTGCTATCACTAAGCTTCCCTTTATTGTTTATTGTGAAGTTGTTGAAGATTTGCCAATTTCACATTACCCAAGAAAAGTTTTAGTTGGATATGATGAAATTACTAGCAAGTTAAAAGACCTTTACGCAATAGGCAGGTAAGATGCCTGTTGCCTTTCGCACACTTAAACAAGGTGTAGTAAGTTCTGGTTCAAGAACTTTCAATAGTCCTGGAAATTTTCAAATCCCTTTAGGCATAACACAAGTTAACCTATCGGGATTTGGTGCGCAAGGTATTCAAGGTGCAAGAGGTAATACAGGAACACCGGGTACTATTGGAAATCCAGGAAATGCTGGGAATCCAGGTTCAAATGGCGTTGGTGGTCCAGGTGGTGTTGGCGGTAATGCAGGTGCATTAGGTAATCCGGGAACAGCTGGTACAGCAGGAAATCCAGGTACAGCTGGCACTGCAGGTGCTGGTGGTAACGGTGGTGCTGGAGGTCCTGGAGGTTCAAGAGGAGTTACCTCACTTACAAATCGTGGAGTTTCTTGGTCAAATACTAGTGGATTTGTTGTTCAACCTGTAAATGCTCCTAGGGGACCTAGTGGTAATGCAGCAAGTGGTAGAGGAGGCACTGGAGGACTTGGAGCAGTACACAGCAGCCTTAGTCCAAGGTCTTATGGTATGACGGCTATTGGATCAGGAAGTGGAAATGTTGTATATCCTCAATCAGCAATTGGAACTACAAATTTGGTCAGCAACACTATTTACACCCCTATTATGGGTGGTTATGGTGGTGATGGTGGATCAACTGGAGGGTCAGGATCACCAGGAAATCCAGGAACTCCAGGAAGTACCGGCACAGCAGGTACACCAGGAAGTGCAATTGTTACCGCAGGTTCTGGCGGTGCAGCGCCATCAACATGGGTTGGTAAAGACGGTACAGCAGGAAATCCAGGTAATGCAGGTAACTTTGGTTCATCAGGAACACCAGGAAATACTGGCGCAACTGGTACACCAGGAAATTTAACATATTTTGACACAGTAAATAATTATACATGGAATGGTGGCGCTGGAGGATTAGGTGGCGCAGGAAGTCCTGGAGGATTAGCAGGACCAGGAACAGCTGGCGGTGCTGCTGGATTAATTGGAAATCCAGGAAATCAAGGTGCAACAGGAAATTCTGGAAATCCAGGAGCTAATGGCAATGGAGGTTTAGCTGGCAACGCTGGCGTAGGAAATCCAGGAACGGCTGGAAGTCAAGGTGGTGGAGGCGGTGGTGGCGGTGGTGGTGCAGCCGCTCTATATTGGGGCGCAGAAAATTCTCAATTTTGTTCGCCTTTAGGAAATAATCCTGGATTTTTTAATCCAGCATCAAGTCAGATGAATCATGTTTCTTGGTTTAATAATGCAAGATATAATTCAGGAACAGGAAATGCTACTGCTGGTCGTGCTGGTAATTCTAACAATTCTGGTTTTGGATTAGGTGGCGCTTCAGGAACAGCAAACTTTTCTTTCACACCATATCTCACTAATGATTATACAGGCATGTCACCTGTAGGAAGTCCAGGTGCAACGGGTGGTGCCGGTTCAGTAGGAAATGCTGGTGCAAATGGAAATGCAACATCTGGTGGTGCTGGTGGTAACGGAAATGCTGGTTCGGCCGGCAATCCAGGAACTACCGGTGTTACTGGAAATATAGGAACAGGTGCAACTTTAGGGGGTTCTGCTTCGCCAGCACCAACAACTTGGGACGGAAAAGATCCAGGACTTGGAGTGTTAGGTTCTACAGGTGATGCAGGTGAAACTAAGTCTTATAATTCAGTATCAGTAAATCGTAGAGGAATATATCCTATTGGAATAGGCACAGGAACAAATTCAGGATCAGTTACAGTATCTTGGAACAGAACAGTTAATTAATTTTTTTTGAAAGTGGATTATTATGTTATATGCGATTGCACCGTCACCAAATTTTGGCATAACAGAACAAGATTTCGTAACTTGGAATGGTGGGTTTACTGATGAAGAAATATCTAAGATAATAGAACTAGGAGATTCTTTAGAGAAAGAAGATTCTAAGATAGATGCTGGTGAGGTTTCTCCAAAAGATGTGCGAATAAGTGACATATCTTGGATACACCCCAGTGAAAAGAATGTATGGATATTTAATAAATTATCTTGGATATTAAGGCAGTTGAACGGACAATTTTATCGATTTAATATTACTGGATTCAATGAATCTATACAATATACAACATATTATGGTAAACAAGAAGAAGGTGGTCATTATCGGTGGCACGCAGATCACGGACAAGATGCACCAAGAAAGTTATCAATGGTATTACAGTTGAGTGACCCAAGTGAATATGAGGGCGGTAATTTAGAAATATTGTCTAGTCAAGGAGAAGTATTGACTGTAGATAAAAAGAAAGGATTTTTAGCAATGTTTCCTTCTTTTAAAACACACAGAGTAACACCAGTTACTTCAGGAATTAGAAAAAGTTTAGTAGTTTGGGCTACTGGTCCAGCGTTTGTATAACCTAAATATAATAGTTAACTATAAGTAAAATAAGATGCCGGCAGCCTATTCAAATCTATACATCGAACAAGGTACTTCTTTCACTACGACAATCACCGTTGATGATGTCTATGGAGATGTCTTTGATTTGACAAACTATACGGCTCAGAGCCAAATTCGTAAGTCACATTATTCCGCTAACACCACGGCTACGTTTACTACGAGTGTCAATTCTGGTCAAGGTTCAATTACTCTTAGTTTATCTTCAGCAGTAACGGCAAATATTGCCCCAGGTCGTTATGTTTATGATACCAAAATTATTGGAACAAATAATGGCCAAATTACAAGAATATTGGAAGGTTCTGTAGATGTTTCTCCATCAGTTACGAGGTAAAAAATGCCAGATCAAACCATAGGAACAGTAAGAGTACAAGTAGGTACAACAGTTAATCCAAGAGTTAGCTCGATTAATTATGGCGGTTCAGGTACAATTAAAGGTGCTACTGATGTTGATGTTAGAGGTGCTGCAGACGGAGAAGTTCTGGTATATAGAGCTGCAACCGATTCGTTTATTGTTGCACCAGTATCGGCCGCTGTGGCTGGACTAGACGCAGGAACATTCTAAGTGTCCAATACATCAATACAAATACTTCGGTCGTATGCAAATACGAGACCAACAACTCTCAATGATGGTGAGTTGGCTTATTCTTTTATAGCCAATACACTTTATATTGGTGATAGGACTGGTCAAATTATTAGAATTGGTGGTCTCACAACCACCGAAAATGCAGCAAATACAATAGTTCTAAGAGATTCAGCAGGTAATATAAATGTAGCTACCGTAGACGGTGGAAATTTCTAAATAGTAATAGTGGTTAACGCCTAATAATAAGGAAAACAAATGGCAAATACAAATATTTTAATCAAACGCTCGTCAAGCACAACCAGACCAAGTTCCCTGGCAGCTGGTGAGTTAGGTTATTCGTATCTATCGAATACTCTTTTCTTAGGTACTGCCGCTGGTAACGGTGCCATCAACGTTGGTGGTGTCTATTATACTCAAGCAATCGACAATGCAACTTCGGCTGCAACTCCAGACACAATCGTTAAACGTGATGCTTCAGGTAATTCAACCTTTACAAACATCACAGTAACAGGATTCATTTCTGGTACAATTGACGGTGTTGCCAATGCTGCTGTCCGTCTACAGACACCAAGAAGTTTCTCTATTTCTGGTGGCGACATCTCTGCTACCGGCGTTAACTTTGATGGTACAGGTGCAGTTACATTAAATGCCTCACTTAATGCCATTCCAGGTCTAAGTGCTGGTTCATACGGTTCTTCTACTGCCATTCCAGTTGTTACTGTTGCCGCTAACGGACGTGTTACAGCCATTTCAACGCAGTCCATTTCCACATCATTTGGTCTTTCTGGTGATTCCGGTACAACTCAAATTGATGGTGGTGAAACACTATATGTGGTTGGTGGTGCTGGCATCACATCGGCAATTACAGCCAACACAATTACATTAGATGTTGACACAACTGTTGTTCGTTCCAATACAGCAATCACAAGTCAAACAATTGATGGTTCTGTAACAATTGCTGGCAATTTAACAGTTCAAGGTATGCATACAACAGTTAATACAGCTACATTGAATGTTGTTGACCCATTAATTATTTTAGCTTCGAACAATAGTTCTGATGCGGTTGACATTGGTTTTGCTGGACATTACACGGATGGTAGTAGTGTTGCAAGACATACTGGTTTCTTCCGTGATGCTGGTACAAAAGAATACTATGTATTTGATGGATACACTCCAGAATTAATTGGTAATAGTATCGATGTAGCCAACGCCAGCTTTAACACAGCAAACGTTAATGTTGGATATGTTAAATCTACTGGCATTATTAACAATGGTATCAATTTAGATACTCATATTCAAGGTCTATACAACCTTGCCAATACAACATCAACAACAGCAAGTAATGCAAATGCTAATACTATCTACACACAAGGCGTAGATGCAACACAAAATACCAACATTACTCATGCTGATACCAAGGCACAAGCTGCTTTCGATAAGGCAAATAATGCTGTAGTAGCATCAACTGACTTTACGTTTGGTCAGATGGTTGTTGCAGATGGTACAGATTCGTTAAAGAGTCTTGCCAATGCTTCTTATACATTAACTGGTTCTTTAGCTGCTGCTAAAACAATCACATCACTTTCAGTTGACAATTATGGTCGTGTAACTGCTGCTACTGGTGCTGATATTGCAATTAATGCATCACAGATTACTGCTGGCACATTGGGTGTTGAAAGAGGCGGTACAGGCCAAGGTTCATTTACAAATGGTGCAATTCTTGTTGGTAATGGCTCAGGCGCTTTACAAACTCTTGCTAACTCAACATACACAGCAACAGGTTCTGGTGCCGCTAACAATACAGTATCTTCGTTAAGTGTTGATGCTTATGGTCGTGTAACAGCTGCAACGTTCTCTGCAATCTCTGGTCTAACAATTGGCCAAGGCGGTACAGGTCGTTCAACATTTACTACTAACGGTCTAGTATATGGTAACTCTACTGACGGACTATTAGTAACTGCAGCTGCTGGTACTTCTGATCAAACATTTAGTAATCAACTTCTTACTGTTACTAATGCTGGTGTTCCGGTTTGGACAAGTGCTCTTGATGGAGGCACATTCTAAGTAATACTATATAATTTTTTTATAATAGGGAGTTTGAAATGGGTAATGAAAAGTTTGTTAATTATTATATTGAGGGATTGATTACTACATTAAATGATTGTTTGATAAGAAACATTTCATTACAAGCAAATGACAGAATCAGCAAAGAAATAATTGAGGAACACACTAAGAAGGTTGAAGGTTTAGATGGTACTATTAATGCTCTTAAAGTAGATTTAGAATCTGCTAAAAAACAGCAAAATGATTCTGATAATCAACGTTATCAAAATTTAGAAAATAGTATCAAAGACCATGTAAACACAATCAACACATTGAATCAGGAGATTTCTCAGTTAAAAACAATGAAAGCTGAATATGAAAATGTTAAACATCAAGTACAACATGTAGACACTTTCAGAACCGAGTTAAACAAAACACGGGAAGAATTAAATAATGTTCGTGTTGATAATGAAAAAATTATTGCTGATTTAACTAGTTCGTATGAATTAAAAATTAAAGAACTAAATGATAAGATTGACTATTTACAATTAACTCCTGCTAAAAGAAAAAAAGTTGAGGAAGTAAAAAAAGAAGTTACTGAAACACCAACATTGGATGTTTTTAGTAATTCGGAAGATACACTCAAAGATGGCGGAAGTTTTTAAGGTAAATGGCAAACACAACAGTACAGTTAAAGAAATCAGGTGTAACAGGTAACGTACCACCTTCACTATCGTATGGTGAGTTGGCGTTAAACTACGCTGATGGAAAACTGTTCTATAAAGCCTCAAATGGTTCAATCGCTAGTATTTCTACTAGCCCAGCAACCGATTCTTTTGCTACAATCAATGCTAATTCTTCTCTGATATTAGCAACTTCTCCGTATGATACACTATCAATTCTTCCTGGTAATAATATTACCATATCTACGGACACATTTAATAAAAGAATCACAATTAATTCTACAGCAAGCGGCGGTGGCGATTCAACCGATCAATTTGCCAGAGATAAAGCCAATTCAGCCAATGTTTTGGCTCAAGCGGCTTTTGATCAAGCAAACACGGGAGCAGGAACTTATACGATAACCGGTGGTCAATATATAGACCACGGTTGGATACCCCAAACACCGGGTCCAATATTATTCGATTACGGAACACTATAAATATACATATAAGTTGGAAAAAATATGGCAGCTAACAATTCTACTATAGTTCAAATCCGTAGAGGTACTACGGCACAGACAGCATCTTTTACTGGTGCTTTGGCCGAACTCACGGTTGATACAGACCAAAAAACAGTTGTTGTTCATGATGGTGTAACTCTAGGTGGTACAACACTTGCAACTAAATCATTTGCTCAAGCGGCTTTTAATGCAGCCAATACTGCCACAGGTACAGTTGGTCAATTAGCATTTGATAAAGCCAATTCAGCCAATGTGTTAGCACAGGCATCATATAATTTTGCAAACACAATTGCTGCTGGTGCTATTTCTAATGTATCATTAACATTTTCTAATACTGCTTCTGGTACAATACCAGCAGTTAACAGTTTAAAACCAGGTGAACCATCTATCAATCTAATTGATGGTAGAATGTTTATTCAATTAAACAATGGTCAAATTATTGATATATCTTCTGCACCAACAGGTAACACTTGGCATGTGGCAATGAATGGTAACGATAACTTTAAAGGTGATACACCAAGTGCCGCTAAGGCAACCATTCGTGCAGCTGTAGCTCTGGCACAACCTGGTGATTCTGTTGTAGTTCATTCAGGAACATATACAGAAATTACACCAATTATTATTCCACAGAATGTTCAAGTACAAGGTTCTGGTGAAAGAACTTGTATTATTAAACCAACAACAACTTCTAATAATGTTTTCTATGTAAACAATAACAGTTATGTAACTGGTTTTAAATTTATAGAATATACTGGTGCCGCTGTTTCTTTTCCAACAACTACATTAGAAACAGGTACAGCACAAGCCGGTGGTGCAAATACAATTACTTTAAATTCTGGCGCATCGACTTACACCGATCATTATAAGAGTATGAAAGTTACTATTACTGGTGGAACAGGATCAGGACAATCAGCCAATGTTTCTTCTTACAACGGCACAACAAAAGTTGCCACAGTAGATGCAAACTGGTCAACACAACCAAATAATACTTCTGTATATTCTTTAGGCATACCACTTAGAAATTCACCTGCAGCTGCAAGTTCTAGGTATACCACATACATTACTGGTAGTCCATACATTTATAATTGCTCGTCAATCACAACGACAGGAACAGGCATCAAAATCGATGGAGATTTGGCGACAGGCAACAAGAGTATTATCTCTGCACAATTCACTCAGGTCAATTCTGGTGGTACGGGGATACATGTATTGAATGATGGTTACACACAGTTGGTTTCCATTTATGGTATTTTCTGTGATACGGCATTCTTAGCCGAATCAGGTGGTACTGCTTCAATGGGTAACTGTAACGTAAACTTTGGTAACAAAGGTTTAGTTGCCAACGGTAAAGGTAAGTTGGCGATGACAGCTAATTTGTCAATGACTAGTGCTGAAGCAACTTTTACAATCGACCTAAATAATGTCGTAGCGAATAGTGCTTTGGGAATCACAGCAACTATTCCATACACAGGTTTGATTATGAAAATAGATGGAGATGCAGCTGAAAGTTATTATCCTGTTACTGAAGCAACAACATTAAGTGGTGGTAATACAACAGTAACATTCCAAAACTCAATTGCAAATTCATTCTCAAGTGGAACAGGTGTTAAATTTTATCAGCAAAGTCAATTGAGAGCATCCGGCCAGACTTTTGAATATGTTGGTGCTGGTACATCAATTAATGCTTTACCTAAGTTAGGTGGTATTGCTAACTCGGCTGCACAGATAATTGGAATTGATGAAGGTGCTGTGTTTGCTACTTCAACAGACCAAAGTGGTAATTTTGTTGTATCTGATTTAACGATTAATCAGTCAACATCTACGATTTCAGGAAGAACCTTTTCGAAAAGTCTTTTTGCTGAAATGACTCCTTATATACTCGCTCTAGAAGGTTAATAAAATGGCAACACAAATTCCATTAAATACATTTAAAACAACAACAGCCAACGTTACAACGTCAACGACAACCGTATATACCACACCTGCTGGTGTAACAACTGTTGTTCTGTTGACACAAGTTTCAAATATTGATCCTACTAATTCTGTAACTGTTTCGGCTAACCATGTTCGTAGTGGTAATTCAGTATCACTTATTAAAAATACAACCATACCTGTTAGTGATGCTGCAAGTCTGTTAACTGGTAAATTAATATTACAAACTGGAGATTCATTCTCAATTAGTGCTAGTGCAAACGACAGAGCACAATTGGTATTATCTTATCTCGAAACTGCTAACGCTTAATATAAAACATGTCGACCAAATCCAGATTAATTAGTGGCCGTGTACCTGTAACTAGTGCAGCTAACGTTGCAGCTAATAGATATCAATACTTAGACCTAAGTTCTGCTGAGCCAAATCTTGGTACAGGTAATACTGGTGATGTATTAATTTATGATAGTACATTTCCAGGTGGTCGTAAGTGGACTGCTCAAGCTGAAATTCGTGGATCAATTGGTGAAGCTGCATACTCAGAGGCAAACACTGCTTCAGCAAATACATTATATCTCTCTGGTGTTGATGTTGCACAGAACACCAGACTTACAGCCGTAGAAACTAATGCACAAGCAGCCTTTAATGCTGCCAATACAAAGTTGTCATCTTCAGGTGGTACAATCACTGGATCATTAAATGTATCACAAGATTTAGCCGTTACAGGAAACTTGACTGTACTAGGTACAACAACAACAATCAATACAACTTCATTTACTGTTATCGATTCTTTAATAACATTAGGAACAGGAAATTATACATCCGATTTATTAGACATTGGTATTAGTGGTCACTACAATGATGGCACCAATGCACACACAGGATTCATAAGAGATCCTGACACAAAAGAATGGTATGTATTTAAAGGTTATACTCCTGAAATTACTGCAAATAACAATGTTAATATTAACCATGCTTCATTTGCTAAAGCTAATGTTAATGCAGACTACTTTAAAGGTAATGTAGCATTCCCGGATGGTACCACACAAACAACAGCTGCAACAGGCATAGATTCGTATGCTAGAACAACAGCAAACACCGTTTCTGCAAACACCATTTATACTCAAGGTGTTGATGTTACACAGAATACAAATATTACCAACATAAATTCTTTAGCACAAGCTGCTTTCAACAGAGCAAACTCTGGTGCTCGAGCAACATCAAGTAACACAGCACCTACAGGTAATACTGTTGGTGATTTATGGTTAAGTTTAACAGATGAAACATTGTATATGTATTCATATGATGGTGTAAGTAATAATTGGATTGATATTTCTGGACCAATACTGATATCGTCCAATATTCTTGTTCAATACACCATCACATCTAATGTAAGTTAAGGATTAGAAATGCCATTAAATGAAACCTCGAACACTACGGTACAATTTACAGTAACTACAACCAACACAGCCGATGGTACCACATTGTATTGGAAGACCACGGGTAACACCACCAATTCGGATATTGTTGGCGGTAATACGGGTTCTATTACAGTTACAAATAATCGTGCTGTATGGAATGTAACAATTTCAGCGGATGATGCTACAGATGGAACTAAAACTTTAGGTATTCAAATTCTTACTGGCTCATTAGATGGTACACCAGTAGTAAATACCGCAAGCCCAATTGTAATTACTGATACCTCTCAAACACCAGACTATGGTTATTTGTATACATGGGGTAATAACACATACGGAGTTTTAGGTACCGGAGGTGGGGGTGTTTTAAGTCCAGTTCAAGTTGGATCTCTAACAACTTGGATGAATATTTCTGCTGGTCACAATCATACTATATCAAAAAAATCTGATTATACTTTGTGGGCTTGGGGATTTAACGGTAACGGACAATTGGGTAACAATAGTATAACTTCAGTAGGTAGTCCTATACAAATTGGAAGCGCTACGAATTGGAATAAAGTTTCAGCCGGATACAATACTTCATTTGCAATCAAAGACAACGGCACATTATGGGCTTGGGGTGATAATTCATATAGACAATCAGGTATAGGATATGGAGGACCTGGTTATTTTACCTATGTACCAACACAAGTAGGATCATTAACAACTTGGGCAGAGGTTGTCGGTGGATATACTCACACATTAGCAGTTAAAAACGATGGTACCTTGTGGGTTTGGGGTACAAATGGAAATCCAAGTAATACTGGTGCTTTAGGATTAAATGAATCTAGCCCATATGTAATAACAGATAGTCCTGTGCAAAATGGATCATCAACAAATTGGTCAAAAGTTTCCGCTGGAACTCGAAATAGTGCAGCAATTAAAACTGATGGAACATTGTGGACTTGGGGAGCTCCAGGACTATCTCTTGGTCATAACACTACATCTCATAGGTCCAGTCCAACACAAGTCGGAACAGGAACAAATTGGTCAAACGTTTCTATGAGTGGTGATAGAGCTCTAGCAATCAAAACCGATGGAACACTATGGGCATGGGGAAATAATAATCGAGGCCAATTAGGTACAAATAACACAAATAATTATTCCAGTCCTGTTCAGATAGGAACCGATACAACTTGGCGTGAAGTTTTTTGTGGTAAAAATAATGAATTTACACTAGCAACTAAAACAAATGGTACATTATGGTCTTGGGGATTGGGCAATGCAGGTGGCGGCACCAGTCCGTTAGGATTGGGTTCAACCACTAGTAGATCAAGTCCCGTTCAAGTCGGAACAGGAACAACTTGGTTGCGAGCCACATCCACTCTATATGCTGGCCTGGCTATATTAGGTTAAATAAAAAGGAGAAGTAAAAAATGAGTCATTTTGCAAAAGTAGAAGATGGAACAGTAACGCAAGTTATTGTTATTGAGCAAGATGTTTTAAACACCGGACATTGGGGTGACCCAGCATCTTGGGTGCAAACATCATACAACACACACGGTGGTGTTCACGCTAATGGTGGAACTCCATTAAGAAAGAACTTTGCTGGTATTGGTTACGCATACGATGCTGGTCGTGATGCATTTATTCCGCCAAAGCCATTCAATTCATGGGTATTGAATGAAGATACTTGTCTGTGGGATGCACCAACACCAATGCCTGTAGAAGAAGGTAAAATGTTTGTTTGGGATGAAGATACAACATCTTGGGTAGAATTTGTTCCACCAACAGAATAAATATAAGATAACCTAGGAATATTACATGGCATTTCCAACCTCACCGGCAAATAATCAAACCGCTCTAGTAAACGGCATTGTTTATCAATGGAATGCTGCGCTTGGTGCTTGGAAAAGAAACGGTTCAATTAACTCCGCTACTATCGGCCAATTAGTTTTATCTTCAGGACAAATCTCCACATCAAATGTATCAGGCACGTTAATCGTTTCTGGTGGTGTAGGCATCACAGGTAATTTATATACAGGTGGCATTTATGTTACTGGTGCCAATGGTATTACATTCTCAGATGGTTCGGTACAAACATCTGCTGGCGCTTCAGCGGCCACAGGTGCAGCTGCTTTTGATCAAGCTAATGCGGCCAATCAATATGCTAATTCAGCTTATGCTCAAGCTAATGCAGCCAACTCTTTAGCTGGTTCAGCTTACGGCCAAGCAAACGCAGCCTTTGCACAAGCTAATGCGGCCAATCAATATGCTAATTCGGCCTTTGCAAAAGCCAATACTGTAGCCAGTGATTTAGCAAACTTTAGTTCTTTGTTTGCTGGTATTGAAGTAACACAAAATACTAGAATTGGTAATGCAGAAACACAAACACAAGCCGCTTTTGATAAAGCAAACTCAGCCAATGTACTGGCACAGGCAGCTTTCAATACAGCCAATACAAAATTCTCATCATCTGGTGGTACAATTACTGGTGATACAGTAGTAACAGGAAACTTAACAATTACTGGTGCCACCGTATATGCAAACACAGAAAACTTAACTGTCAAAGATAACATCATTACATTGAATTCAAATGTAACTGGTGCACCTTCTTTAAGTGCTGGTATTGAAGTCAATCGTGGTTCTTCTACCAATACAAAACTATTATGGTCTGAAGCCAATACGGCTTGGGAATTTACCAACAACGGAACAACTTACGAAAAGATTGCTGGACTAACATACGTTCAAGCAGCCTTTAATGCAGCTAACACTGCTGGTGGTGCTGATACATTTGCTAGACAAACAGCCAATGCTGCATTCACTCAAGCTAATACAGCAACAACATTAGCACAAGCAGCCTTTAATAAAGCAAACACATCTGATGCCGTATTAACTTCTACTGTTGATACATTCACAGGTGATGGTTCAACTGTTGCATACACATTATCAACAACACCAGCAACTATTAACTATACAACGGCTGTGATTGGTGGTGTTACACAACCAAGGTCTGCTTACTCTGTTGTTGGAACAACACTTACATTTACCTCTGCACCAGCCAATACTCAGATTATAGAAGTAACAACAATTGGTACATCCAATACCACACTATATACAGTTAATAATATTATTAGTCCATTCTTATTGATGGGCGCTTAAAGGAAATAAAATGCCAATAACATATAAAGTTCTAGGACAAATTAACCCAACAGCACACACAGCAACAACTGTGTATACTGTGCCATCTCTTACAAGTACCATATTGAGTACTGTTACAGTATGTAATCAGGCAAACACAGGTGCTACATTTAGATTGGCTGTTCGGCCATCTGGTGAAGCACTTGCAGCTAAACATTATATTAACTATGATACTCCCGTTCCAGGTAATGATACTGTTTCGTTAACACTCGGTATTACATTGGCTGCTACAGATGTTCTTACTGCCAATGCAAATACTTCTTTTGTAAGCATCAATGCATATGGTAGTGAGATTAGTTAATGGCAATTACAACAGCAAGCCAATCTCAGATAGGACAAGAAACAGCCAAGAATAGTCAGATTGTTACAACATCTGTCAGATTGGTAAATTCTGGTGCGTCTACAGGTCCTTCTATTTCATCTATTGTTGTAACTGATAGTGGTTATAATACTTTAGATGATACGGCTGCTGCAATCAGCAATTCATATATTCGTATTCTTGGTAGTAATTTCACTTCAACAGCGAATGTGTTTCTTAATGGTACGATGATACCAACAGCCAATGTTACATTTGTAAATTCATCAGAATTGAGAGCTCAATTACCTGTTTCAAACACAGGAAACTATGCAGTATCGGTTTACAATTCAAATTCATCAGGTGCTTTATACTCTAGTTCATTTGTTATTTCAACCATGCCACAATGGTTAACATCAACAACTTTAGCTAATGTAACATCTAATATTGCATTTTCTAATACATTATCCGCAACATCAGATTCATCAGTTACATACTCGAATACCACAATACTACCAACAGGCTTTAATTTATTGTCCAATGGATATTATTATGGTACCATAACATCAGCTAATACTTATTCATTTGGTGTTAAAGCTACAGATGTTGAAAATCAAGATTCTACCAGAACATTTAATTTAACTGTCAGTGCTTTTTTACCTGTGCCGACATCGATTGACTATTTGTTAATAGCAGGTGGTGGTGCAGGCGGAGGTTCTGGAACTGGTGGTACAGTTGATGGTGCCGGTGGTGGCGCTGGCGGTTGGTTAGAAGGAACAATAACAGGAAGTGGATTGGCTTATACTGTTACGATAGGTGCTGGTGGTGCTTCAGGTTCACAAAGAGGTGACAATTCGACTTTAGCTAATTCTTCTATAACACGACTCACTTATGGTGGAGGTATGGGTGGCGGTGCAGGATCATCACAACCTTATTCTTATAATGGCCAAGATGGAGGTTCAGGTGGTGGCGGAGGAATACACAGCGGCGTAACAAATGTAGGAAATTCCATACAAACAAGTAATAATGGCGGAACTGGATATGGAAATGCTGGAGGCGCAAACCAAACCGGAGCTCCATATACTGGAGGTGGTGGTGGTGGAGCTGGAGCAGTAGGTGTTTCTGGAACTAGCGGAGGTGCTGGCGGTGCTGGAAAACAATGGTTAGATGGAACTTATTATGCTGGTGGTGGAGGTACAGGATCTAACAGCTATGGAGCCGTTAACGGTCTTGGTGGCACCGGTGGTGGTGGCACAGGAGGCACTAGTGCTGGTTCAACAAATACTGGAGGAGGCGGTGGTGGTAGAATGTTTGCCGGTGGATCTGGTGTTTGTATATTCAGGTATCCTGATTCATTTGCACTTGCAACTTCAACAACTGGATCACCAACAGTAACAACTTCTGGTGGATACAGATATTATAAATTTACTTCTTCTGGAGCAATTACGTTTTTGCAATCATATAGATATTTTAGAGTAACATTAAATTCAGTAAATGGTGGCGGCTCGCAAGCTCAATTAACAGAATTATCATTTAGAGATAGTGCTGGAAATTATATCACACAAACATTATCTTCTCCTGTAGCTCCTAGTGCTGGATCATTAACAAATCTGAATAATCAAAATGCTACAGCGCTGGACGATACTAATATGAATCCTCTGCCATTTGTAGTTGATTACGATATGGGATCTGAAAAATATGTAGGTACTGATGTAAAATTTTTACGAATAGGTAGTTCAGATGATTCTACCCGATATGTAAGTAATATAACAGTTAGTGCAAGTAATGATAATTTGAATTTTACAGAAATAATTAGTGGTACTCCGCCTAGTTATGCTGGTATAAGAGTGCTACAAAATTGGGCAATAGCTTAATTACAAAACAAATAAATAAACAATAAGAATAAAAGGTTTGTAAATGCCAATATTAAAAATACTACCAGATGCAATCAGTAACACAGCAAGTTTTGTGTTTGGTAATGTTACTACCACTTCGATTACTGCTAATGGTGTGGATCTTGGTACAGCCGTTGCAGAAGCTTTTGTGTTGGCCAATACTGCAACCAATAATATTACAATTATTCAAGGTGTAAACACAGCACAAAATACACGTATGTCAATCATCGAGGGTGTTGATACCACACAGAATACAAATATCACCATACTACAAGGTGTAGACACAACTCAAAACACCAATATAACTGCTGCTGATACGAAAGCACAAGCTGCATTTAATAAAGCCAACGATGCTTACACTTTAGCCAATACAGCAAATGCAGCCGCAGGTTCAGGTGGTGCAGGTGGTGGTAGTTTAACTTCATTCACTGCAACAGTAGATACATTTACAGGTAATGGTAGTCAAACACAATTTACATTGTCTGCTGTGCCTGATTCTGAAGATAACACATTTGTATTTTTAAATGGTGTCTATCAAGAAAAAGGCACATATTCTATCGCTGCTGCAAATGTTATTCTTACAGGCGTAGCAACAGCCAATGATACAATAGAAGTGACCACAGTTGCTGGTAGTATTATGAATGTAAGCCCTACTGCTTACTCAACACGAATTTATCAAGGTAACGGATCAACCAACACATTTACAATTTCAGTTGGACACACCGCAAATACAGTCATGGTGTTTAACAATGGTGTGTGTCAATTCCCTGGTGATGATTATACAGTAAGTGGTACAACATTAACCTATGTGTTAACTCCACAATCAGATGAAACCATACAGATTCGTGAGATGCCAACTAATAAGTTGGTGCCATTAACACAACCTGTAATGCGTAGATACACAGCAAATGGTGCACAAACCTTATTTACTGTAACAGCAGGTCAAACAGCCAACTCAATGTTTGTATATGAAAACGGTATCTGTCAAGTGCCTGTATCAGATTACACAGTAAGTGGAGTAACATTAACATTTGTAACCGCACCAGTAGCCAATGTGGTCGTTCAAATTAGAGAGATGTCAATCTAAGGATAAAAAATGGCGTTTACACAAATAACAACATCAAATTTAGATAATACAATTACTACAAAGTTAGCGGCAGCCGAAGCAGCCAATGCAGCCGTTGCAAACATTGTTTCTTTGGCCATTAGTAGTGTGCAAATTGCCGATTCATCTTATAATGTTATAGATGATACAGCAGCTAATACAGGTGGTGGTTATTTGGTAATTAACGGAACGGGTTTTACGAATCAGTCTGTTGTTATTGTTGGTACGACTAATGCTACTAGTACCACATTTGCAAATACAAAACAGTTACGAGCTCAAGTTCCTGGCTTGGCTGCAGCATCATATCCTTTATATGTGGTTGATAGTGTCACTGGTGCAACAGCAATTAAAGTAAATGGTATAACATACAGTTCATTTCCAGCATGGTCAACTGGATCATCGTTAAGTAATCAATCATCAAATGTAGCCTTCTCAGTTAGTTTAAGTGCAAACTCCGATTCATCAATAACTTATTCCAATACTACAGCATTACCAGCTGGTACAACATTAGCTGCTAACGGATATTTTTCTGGTACAGTTTCTATTGGTGCTCAGACCACATATTCATTTGATGTGAAAGCCACCGATGCTGAAAATCAGGATGTTTCTAGAACATTTAGCTTAACTGTCACAGTAATACCACAAACAAAATTATGGTTATGGGGTTCTGGTAGTTATGGAAAATTAGGTCAAAATAGTGAAACAAGTTATTCCAGTCCTGTTCAAGTTGGTTCAGGTACTACATGGAATAATATAGGAGCGGCCAATCATTATTTTGACAGCACACATACTTTAGCAACAAAAACGGATGGCACACTTTGGTCATGGGGTCGTAATAGTTATGGCCAATTAGGACAAAATAATACAGTTAATAGATCCAGTCCAATTCAAGTAGGAACAGGAACAAATTGGAACAGAGTAGCAGTAGGACCGCTTCATTCTTTAGCTACAAAAACTGATGGCACCTTGTGGTCTTGGGGAGTTACCAATGACGGCCGGTTAGGTGATGGCATTGGTAGTGGTAGTTATAAATCCAGTCCTGTTCAAGTTGGTTCAGGTACTACATGGAATCTAATATTAGCTTCAGAAAAAAATGGTTTGGCCACAAAAACTGATGGCACACTTTGGTCATGGGGCCATAATGGTTCTGGACAAATAGGAAACTTTAATACAACCACACAAACAACTCCACAGTTAATAGATGGATCAGTATGGAGTTCGATAGCTCTTGGTGGTGCTCATTGTTTAGCTGTTAGATCAACAGATAATACTCTTTACGCATGGGGAAATAATGATACGGGCCAGCTAGGACGTAATAACGTGTCCAACGTTTCTAATCTAAGTCAAGTTGCAGGAACAACTTGGAGTAAAGTGGCTGCAGCTCAGAACCATAGTTTTGCAATTAAAACTGATGGCACTTTATGGGCATGGGGAATGAATGCTTATGGTCAATTAGGAATTAACAATACAATTTATAGATCCAGTCCGGTTCAAGTAGGAACAAATACAAATTGGAGTGAAATAAGCACCGGCCAAACACATGCTATAGCAATTAAAACTGATGGCACTCTTTGGTCATGGGGAGATGGTAGTAATGGAAAACGAGGATTAAATTCAGGTATATCATCAAGTAGTCCAGTTCAAATAGGAACAAATACAAATTGGAGTAAAATTGTAGGTGGACATTCTCACACAATAGCTATTACCTCAAATTAATTTCAAATGACTCAATATGTCCGTGCGATTAATATTGCAAACAACTCAATCAAGTCTTTTGTATTTGATTCTGGTGTAGCAAACACATTTAATGCCGCAGGTATTGCTAATGATTTGGCAATTGCTGCCAATGTGGCCGCACAAGCAGTTAATACATTTGTTACATTACAAACTCAAGAGCTTGCCGCTTTGCCTCCAACAATTAATGTAGTATCAGTTACAGATTCATCTTATAATGTTCTAAATATTGCCGAAGCCAATACCACCGGTGCATACTTACAAATTACAGGTTCCAATTTTCAATCCGGCGCAATTGTTGTGGTTGGATCCAGTAACACCGCATTAACAACCACATTGGTGAATTCATCCACACTTAGAGCACAGATTCCAGCCATCTCATCAGGAACTTATCCTGTATATGTGGTGAATAGTAGTGGCGGTACTGCAATTCGACCAAGAGGTTTAATAACAAGTGATTTTCCTGGTAGTCAATTGTCTAATCTATGGGGATGGGGAGAAAATTTTTTTGGACAATTAGGCACAAATGATGCAATTGCTAGGTCCAGTCCTGTTCAAATTGGTGAAGCTTATTTGTGGTCAAACGCTACTAGTGGAGCTGCACATACATTACTTTTAAAAGGAAAATCACCAACAAAAACTTTGTGGGCGATGGGTCGAAATTTTCGTGGTAACTTAGGATTAAATGATATAATTAATAGGTCCAGTCCAACTCAAATTGGTACAGGAAATTGGTCTTCCATAAGCATTGGTTATTATTTTTCTGCAGGCATTAAAACTGATGGTACATTGTGGACATGGGGTTATGGTAATTATGGCGCTTTAGGATTAAATAGTATAACCGATAGGTCCAGTCCAACTCAAGTTGGCACAATGACAAATTGGGCTCAAATTAAAACTGCAGCATACAATCTTTATGCTATTAAAACCGATGGCACGGCATGGGCTTGGGGTCCAGGATATGCAATTGGCAACAATTCGACAATTGATAGGTCCTCTCCGGTCCAAATTGGTGCGTTAACAAATTGGTTAAAATTCTCCGAAAGTCCTTGTGATACGGCCTATCCTGCAGCTATTAAAACAGATGGTACACTATGGGTATGGGGATCAAATTCTTTAGGCGAACTTGGATTAAATAACAAAATTAATAGGTCCAGTCCGGTACAAATAGGTACAGGTACTTGGAATACAATTTCAACATCAAGAAATTCTGTAGGTATTAAAACTGATGGCACACTATGGACTTGGGGATGGAATAATACCGAATATGGATCATTAGGTTTAAATGATTCAATTCAGAGATCCAGTCCAGTTCAAGTTGGAGTAGAAACAACTTGGTTAAATGCCGTGTGTGATTATCATGGAGTAACGGCATTAAAATCTAACGGCACACTATGGTCTTGGGGAAATAACGGTAATGGTCAATTAGGACAAAACGATATAAATAACAGATCCAGTCCTGTTCAAATTGGAACAGCAACAGATTGGAGTGAAGTATATGCTGGACACTACTCATCAATCGCAAAAAGAAATGCATAAATTACATGGCAAAAATAACAGCAAACAATATCCTCGCATCATCAATTACTTCAGATAAACTTGATTCATCTGTTGCAAGTGGTTTAGCTACTGCAACTAATGCAAACACTCTTGCAACTATTGCTACTGCTGTGGCAGCTGCTGCTTTTGCAACTGCAAATACCAATGCAGCCATACTGGCAAACTCAGCATCTCCACTAATTACTACAATTCAAATTGCAGATTCATCTTATAATATTTTAGATGATACGGCAGCCAATACTACTGGTGGATATGTTGTTATTACTGGATCAGGATTTACCAATAGTTCAACTGTGGTATTTGGATCAACTGCGGCTCCTGCGGTATCTTTTGTAAATTCAACAACACTCAGAGCACAAGTTCCAGCACTCACAGCGGCTTCATATCCTGTATATGTCGTTAACAGTAATGGAGGTACAGGTATTCGAATTAATGGATTGACAACAAGTTCATTCCCAGCATGGAGCACCGGTGCAACATTAAGTAACCAAAATGCCAATACATCTTTTTCTGTTAATCTGAGCGCAAACTCCGATTCATCAATAACTTATGCAAACACCACATCGCTACCTGCTGGTACTACATTGGCCGCTAACGGATTATTTTCTGGTATTGTAACAATTGGTACACAAACAACTTACACATTCGATGTGAAAGCAACTGACGTTGAAAATCAAGATGCAAGTCGTACATTTAGTTTGACGGTAACGATAGGTCCAGCGCCAGGATTATATGTGTGGGGTTTTCATTCTGGGAATGGAGAAGATGGATTAAATATTGGTTCTTCTTCTAAATCCAGTCCAACACAAGTAGGAACAGATACAAATTGGAATCAAATAAGTACGGCAAGGTATTCTGTGTTGGCCACCAAAACTGATGGTACCCTATGGTCATGGGGAAATAATAGTAATGGTCAATTAGGACATAATGATCGAGTCAATAGATCCAGTCCTGTACAAATTGGAACAAATACCAATTGGTCATTGATAAGTATCAGCCCCTATTTCTTTGCAGCTATCAAAACCGATGGTACTTTATGGACATGGGGACAAAATGATTCTGGTCAACATGGCCGCAATGATAGAGTTAACCGATCTAGTCCAGTTCAAGTATCAGGAACTACTTGGAGTAAAATAGGTGTTGGTCGAGTGGGAGTTGTATCGGCCACCAAAACTGATGGTACTTTATGGATGTGGGGAATTAACGAAGAAGGCCAATTAGGAAGAAATGATAGAGTTACCCGATCCAGTCCAATACAAGTAGGATCAGATACAACTTGGAGTCAAGCAAAACTCGGAGATAATTATACTATAGCCACCAAAACTAATGGCACACTATGGAGTTGGGGATATAATAACAATGGCCAATTAGGAAGAAATGATACAGTTCGTAGGTCGAGTCCAGTACAAATTGGAGCAAATACCAATTGGAGTTTAAATAATTTTGTTATCGGTGCACCCGGTCCTATACAAGCAGCTACTAAAACTGATGGTACTTTATGGACATGGGGAAAAAATGATTTTGGCCAATTAGGACACAATAATCGAGGTGTTTATAGATCCAGTCCAACACAAGTAGGAACAGAAACAAATTGGAGTTTAATTAGTGGAGGTGCGTATAGTTTTACGGCCACCAAAACAGATGGCACATTGTGGTCTTGGGGACAAAATAATTATGGCCAATTAGGAAGAAATGATAAAGTTACCCGATCCAGTCCAATACAAGTAGGATCAGCAACAAATTGGACTTTAGTTAGTATGGGGCCTTACGCCGGGTTTGCCAAATTATCATAGTTCCACATGATATTGTAAAATACCTTAACAACATTGCCATCAATCCAAGTATCATATATAATAGTGTGAATTAATTATTTGAAAGGTTTTACCAGTGAAAAACATATATTTTCTTTCAGGACTTCCACGTTCTGGTTCAACAGTATTGGCTGCTATTCTTAGCCAAAATCCAAGCATTCATGCCACATCCACTTCTAATCTTTTAGATACCCTAGTAGGTACTCTAAGAGCATGGGCTGATAGTTTGACCACTAGAGCTCAAACGGATCAGAAAAAGGAAGAAGAAAAGATTCAGCATGTTTTAAATAACATCTGTAAAACTCAATATCATGACATTGATAAACCCATCATTCTTGATAAAGCTAGAGGTTGGGCTGATGATACGAACATGCGTACCATGTCTAAAGTTCTTGGACATAAACCTAAAATTATTGCCACAGTTCGTAATGTAGAAGATTGTGCCGCTTCTTTTGTTCGTGTGGCTAAACCAAAAAATTTGGATCATTTTTTACTCAAAGATGACCTGATTAAACACCTCAAAGAATCATATCAAACATTTGAAAAAGGATATTCATTTGCACCTGAATGTTTTTTAATTATTGACTATGATGATCTGATGAATGATCCACAAAAAGAATTAAAACGAGTTCATGAGTTTTTAGAATTACCAGATTTTGAATATGATTTAAATGCCATTGATGGTACCAATCTACAAGAAAAAGATGAAGAAATTTGGGAAGTAAAAGGCCTTCATGATGTTAAACCAAAATTAGGTTATCAACACAAAGAAGATTCTAAAGATGTATTGAAGCATCGTTATTATGAATTCGTACAACCAAGATTTTGGTTAGGAGAAAAAGTTGCCAATAAACCTATTCACGACCTTGATTTACAGTTGGCTGCTGGTCTAATGGGTAACTTTGAAGAAGGTTGGAAGATAGCACAGAAATTAGAGAAAGAAGAACCATGGAATAATCGTGCCGCTTTTAATCGTGGTTGGTATCTCATGCAACATGGTAAACTTTTAGAAGGTGAAAAACTATTGTTCCGTGGTCGTGACGAAGGAGTGTTTGGTAATGAACCACCAAAATCACCAATGCCAATGTGGGACGGCAAATCAAAAGGTACCGTATTATTAAATCTAGAAGGTGGATTAGGTGACCAGATACACGGAGTTCGTTACGCAAGGGATATTGCAAAGATTGCTGGAGAAGTGATTGTGGCGTGTTCCGGTTCGTTGGCGACACTATTCCGTGATATAGAAGGAGTCGTGGCGGTCTGCCAGAGTGATGCTGTATATGGTATTGTACATGATTATTGGGCACCATCCATGTCCACGATACCCATTCTTGGTTACGAATACAAGGACATATCAGGAAAACCATACATAAATAAACCATTAGTAGAACCACATAAAGGTTTGAGAATCGGTCTACGGTGGCAAGGTAATCCACAGTTCGAACATGAACAACATCGGATATTCCCACCAACAAAACTATTTGATGCCTTAGAAGATGTTGATGCAGAATTTATATCACTGCAACGAGATGAGGGTTCTCAATACAAACCATATTGGGTAAAAGAAGTACCACTAGGTCATTGGGAAGAAACACGAATAGCGGCTGCATCATGTGATTTAATTATCACATCATGTACCTCTGTTGCACATCTCTGTGGTGCCATGGGAATACCAACATGGATTGTAGTACCTAAATTGCCTTACTATTTGTGGGCTCCACCAGGAAACACAACAGTCTGGTATGATTCGGTGAAGCTGTATCGCCAAGAAGTATTTGGAGAATGGTCTGCTCCATTTGATCAGATCAAAGTCGATTTACAAAATTTTAAAAAGTAATAGGAGATAGTAATGCCAACAAGATCAGGTTATAATGTTCGAGTTCAGAATGGTAAGGTAACAGATTGCTGGGATACACCAGCACCAGAAGGTCAATCCGGTTGGAGTGCAGCCGTAGAGATTACTCCAGACCTCACACCTAACCGTGAAATTCTTACAACACATACATTTGATATTACCAAAAATCCAATTGAGATTGTTTGGGGTAAGCGTGAGTTGTCAGTTGATGAGCGTAAAGGTTCTTTAATTGGTCAAGCCAATTTTGAAGTAATTCGTTTAGAAAACCAATTGCAAATGAAGCGTAATATACCAGAGTTTGCTGACCAAATCTCCACACTTGAAGCTGAAATTGAAGCCGCCAAGTCAACTAGAGATGCTCGTGTTATTCAAGTTAATGCAGCCGCTACACATGAGGATGTTGACGCACTAATGTAATTTTTTGAAAGTTTGTTATGAATTCTTTGTTTTTTTCGTATAATATGGATGTAGATAAGGCTTACATCATTCGGGTTAAAGATAATAAAAAATCTGAAGATGTGGCCTTACGATGTGCCGAATCTTGTAATCAAGTAAAAATGCCTTACGAGTATTGGGATGCGTATGATGGTTATTCTCGGCGCATCAAAGAGCCGGAACATTCTAAAAATAGTTCAGTAATGAAAATGATGAAAATCACAGATCATTACTTGACGAGAGGTGAAGTGGCTTGTGCATTGTCCCATATTTCTTTGTGGGCTAAGTGTGTTGAGATAGACCAACCAATTGTTATTTTAGAACATGATTCGATTATGGTTCAACCATATCTCAAGCATGCCGTATTTAATTCAATCGCATATCTAGGTAATAATGAACAGGTCAACGGTGGTTGGCCAGTTCTACCAACACCTACTCATGCATCAGAAGGACCAAACTATCATTTTATTTGTAGGGCTCATGCATATGCCATTGATCCTGCTGTGGCAAAAAATATGATTTCTCATGTAATTAAATTTGGTATCTGTGCGCCATTAGATATCATTCTTCGAGCCGATATATTTCCAATTTATCAGATGGGTATCTACGCCTATGATGTTAAAGAAAGAGAAGAAGATGGTAATCTTAAAACAACCATACTTGGCAGACCTCTAGAAGGCCGTTCAACAATTCGTAATGATAGATTAGAAACATGAAATTAACCGTAAGATTCCACGACCACACAATTAGAAGTTTTCAACACATTGTAAGTTCAATTGGCTTTCCAAAAGTATCAATTGAAATAGGATGTTTTGAAGGTGACAGCACATTTAACATAACTGGTATTTGTCATCAACAAAATTCAAATTATAAACATTACGCAATTGATCCATACGACAATAGTGATGACTTGCCTGAAAAAAATATACCACAGACCAAAGAAATGTTTTTAAGTAACTTAGAAGAATTTGAACCTAAAGGTGTGGTGGAGTTTATTAATAAAAAATCTTTTGATGGATTGATTGACTTATATAATCGTGGTGTCAAAGCCGATTTTATCTATGTTGATGGAGATCACCGAGCACCAGGTGTATTACAAGATTGTGTTTTAGGATTTGAATTGTTGAATAAAGGTGGTGTAATGTTATTTGATGACAGTATGGTGTGGAGAAAAGATAACAACCCATGCAACTCGCCTAAAATGGCAGTAGATAATTTCATGCAATGTTATTGGGATAAATTAGAAATTTTTGAGTTACCTAGTGGTTATCAATCTGCTGTTCGTAAATTATGATTCATGTTGTATTAAGGACTTGTAATAGAACTTCTCTACAGTCCGATAGAATAGTAAATAAATCTGAATGTATTCTTCGGTGTTTAAATTCAATTATCACCAATCTCAAAAATATACCAGAAAAATCATTACACATTATTGATGATAACTCTGTTGCTGAATTTCAGGACATACTTAAAGAACTGATTCAACCACACGATTTCGTCACAATCAATTTTTTACCACCAAGAAATCAAGAAGGATTATCACCTAAGAAAAAATCTAGGCACTCAGTTCAAGTAGCCTACGAATACATCTACAATTTACCTGATGATGATTTGGTGTACATTGTAGAAGATGACTATCTACATTTTTCAGGTGCCATTGGTGAAATGATTGAATCGTGGACATATCTTTCATCGGTTACTGGTTTAGAAATAGGTATTTTTCCACAAGATTTCAATCAACTATATTATCATCCAAGTCATCCATATAATGAAACATATTATAGGCCATGTTTTGTTGTTCCTACACAGCATAGATATTATAGAAGCACATGGTTTACACAAGAATCATTTATGATTCAAGCCAAGATATTTAAAAAGTATAAAGAACACTTTGATAAGTTATTAATTATTGGTGAAAAAGAACATCATTGGGAAGGTAACACGATATCCACGGTGTGGAATAAACCAGAATTTAAAATGTTTATGCCAATGGGTTCACTAGTGGTACATATGTCAAACAAAATGGACATACCGTTTTATATAACGAAAGATGCCGTAATTAAATTATGGGAAGAAAACAAAACATACTGGTCGTTGGAACAGGATTCTCAGGTTCAGTTATAACCAGAGAACTGGCCAATCGTGGTTACAATATTACCATAATTGACCAAAGAGGCCATATTGGTGGCAACTGTTATGATGAGATGATAGATGGTGTTCTAGTACACCGCTACGGACCGCACATCCTACACACAAATAACAATAGAGTAATTGAATGGTTGTCCCAATACACCGAATGGGTACCATACCAACATAAAGTCAAAGCATATCACAAAGGCCAATATCTAACTTTACCACCTAATTTGGAAACACAAAAAATATTAGGTGATAAATTGTTTGAAACTCTGTATGTGCCTTATTCTAAAAAGATGTGGGGCTTGCCGACCGATAAGATTGATAGTAGTATATTAAATCGTATCAAACTAAGAAATGATTTAAACGAATTATATTTTCCAAATGATGAATACCAATGCCTACCCAAAGGTGGTTATAATAAACTATTTGGAAATATATTAAATCATTCAAATATAAAAATAAAATTAAACACCAAGTTTTCTAAAGAAATGGAAACTGAATATGATTTTGTTTTTAATTCAATGGCAATAGATGAGTATTATGATTACTGTCATGGTGAATTACCATATCGGTCAATCAAGTTTCATTTTACCGATAAATCTTACTTTGATATGCCAACATCGGTAGTTAATTTTACGGATGATGGACCATATACACGCATTACAAAATGGGAATTGTTTCCTGAACATGGATTTGGTGAGAGATATACATTAGAAGAACCTTGTGATTACCGAGATAATAATTATGAACGGTATTATCCAGTAAAAGATTCAGAAGGTTTAAATCGAGCAATATATAATAAGTATAAGGACATAAAAAACGACAAGGTCCAGTTTATTGGTAGATGTGGATTGTATGTTTATATCGATATGGATATGGCAATCAGTTCATCATTGGCAATCGTTGATAATTTTATTAAGGAACAAATATGAAAAAGATTTTAATTATGGGTTTACCTGGTGCCGGTAAAACATTTTTGGCTGAAGCATTGAAAAAATACCTAGAAAAACATGGTGAACGAGCCGATTATGGTGAAATGTTACCTATCACAGGATTTAATGCTCAAGTAACTTGGTTCAATGCTGATGATGTTCGTAAAAAATTCAATGATTGGGATTTCTCTAAAGAAGGACGTATTCGGCAATCATTAAGAATGGCACAGTTTGCATTTGAAGCTGGTGGTGATTATGTTATTTGTGATTTCGTGGCACCTATTCCAGAGATGAGAAACAATTTCAAAGCCGATTGGACAATTTGGGTTGACACAATTGAAGCTGGTCGTTATGAAGATACTAATAAAATGTTTGTACCACCAGATGTATATGACTTCCGTGTTACAGAACAAAATGCGGAGAAATGGGCTGAGTTTATTGGTAATCACATTATTGAAAATCGTAGGCGTCCTGTGTTTGACTGGAAGAAAGAAACAGTTCAAATGTTGGGTCGCTGGCAACCATGGCATGAAGGTCACCGAGCATTGTTTGACCGAGCCATTGCCAAAACTGGTCAGGTAGTCATTCAAATTCGAGATTGCCAAGGATGGCAAGGTTCTAATCCGTTTGCCATTGAACAAGTTAAATCGTATATCCGTAGAGATTTGGATCCAATCTATCAAGGCCAATACGAGATTCAAGTGGTACCTAATATCGTCAATATCACCTATGGTCGTGATGTAGGATACAAAATCGAACAAGAAACCTTTGATAAATCAATCACCGACATTTCAGCCACCAAGATTCGTAAGCAAATGGGAGTCTAACCAAATGTGGATGATTTATAAATATAGTATAAATCACCCATATTTTAGGATAGATTCAAATGACCACAAAGATTCTTGGAAACCAGATCACCAGTTACACAATTGACACAGTACAATTAAGTAATACAGCCACGGCAGCCTTTGCCAAAACACTAGCACCTAAAGTTCTCTATGCCAACGTGGCCAGTAATACCTTTACAGTATTAAATGATACAGCGGTTAACGTAGGTGGTGGTTACATTGTTGTTACTGGTGCCGAATTTCAATCTGGTGCCACCATATTAATCGACACAACTCCTGCTTCAGCCGTTACATATGTAAATTCAACAACACTACAAGTTCAAGTTCCTACAAAATCAGCGGCATCTTATAATCTTTATGTGGTTAATCCTGATGGTGGCGTTGGTATTAAAGTTGCTGGTATCACATACAGCTCTGAACCTTCTTGGATCACTGCAAGTCCATTGGCAAATCAAGAAGCCAATACAGCCTTTGGTGTTAACCTTAGTGCTACTAGTGCAACATCTTATTCTTTAGCAGCCGGCTCTACATTACCAACCGGTACAACATTAGCTGCCAACGGATATTTCTCTGGTACAGTTTCTATTGGTGCTCAAACCACATACACATTTAGTGTTGTAGCTACAGATGCTGAGTTACAAGATTCAAGCAAAACATTCCAAGTAACTGTGACACTAACACCGCTGACAAGATTATATTCTTGGGGTATGAATGGATTTGGTGTTGGAGGTTTAAATACAAGTGGGGGATACACGCTTAGTCCAACACAAGTAGGAACAGGAACAACTTGGAAGTCAGTAAGTAGCCGTGCAACCAATTCTGCAGCTATCAGAAACGATGGTACTCTATGGACTTGGGGATACAATACTAATGGCCAGTTAGGTCATAATGATACAGTTTACGCCAGATCCAGCCCAACACAGGTAGGAACAGCAACAACATGGAACCTTGTTAGTGTTGGTAACTACAGTATTATGGCCACCAAGACTGACGGCACCTTGTGGTCCTGGGGCGTTAACACACAAGGACAGTTAGGACTTGGTAATACAGTTGCCAGATCCAGTCCAGTACAAGTAGGAGCAGGAACAGATTGGTACCGTATTGACACTTCTTCAGCATCTTCTATTGCTATCAAAACTGATGGCACATTGTGGGCTTGGGGCCAAGGCTACATGGGCAAATTAGGACTTGGCGATACAGTTGATAGATCCAGCCCCGTACAGGTGGGTGCAAATACCACGTGGAATAGAATAAGTATTAGCACCTCTCAGTGTTTAGCTATTAAGACTGACGGTACCTTGTGGGCATGGGGCAGAAATGACAACTACGGTTCTTTAGGACTCAACGAAATTTCAACTTATACAAAACTCAGTCCTACACAAATTGGTACATCAACTAATTGGAGTCTGGTTAGTGGTGGAGAGTATGGTTCTATGGCCACCAAGACTGACGGTACTTTGTGGACCTGGGGTCGCAATAATGTTGGACAGTTAGGACTCGGTAACATCAGTAATAGGTCCAGCCCAACACAGGTGGGAACAGGAACAAATTGGAATTTAATAAGTGCATCTTCAACCGGTAGTCAGAATAGATTGGCCACCAAGACAGATGGCACAATGTGGGCCTGGGGTGACAATAGTAACGGGCAGTTAGGACAAAATAATCAAACCAACCGATCCAGTCCTGTGCAAGTGGGAGCAAGCACCACGTGGAGTTTTATAAGTGCAGGACGAGGTGTTCTTGCCATTACTTCAATTGCTCCATAAAATAATATGAAAAAACTTTTAATTACTCTACTCTTAACCTATCACTAAAAATTAATACAATTTCTTTTTTGTCATGACATACTCTCAGCTTCCTTTTAATGGACAAACCAAGATTATCAATGGTGTCAGCTATGTGTATACGTCTGCAAATAATTCTTGGACTGTAGGCACAGGTATACCAAGTTCAACCGAAATTGTTTATGCTGATGTTGTATACATTACTAGCACCAATGGTATAAATTTTTCTGATGGTACAAGACAAACCACAGCGGTAGCATTAGACTCTTGGGTTCGTGGCCATGCAAATGCTTCTTATAATACAGCCAATGCTTCGTTTACAAAAGCAAATACTGGTGTAACACTAGCACAAGCTGCTTATGATTTTGCCAATAATTTAAGTGGTGGTACCGCACAAGACGGATTTGCCAGAAACGTAGCCAATACGGCTGCATCCAATACAGTTATACTTCAAGGTGTTAATGTTACTCAGAATACCAATATATCGAATTTAACTTCTTGGTTGAGTTCTAATATATCTTTAATTGATGGTATTAATTCAACACAGAATACCGATATCAATACAGCAACTAATTTAGCGCAATCTGCATACAACATAGGTGTTGCAGCAAATACAACAGCAAGTGCAGCAAATACAACAGCAAGTGCGGCCGCATCAACCGGCAAAGCAATTGCTCTTTCAATAATTTTTGGAGGTTAATTTAAATGGCAGCACCAAATATATTATCAGTTACTTCAATTACAGGAAAATCGGTGAGTTCTCGGCCAGCTAACACAGCTACATACAGTATATTGTCTAATGCTGCCAGTAGTAATCGAGTATATAAAATTAATTCAATTATATGTTCAAATCAGAATGGCGCATCGACAGTTACCGCAAACGTATTTTATAATACGGCCGCCAATGGTGCCGGTGCAAACAATGCTTTAATTCTTTTTGCAAGTGTACCTGCTCTTTCTACTTTGGTTGTATCAGACAAAACAACTTCATTTTATTTGGAAGAAAACGCTTCGATTACTGTTTCTTCAGGAACAAGTAATGGTATCTCATTCTTAGTGAGTTATGAAGATATAGCATAATCATGGCCAATCTAGGTAAATTTAGAGGCCGAAGCGCTACCGCCAATACGACTTTTGCTTCTGGTGTATTCACACTCTCTCGGCACTATCAACAAGTAAAACAAAGCCTCTGGCCATTTCCTATATTTGGCCCAATAGATTATTTGGTTGTTGGTGGTGGCGGTGCAGGTGGTCCAGGACAAAATGCTGGCGGTTCATTTCTGGCAATAACTGGAGGTGGGGGCGGAGGACAAGTTCAAGAATTACTTGCTCAATACCTTACTGGAAAAGGAGAGTTTCCTGTTACTATAGGTCCAGGAGGAACAGCACCTTATGCATCACAAACTAGTAATCCAGGTGGCAACTCAAGTTTTAACAACACAACAGCTGTTGGTGGCGGCGTTGGCGCAATATCACCAAGCACTGTTCAAAGTGGTAGTGGATCATATAATCCTCCTGTAGGAATAAGAGGTGGAGGTTCTTTTTATCTTCGTTCTAATGCAGGATTTCCTAAAGTATTTGCTAGAAATGCGCCTAACGGAGGATCTGCAGCATATGGAACAACTGCAACAGGCGCCACAGTTGGAGCTGGAGGTGGCGCAGGCGGGGGAGGTTCTACAACAGGCGATTATATTGGTGGAGATGGCATCACGTCAGTTATAACAGGATTGGGTTATGGTGGAGGAGGAAACACAAGCCAATTTAGCAACATGCCGGCAACCGGATATGGTGGCACCGAATTGAGAGGCACAAAAAGCTTTTTTGGAGCAGGATACTTTACAGGACCACAACCAAATTGGGACGAAATTGGACCGAGAGCTAATTCTGGAGGTGGAGGAGCAGGTTTTAGAGGATCAGGTTTTGCTGGTCAGAGTGGGGCTGCAGGTACTGTTGTAATTCGTTATCCAACAGGAGCTTTATCTGCAACTGGTGGCACAACATCAACTAGTGGAATCTATACATTACACACGTTTACAACTAGTGGAATATTTACAGTATTATGATAGAAAATAATTTAGGTAAAACTGCCAACGGGACTTTGACAATCAACTAAAAACTCATGGTATAAATACCTTAATATAGGAGATTAATATGCCGGCCGTAACAAACAGACAAACATTAAAAGAATATTGTTTGAGGAGATTAGGTTTTCCTGTTATTGAAATCAACGTAGATGAAGATCAAGTAGAAGATCGTATTGATGATGCTTTACAATATTGGCAAGATTACCATTTTGATGGCTTACAAAAAGTATACTACGTCAAATCTGTAACTCAAACAGATATTAATAACAAATACCTGGATTTTTCAAATATAAGAGATGATGCCAACAATGCACTTGAAATTGTTGGTGTGACTCGTGTATTTCCAATTACTGATTCTCAGTCAACAATTAATATGTTTGATTTAAGATATCAATTGCGTTTAAATGAATTGTATGATTTTACTTCTGCATCATATGTTAATTACACTTTAACACAACAACATTTACGTTCTTTAGAAATTATGTTTTCTGGAGAAGTACCAATTCGTTTTCAAAGACACATGCGAAAACTTTTTATTGACCATGCATGGGGTCGAGCAGCTGCACCAGTAGGATCAATTGTTGTTGCTGAGTGTTGGGCTAATATTAATCCTGATGTTTACAATCGTGTGTGGAATGACCGATGGGTTAAAGAATATGCCACAGCACTTATCAAAAGAACATGGGGAAATAATTTAAAGAAGTTTTCAGGTGTTCAATTACCAGGTGGTGTAACATTAAATGGTAAAGAAATATTTGATGAAGCTGTTAACGAAATAAAGGACCTTGAAACTGAAATGCAAGACAAGTACTCCTTACCTGTGGACTGGTACATGAACTAATGCCAACGTCAGCTTATTTTAACAATTACAATTCTAAGCAAGAACAAAATGTAATTGAAGATTTAATTGTAGAGTCTATAAAAATTATGGGCTTTGATGCCTATTATTTGCCAAATGATAATGATGCTGCACGTGATTTACTTTATGGTGAAGATCCAGTTAAAAAGTTTAGTTCTGCTTTTCCATTAGAAATGTATCTTTCTTCTGATCCAACTGATTACATTGGACAGAAAGATATCTTTTCTAAATTTGGTTTAGAAATTAAAGACGATGTGAATGTATTGGTATCTCGTAGGTCATTTTCACAACGAGTTCCACAGAATACATTTACACGGCCACGAGAAGGTGATTTGGTTTATGTGCCTTTTTTAAATGGTACTGGTGAATTGTTTGAAATTAAATTCACAGAACAATCAAAAGACTTTTATACACTAGGCAGAAAACAACCTTATTTCTATGAACTGTACTTAGAGAAATTTAAATACTCACAAGAAATTATTGATACTGGTGTTGCTGATATTGATTTGGTGGTTACAAATAATGCTTACACACAATCTCTACATACTGGTGTCGGTACAGGACGATATACAATAAAAGAAACTGTATACCAATCTATTAATAGTACACGAAATACTGCCACTGCGGTTGCTATAGTACAGAGTTGGATTCCAACTTCTAATACATTAACAGTAACTAATATTGCTGGAGAGTTTGTTGTTGGTAGATCAATTATTGGTGCAAGCAGTAATGCTCGTTATACACTTGCAACATTTAATCCTTTAGAAGATAATACTTATAGTGAAGAATATGATAATAATTTGATTGCAACAAATGCAAATTCAATTATTGATTTTTCAGAAACTAATCCTTTTGGTAACATATAATGTCCGCTATTTCATACAATAGAGTAATTCGTAAACTGGTTGTTGGCTTTGGTAATCTTTTTAAAGATATTACCTTGGTTCGTTACAATCCAGATTTAACAGAGGCACAAAGATTTCTTGTACCAATAGCTTATGCAACTAAAGAATTTTATGTTCGAAGGTTAGAAGGAGATCCTAACCTTGATAAAAAGGTTCAAGTAACTTTACCTAGAATGTCTTTTGAAATGTCTGGTTTAAATTATGATGTAGCCAGAAAATTAAATACAAATACAAAAACATTTGCAAAGACACCAGCAGGAATAGTTTCTCAATATAATCCCGTACCATATGATTTTGATTTTAATCTTTATATCTATGTTCGTAACATAGAAGATGGTACACAAATTATAGAACACATACTTCCATTTTTTGCACCAGATTATACAATCAAATTAAATTTGATACCTGAAATGGGTATAATTAAAGAAGTGCCTGTTGTATTAAATTCAACCACACATGAAATACAATATGAAGGCAATAAAGAAAATGAAACTCGCTTAATTATATGGACATTAAATTTTACAGTTAAAGGATTTATCTTTGGTAAAGTATCTGATACTGGTGGAGTAATTACACATTCAATTACTTCAATCTTTACTAAATTAACTGAAAATGAGATTATAGAATTTACAATCAATCCTAATTCAGGAATTGGAACATATCAAGTAGGTGAAACTGTTTATCAAGGCTACTCTGCGCCAATGGCTGTAGCTACAGGCAAAGTAGTGTTCTTTAATAACAATACATTACAGTTGCAAAATATTAATGGTAATTTTACTTCTGATTTGCCAATAAAATCCACTACCTCTGGTGCAAACTATGCGTTCACATCATTTGTTCCTCAATCACAGAAGCGTGTTCAGATAGATGTGACACCAATGCCAACAGATGCCAATGTCAGCACACCTTATGTTGCAACAGTTCAAATATCCGAAACACCAAATATTATAGAAACAAATATATTACCAGATAATTTTGCTGGTGATTTAACTACACAAGTTGGTCGTGATGACCTACATATAGAACAAGAAAAAACAACCGATTTACATTAAAGGTAATTAAAATGGCACGCACACTACAATTTAAACGATACGGTTCAGCAACATTGGCCAATACAACTGGTGCCAATGGTGAATTAATTATTAATAGTACCAATAAAACTTTAACTGTTCATGATGGTATAACTCCCGGTGGATTTACACTATTGAATGAAGCAATTGAAATAGACATTGATCAATATGCTCGTAATACTGCCAACAGTAAATTGTCGTTAAGTGGTGGTACTGTTACTGGTAATTTAGCCGTAACAAATACAATAACATCTTCAAACATTGTTTCAAGTAACACAATCACTTCAAACAATTTAATTGTTACTGGTGTTTTTACTGTTGATGGTGTTGTATTGCAATGGCATACACCAATACCTTTAACATCTAAAGGTGATCCAGGTGATAAAGCCGGATTTATTGCAATTGATAATGATAAATTATATCGTTGTGTGGAAAATTATACCAATGGCGCTAATAACATTTGGCGTTTTGTAAATTTTACTGGCGGCACTTGGGGCTAATTAAAAGCAAAATACTATGAATGACTTGAATAAAACTTTGGCCGATGTTTTTGACATTGCACCTATACCAGAAGAAAAAAAAGAAAAACTTCCTGTATTATCGGTCAAATATAATGAACCTGATTTAAAACAGGACCTTACAGACGCCTATCAACAATCAAAAGAAAACCTACAAGGCATTATTGACCAAGGCCAAGAAGCTATGGAAGAAATACTCAACATTGCCAAAGCAGGCCAACATCCTCGTGCATTTGAAGTTTATGGCGGTATACTAAAAAATATGGTGGATGCTAATAAAGAACTTCTGAATATACAAAAACAAATGCGTGAAATGGATGAAGAAAAGAAAAAAAATTCTGGCACCAATATTGATAAAGCAATCTTTGTTGGTTCAACATCCGAATTAAGTAAGTTATTAAAGAATAATGCCAGCAAAAACTAAAGAATCGTATCGTGATAATCCTTTATTAAAAAGGGTTGGTATACAAGTTAATTTTACCAAAGAACAAGTTGATGAGTATATCAAATGTTCTAGGGATCCTATCTATTTCGCCAAATACATTAAAATTATTACACTGGACGATGGTGTAACTGATTTTAAAATGTATAATTTTCAAGAGGACATGATACGAACTTTTCATAAAAATCGTTTTACGATTATGAAATGTCCTCGACAGGTTGGAAAAACTACCACCACGGTGGCATACCTTCTTTGGACAATACTATTTCAAGATGCACAGTCTATTGCCGTTCTGGCAAACCGAGGTGAAACTGCTCGTGGAATCCTTGGTAAATTACAACTAGCGTATGAGAACCTTCCTATGTGGTTACAGCAAGGCGTGGTTGAATGGAATAAAGGTCGAGTAGAGTTAGAGAATGGTTCAGTTATTATCGCCTCCTCCACGTCATCCTCAGCGGCTCGTTCTGGTTCGTTTAACATTGTGTTCTTAGACGAGTTTGCTTTCGTACCATCCAATATTGCCACAGAGTTCTTTACTTCCGTATATCCAGTTATTACTGCTGGTACCAAAACAAAGATTATTATTGTTTCTACACCTAATGGTATGAATCTGTTTTACAAAATATGGACAGATGCAATCAATAAGAAAAACAATTATGTACCTTTTGAAGTTCATTGGTCTATGGTACCTGGTCGTGATGATGCTTGGAAAGAAGAAACAATTCGTAACACTTCTGAACACCAGTTCCGCCAAGAGTTTGAAACCGAGTTTCTAGGTTCAACCAATACTCTTATTTCTGGTACTAAATTACAAACCATGGCGTACAAAGAACCTTTGGCACACCATGACAAAATGAATATCTATGAGTATCCTATTAAAGGAGATGATGAAACCACCAAAGACCATTTATATTGTATATGTGTGGATGTTTCAGAAGGTAGAAACTTAGATTCCTCAGCATTTTCAATTTTTGACATATCATCCACTCCATATAAACAGGTGGCAACCTACAAGAGTTCTTCAATATCTCCAATATTGTTTCCGACCATGATTGTCAATGCAGCCAAGATGTACAATGATGCCTATATCCTTGTGGAGATAAATAATAATCCACAGGTAGCGGATATTATACACCAAGATTTTGAATATGAGAATCTTTGGAAGATATTCACAGGTAACAAAAAACCACAACAATTATCTTCAGGCTTTGGTCGTGGTGTTCAGATGGGACTTAAAATGTCGGTTGCCGTTAAAAGAATTGGTTGTTCAAATCTGAAAACTCTGGTCGAAAGCGATAAACTATTAATACCCGATTTTGACACACTATCTGAGTTAACCACTTTTACAGCAAGCAAAACATCTTTTGCTGCTGAGGATGGAGAAAATGATGACTTGGTGATGACTTTAGTTGTTTTTGCTTGGGTGGCCACACAAAAATACTTTAAGGAAATCGTAAGTCATGATATAAGAAAACAAATCCAGTTGGAAAACTTGAACCAGCTGGATGAAGAAATTTTACCGGCACCTATCATTGAAGATGGTAGACAACATAATTTTGAAGTGATGGACGGTGATCTTTGGGAAGTCGCAGATGGCAATGAGGTTTATTCAGGATTCATTAGGGACTCTTTAAAAAATCTATAAAAGTGACTATTCATAAATATTAACATGGTATCTTAGTAACCAAAACAAAACAATATCAAGGAGATAACAAATGGCATTTCAAATCTCTCCAGGCGTAAATGTATCTGAAGTCGATTTAACGACAGTTGTACCTTCAGTTCTAACTACGGCCGGTGCATTTGCTGGAAAATTCGTATGGGGTCCAGGAAATAAAATAATTACTGTTGAAAATGAAGTCAATCTTGTAAAGACATTTGGTAAGCCAGATGCAAATACGTTTGCCTCGTTTTTTACAGCCGCCAGCTTTTTAGCGTATGGTAACAATCTTAAAGTAGCTCGTGCTATTGGCACTGATGCTAAAAATGCTAGTGCAAATTCTAGTGCTACTCAAACTGCGGTTGATAATGAAGATACTTTTGAAGCTTCTTATTTAAACAATAGTAACGCCAACGCTTATGGTGCTTTTTTAGCACGTTATCCTGGTGCTTTTGGAAATTCTATTACAGTTTCAGTTCTTGATGCTGGTGGAAATTTTAACACATGGAACGTCAACTCTGTTGGAGTTTCTTCATATTTTAATGCCGCTCCAGGTACATCAGCACAAGCTTCTGCTGCCGGTGCAGCTAACGATGAAGTTCATATTGTAGTTGTTGATTCTGGTGGTTTATTTACCGGTATTAAAAATACTATTTTAGAAGTTTATCCGTATCTTTCTAAAGGCGTAGATGCTACTGATGCTTTAGGCAATTCAAATTATTACAAAAATGTAATTTTCAATAAATCAAAATATATCTATGCTATAGATCCAGTAAGTTATGCCACAACCAACGCCACTTGGGGTGATGCTTTGGCTAATACAAATTATGCAACAGTAGCTACATCAACCACAATTTCTTTAGGTGGTGGTGTTGAAGATACCCCCTCTGATGCAGAATTACAAACAGCGTATGCATTGTTTACTAATCCAGATGCTGTGGATGTTTCTTTAGTATTGGCAGGTGATGCTGGAAGTGCAACACAACAATATATTATTGACAATATTGCTAATGCTCGTAAAGATTGTATGGCTTTTATATCTCCTCCATCCTCTACTGTCGTTAACAATTCTGGTTCAGAAGTTGATGATATTAAAACATGGCATACAGCGTTGGCTCGTTCGACCTCTTATGCTGTTGCTGATTGTGGTTGGAAATATATGTTTGACAAGTATAACAACACATATCGCTATGTTCCATTAAATGGTGACATTGCTGGTACCTGTGTATATACAGACTCGGTACGTGATCCATGGTTTTCACCAGCAGGATTTAACCGTGGCAATTTAAAGAATGTTACTAAACTGTCTTGGAATCCTAATAAAACAGAAAGAGATTCTTTGTATGCCATTGGTATTAATCCAGTTGGAACTTTCCCTGGCCAAGGTACTGTGTTGTTTGGCGACAAAACACTACAAACAAAACCATCTGCATTTGACAGAATTAACGTCCGCAGATTGTTTATTGTAATGGAGAAAGCAATATCTACAGCTGCCAAGTTCTCATTGTTTGAGTTCAATGACGAATTTACTCGCAACCAATTTGTTGCATTAGTTACACCTTTCCTCCGTGATATTCAAGGTCGCCGTGGCATCTATGACTATCGTGTTGTTTGTGATACTACAAATAATACATCACAAGTTATTGATTCCAATCAATTCGTTGGCGATATCTATATCAAACCTGCTCGTGCAATCAACTTCATTCAGTTGAGCTTCGTAGCAGTAAGAACTGGTGTAGACTTTACTGAAATCGTTGGTAGAACTTAATAAATAATTCAACGAATAGGAGAAAAAAATGGCATTTAATGTAGCAGAATTTAGATCAAATATGATTGGTGACGGGGCCCGTCCCAATCTATTCCAGGTCTCTCTGGTATTTCCAACAATCGCCGCAGGCGGTACAGCAGCAGGTCAAAAAGCCACTTTTCAGGCTAAGTCAGCACAATTACCTGGTGCAACAATTGGTACTGTTCCTTTATACTACTTTGGTCGTGAACTAAAGTTTGCTGGTAATAGAACATTTACTGACTGGACACTTCAGATTATTAACGATGAAGATTTTACTATCCGCAATGCAATGGAATCTTGGATGAATTCAATTAATAGTCACGCTGGAAATTTACGTAATAGTCAAGCAGCTGCGCCTTCTGGTTACTCAGTCGATGCACTGGTTACACAATACGGTAAAACTGGCGATGAACTGAAGTATTATAAATTTGTTGGAATGTTTCCTGTTGATATTGCTCCAATCGATTTGGATTGGGGCTCGAATGATGTTATCGAAGAATATGCGGTAACATTTGCCTATCAATGGTGGGAAGCTGAGCAGACAAGTTAATATACATTATTATACGGAGAGAATTTTGGTTCTCTCCATCATGTTTTTTTGAATTGGAATAAAATACTATGGCAAATAAATTCTCACTTTTTGGCTTTACAATAGCACGAAATAAGGAAGAACAATTCCAAGAAGTGCAACAATCTTTCACGCCTCCAGCAAACGAGGACGGTGCTCTTACTATTACTTCTGCCGCATATTATGGTACATATGTTGATCTAGACGGCACAGCAAAAAATGATGTTGAATTAATTTCTCGTTATCGTGAAATGTCAATGCAGCCAGAAATTGAGTCTGCACTTGATGATATCGTAGGAGAAGCCATTTGTCAAGATGATGATGGCCAAATTATTAAATTGGTTTTAGATGATTTAAAACAACCAGAAAAAATCAAATCTGCCATTAAAGCTGAATTTGAAACAATCATGCGCCTGTTAAATTATAAGAACATGGCACAAGATATCTTCCGCAGATACTATGTAGATGGTCGTCTATTTTATCATCTTATTGTTGATAAAGCCAAACCAATGGAAGGTATTAAAGAATTACGATATATTGATCCACGAAAGTTAAGAAAAATTCGTGAGATGAAGAAAGAAAAAGATCCAAGAACCGGTGTTGAAGTGATGAAAGTAATCAACGAATATTATATATTCAATGACAAAGTTACTACAGGTGCTTCTTCAAACTTTGGACCAGTTGGTGTTCGTATTACAACCGATTCTATTGTTTCTGTTGTGTCTGGATTGATGGATTCTCGCCGGGCTGTTGTGTTATCTTATCTACACAAAGCAATTAAACCATTAAATCAGTTACGTATGATTGAAGATGCCACAGTTATCTATCGTATCTCACGTGCACCTGAGCGTAGAATATTTTATATTGATGTAGGTAATCTGCCTAAGTTAAAAGCGGAACAATACCTCCGTGATATTATGGTCAAATATAAAAACAAACTGGTCTATGATGCCAACACAGGCGAGATTCGTGATGACCGTAAGTTCTTATCAATGATGGAAGATTTTTGGTTACCACGCCGTGAAGGTGGTAAAGGCACAGAGATTACAACATTACCTGGAGGTCAAAATCTAGGTGAATTAGAAGATGTAAAGTATTTTGAAAAGAAACTTTACAAGGCTTTAAACGTTCCAATCTCTCGATTAGAACCAAATCAAGGGTTTTCTCTTGGCCGAGTAGCCGAAGTTACTCGTGACGAACTTAAATTTTCTAAGTTTGTTGATCGGTTACGTAATAAGTTTTCTGATTTGTTTGACCAAGCAATGCGAGTACAATGTGTATTAAAAGGCATTTGTACAGCAGAGGAATGGGAATCATTTAAAGAACACATTCATTATGACTTTATTAAAGACAACAACTTTACAGAACTTAAAGATGCTGAATTAATGAAAGAGCGACTTTCATTGTTAGGATCAGTTGATCCCTACACGGGTCGTTATTTTTCACAATCTTGGATTCAAAGAAATGTGTTGCGTTTAACAGATGATGAGATTAAAGAAATGCAGGTTGAGATGGACGAAGAAAAAGAAGCTGGTCTTGGACTGCCTGTTGGTGTTACGAATGATGTGGCACAAGCACAGATGATGTCTAATGTACCACAACAACCAACTCATCCTGATGATTTAGAAGCACAGGCAGATACCAAAAAACAACAAGAAGAAGTCAATATCATAACTAAATTGAAGCGAATATTATAAATATTTTTGGAGAAAAAACAAATGGATACGAAACAAATTATTGATTATGCTTACCAAGATAATGGTGTTGCATTTAAAGATGCCTTGTATGCATCAATACATGATAAGGTAACGGCTCATATAGAAGCCAAAAAGCAAGAAATTGCACAGAATTTAATAGCACAGAATAATGAACCATCTGAAGCAACAGCACAAGATGTTGCTATCGGTGTACCAGAAACACAGGAAACGGCAAGTGAAAACACTTAAAGAGTTTCGTAACCATCAAATTGACGAGGCAAAACTGCCGGCAGATCCGCCAGCGGTTATGCTTATGAAAAGACAGTCAATTCGACAGTTTGGTGATGGACAAAGAGTGGCTCTTTATTATGTGGATAAAATTAATAAATACATTACCATACCATATAACGCATCACAATGGTCATTAACAATACCAGAAGAATTTAAACAGGAATAAAAAATGCCAAATTCATTTACATATCAAGTAATAAAAGATACTACAGAAAGTGCAGTGATTAAACTTACTGGTAATTTTGATGGTTCGGGCCAAGAAGATAATACTGCTCGAATTCAAGCAAACACTTTATATGGTGCACTTGATGCAAACAATGTTCCTTTGCGTTCGGCTTTAAGTCAAAGTAATACAGCAAAATCATTTTATGGATTATCGGTAAACCGTATGTGGTATACTGTTTCTGCAGGAGCACTAGTTCAGTTACAATGGACCGCCTCAACATCTTTACCTATTTGTAATGTTATTGGTAGTGCTGAGTATGATGGTGCATCAAACTGGCCTACTATTCCAAATAATGCCGAAGGTGCTGCAGGATGTAATGGAAACATTGGCATATCTACAAAAGGTATGGCAGCAAATGGTGCATATACAATTATATTAGATATTCGTAAACATAATGAATACTATCAGCGTGGTCAGTTTAATGATCCGGCTGCATTTAACTTTGGTAGTTATTCTTTAAGACCTGCTCCATAATGAGTGAGTTTGTTTCAAAACTTCTTTCTAATAATGTTTTAGAAGCAAAAAACGTTTTAGATGAAAAATTAAAAAAGTTGATTGAAAACAAAATCAACCAAATAAAACTCCGCATGGCGGCAGAAATGTTTGAAGATTGTGGTGTTGAAGTAGATTTTGAAATAGAAAATATTGCTGAAGGCAATATAATGAAAATGGGTAGAACCAAAATGGTTCGGATCCGTATTCGTGCTGGTAAAGTACAAAGACGTAAAAAGTTATCTGCTGTACCTGGTTTTACGATTCGTGGTGGGAAAATGATTCGAATGTCACCCATGGAACGCAGACATCGTAAAATGGCAGCCAGAAGAGCTAAGTTTAAAAGACGGGCTAAAATGAGCCAGTCTTTAAGAAAAAGAAGGATATCACTCAGAAGAAGAGGAACATACGGATTATGAAATTAATCAAAGAAATAACCGAAACTGTTAGTTATCTTGTAGAAGATTCTAATGGTAAAAAGTCTTTACATATAGAAGGACCGTTCCTGGTTGCTGAGAAGAAAAATCGTAATGGTCGTCTGTATGAGTATAACACCATGAAAAAAGAAGTTTCCAGATACACGGAAGAATATATTAACAAACACCGTGCTTTTGGTGAACTAGGTCATCCAGAATCTCCATCTATTAACTTAGACCGAGTTTCACACATGATTACATCTTTAAAAGAAGATGGTAACCAATGGATTGGTAAAGCAAAAATTTTAGATACTCCTATGGGTAATATCGCCAAAAGTCTTATTGAAGGCGGTGCTCAATTAGGTGTATCTTCACGGGGCATGGGCTCACTAAAGAATGTCAATGGAGTTAATGTCGTTCAGCCCGATTTTTATCTAGCCACAGCGGCAGATATAGTAGCAGATCCTTCTGCGCCTGGAGCATTTGTTCAAGGCATTATGGAAGGTAAAGAATGGATGTTAGTCAACGGTGTTTGGACCGAAGTCGAATACACTCAAGCCGTCAATGAAATTAGGAAGGCAACGAGTAAGGAAATCGAAGAAGTAAGTCTACGCATTTTTGAGAACTTCATGAAAAAACTTTAAATATAAATATCCAATATAAATCAAGGAGATTTTCAAAATGGCAAAATTTAATCTGTCTGAAGCCGCTAAAGAAATACTTTCTGCATCTGTAACAAGCAAAAAGTCTGGCCAAGATAAACCACAAAAATTAACTGGCGATGTTGCTTACGGCACAAAAGAAGCTGGCGACATTGGTACAGAAGTTACTAAAACAACCGATGCTGGTCCAGATGCAACTAAGGGTGCTCCAACAGCAACCGCTCCTGGTGCCACACCTCCTGTAGGTTCTGAGCCAATGAAGAAGTTGGCAAAGCAACCACAAGAGCAAGGTTCTAATGAGCAACCAGAAGGCAAAGCTGCTTCACAGAAGTTTGCTAAAAATCCTGGTGCCACATTCCAGTCTTATGGCGAAGAAACTGAAGCTGAAGAAGAAGTTATTGCTGAAGCTGAAAAAGAAGAAGGCCATGATGATGAAAAACAAGATAAAGCCATGATCAAAAAAATGATTAACAAAGAAAAAATGAAGGAAGATATTGACGCTTTAATGTCTGGCGAAAATCTTTCTGAAGAATTCGTACAAAAAGCTGCCACAATATTTGAAGCTGCCGTTGTTGCACGTGCAGAAGAAGTTATTGCTGAAGCTGAAGCCGAGTTACTTGAGCAATTTGAAAGTGCCATTGAAGAAGTTAAAGAAGATTTGGCAACTAAAGTTGACGATTACCTAAACTATGTTGTTGAGCAATGGATGAAAGAAAATGAAATTGCAATCGAGAAAGGCCTACGTGCTGAGATTGTTGAAGATTTCATTGGCGGTTTACGCAATCTATTCATTGAGCATTACATCGACATTCCTGCCGACAAGGTAGACGTTGTTGAAGAACTCACAACACGAGTTGAAGAACTTGAGGCTTCTTTAAATGAGCAGATTACTCATGGTATCGAACTTAAAAAAGAATTAAACGAACAGAAAAAAATTGAGGCTATCTACACAGCGTGTGAAGGCCTGACGCAGACCCAAGTAGAAAAATTAAAATCACTCGCAGAGGGTGTGGAATTTACTACTGAGGGAGAGTTTGTCGAAAAACTATCCACTTTAAAAGAATCATATTTTAAAACGGAAGTTAAAGTAGCAGACAATTCCGCTCTAGATGATGAAGTCGATATTGAAGAAGAAAAGAAGGTTGTAAAATCTTCCGATCCTTTGATGGAAGTTTACTCAAAAGCAATTTCACAAACTGTAAACAAATAATAACAAATATACAACAAAAGGAAAACAAAAAATGTATATGACTGAAGAACTACAAAAAAAATGGACACCAGTTTTGGAGCATCCAGAACTTGAAGCCATTAAAGACCCATACAAGCGTGCTGTTACAGCTCTCGTATTAGAGAACCAACAACAAGCTATGTCGCAAGACCGTATGGCCCTAAACGAAGTTACTGTAACAGGTCCAGAGAATGCTACTGGCAATGCAATTCAGAACTTTGATCCAATTTTGATCAGCTTGGTACGCCGTGCTCTGCCAAATCTAATCGCTTATGACGTTGCTGGTGTTCAACCAATGACAGGTCCTACCGGTTTGATTTTTGCAATGCGTGCTCGTTACAGTACACAAGACGGTACTGAGGCTTTCTTCAATGAGCCAAATACACAGTTCTCTGGTTCTGTATCTGCAACAAACCCATACGGTTTCCAAGGTACAACAGCACAAGATACAGCTAACACATTCCAAAATCCAGCATCATTGACAACTACCTCTGGTATTGCAATGCCAACAGCTAACGCTGAAATTTTGGGTTCTGATAGTCCTGCTAATGCTTTCCAGCAAATGGCATTCTCTATCGAGAAAGTAACTGTAACAGCTCAAAGCCGTGCCTTGAAAGCTGAGTATTCTTTAGAACTTGCACAAGACTTAAAAGCGATTCATGGTCTTGATGCTGAAACAGAATTGTCTAACATTCTGTCTACAGAAATCCTTGCTGAGATCAACCGTGAAGTTATTCGTACCATTTACACGACTGCCGTTGCCGGTGCTCAGTATGGTACAACAACTGCTGGTTTCTTTGACCTCGATACAGATTCCAACGGCCGTTGGTCTGTTGAGCGTTTCAAGGGCCTCATTTTCCAAATTGAGCGTGATGCTAACGTAATTGCTAAGCAGACTCGCCGTGGAAAAGGTAACGTATTGATCGTTTCTTCTGACGTTGCTTCCGCTATGGCAATGGCTGGTGTATTGCAATATACTCCTGCTTTGTCTGCTGATTTGCAAGTAGATGACACAGGCAATACATTTGCTGGTCTCCTCCATGGTCGTATCAAGGTTTACATCGACCCATACTTTGGTGGATACACAAGCAACCAAGAACTAGTAACCATCGGTTACAAAGGTTCTAGCCCATACGATGCTGGATTGTTCTATTGCCCATACGTTCCATTACAGATGGTTCGTGCTGTAGACCAGTTCACATTCCAACCAAAGATTGGTTTCAAAACTCGTTACGGAATGGTAGCCAACCCATTCGCCAAGGGTTCTTTGGTAGGCAATGGTGCTTTGACAGAGCGTTCAAACGTTTACTATCGTTTGTTTGGCGTCAAAAACCTAATGTGATGCATTGAGTCCTCGTTAAGAAGGACATTTGGAAAGGGACTTCGGTCCCTTTCTTTTTGCAATCAATTACATGGAATTCTTTACCAATGTTTAAAACTTTAAAAACAATGCCGTTTGATATTAATGACCACAATCCTTCATTAAGAAGGTACGGAATAGGATTTCCACATATGGAAGAAACAAAAAAAGACCTTAGTGAAATTCAAAAAGAAAGATGGAAACAAGGCAAATACGATCCAGAAAAATTACGGCTTAGTCGTATAGGGTTTAAACAACCAGACAGTCAAAAGATATCTGTGGCAGAAAAATTGTCATCTGAATGGATAGTAATTAATCCTAAAGGAGAATCACAGATTATAAAAAATTTACAAAAATTTTGCAGAGAAAACGGATTAGACCAAGGAAACATGGTTAAAGTTTCTCAAGGCATAATTAAACAAAACAAAGGTTGGAAGTGCGTTAAAATAAACACCTAAATAGTTGTATGTTCAAAGGATTATTTCAATAAATGAGTGCCATTACCAGAACTCCAGAAAATACAGGTTATCTACAACCGTCAAAGTTTCTCTTAACTTTTGACCGTATACCAAACTGCCAGTATTTCTGTCAATCAGTAAACATACCAGGAATGAGTTTAGGGCAAGCACAAATGACTTCTCCTATGTTGGATGTTTTTGCACCTGGAAACAAACTGACATATAACCAATTAAATGTTAATTTTCCTGTTGATGCTGCAGTGGTATCATGGAAAGAAATCCATGAGTGGTTCCGTTCCATCGCATCTCCAGAGGGTTTTCCTGAAAGGAATAGGTTATCAGATCAACAGACCAAGTTTGGTAGTAAAAAACCCAAATATTATTCTGATGCCATACTAACGGTATTGTCTGCTTTAAACAATCCTATTGTACGAATTCAATTTATAAATGCATTTCCAGTATCACTATCAGACATCCAGTTTGATACCAGAATGACGGCTGAAGATATTATTACATGTGATGCCACGTTTGTATATGATTATTTTAATTTTGTAAGTCTATAACAACGGCTTGACACAATAACATAAGCTGTGTTAAAATGTAACTTTATAGTTAACTATTTGATTTTATTATGGAAAATTTAGAACAAGTATTGAAGTTTTGGGAAAAAGACGTTGAGATGGATCAAACGGAACCCGGTAAAGAACTTTTACGAATACCAATCTTACACAACAAGTACCTCTCCATACTAACAAAACACAAGATTGCCTCTAAAAAGGCACACTTTGATTATCTCCGTATGAGAAAAATCAAGTGGGAATACTACACAGGCAAGATGTCCCAAGAGGAACTTCAGGAATACGGTTGGGAACCATTCCAATTCACTCTTAAATCTGACATCAGTACCTATCTCGAAGCAGATACCGACCTAATAAAGTTGTTAGAAAAGAAGGTATACCACGAAGAATGTGTATCGGTCATCGAATCTATTATGAATGAATTGAAACAAAGAACTTGGCAATTGAGAGATTTTATCTCTTGGGAAAAATTTATAGGAGGCCAGTAATGTCTTTTCTAGTTGCAAATATACCACCTGTTAAATGTTTTGTGCGTAAAGAGTTTCTTTACAACCACGAAAAAGGTCATGGTGAATTAGAACCTTGTGTGTGGATAACTGCCAAGGCCATTAAAGGTCAGGCCTTCCGTATTGAGTGTATGCTAACCGATTACGGTGCGTTGTTTGATAAACTACCTATCTCCGCATATGTTTGGAAACCTGTAGATGAGTATCTACCATTAGATAATCTACAGATATGGGATTGTCTATCATATGACATGGCAGTAATTGAAAAATCAAATCTACGAGGCCTCAAAGTAAAATACTTTGGCAAAGACCGAGCATTTCATTTTGGTAAATACCTTTTTACAATTGATTTTGCGGCACCAGATTTTAATCGTATTGACACCAGTTTCTCGGAAGGTGTACAAGAACATAAATCATACAACTTTATTCAATTAGACAACGGCCAATTTGCCTGTCAACCAAACAATCGTTGCCTGTGGTATGACGTATCACTGGTACCACCTGTAGTTAAAACTCCTGATTTCAAAATACCAACAGAAGTGTACTCAGTAGAAAACATTTCTAAGTGGAGTGTTGGTACACCTGATTCATGGTTCTATAAGTTTGATGAAAAAGAATGAGTGATTTAATTATATCAAAAAAAGATGAGGTCTATGCCAAGATAACTTGTGAAAAACACATCACAAAAGAATTATCAGAGTTCTTTACTTTTTTTGTTCCTGGTTATCAATTTGTTCCTGCGTATCGCAATCGAGTTTGGGATGGAAAAATTCGTATGTTTAATTTACAAACGAATCAAATCTATCTTGGTTTATTACCATACATTGAGGAGTTTTGTAGAGAAAGAGAATATGAGTTTGAATATGGTGATCCAAGGCCGGACGTTGAAGATGAATACTCGGTATATCATGCGAAGAAATTCATAGGAGAGTTGAATATTCACGCTCGAGGTGAACCAATTGAAATACGAGAACATCAATTAGATGCATACATTCATGCCATGCAAAAACGCCGAGCGTTGTTGGTTTCTCCAACGGCATCTGGCAAATCTCTTATCATCTATCTAATCTTCCGTCAATTACATCAATATCAAAATCTCAAAGGTCTTATCATTGTTCCTACCACATCTTTGGTTGAACAATTATACTCCGACTTTGGTGATTATAACAATGGTGAAATGACCAAGGTGCATCGTATTTACCAAGGTAAAGAAAAAGACACCGACAAGCCACTTACCATTTCTACATGGCAATCTCTGTATAAACTTCCAAAAGAATACTTTCACCAATTTGATTATATCGTTGGTGATGAGGCACATCTATTCAAAGCACAATCACTCACCACAATATTGACCTCCTGTGTTAATGCTAAATATAGGATAGGTCTTACAGGTACATTAGATGGTACCAAAACACATAAACTGGTGTTAGAAGGTTTGTTTGGTTCAGTCAAAAAAGTAATTACCACAAGAGAGTTAATTGATAAACAGCAAGTTTCAGATTTTGAAATTAAGTGTTTAGTTTTAAAACACGATGATGAGATATGTTTACAATTAAAAGATAAAACATACCAAGAAGAAATACAGTATCTAATTGCAAACGAAAATAGAAATAAATTTATTAAGAATCTTGCAGTTAGCTTAGGTAATAATACATTGATATTGTATCAAATGGTTGACAAACATGGTCAAATACTATATGATATGATTAAGAACACCGAAAAGATTGGTGATCGAAAAGTTTTCTTTGTTCATGGTGGCACCGATACAACAGATAGAGAAGAAATAAGAAGAATAATGGAGATAGAAAATGATGCGATTGTTGTGGCATCTTTTGGTACTTTTAGCACTGGTATCAACATTCGCAATCTACACAATATCATCTTTGCAAGTCCTTCTAAGTCAAGGATTCGTAATCTGCAATCTATCGGTAGAGGATTACGACAAGCTGAAGGAAAAGAAAGAGCAACACTCTATGATATTGCCGATGATTTACGATACAAGAAACACATAAATTTTACATTAAAACATTTTGTTGAACGAATTAAAATTTACACGGAAGAAAAGTTCCCATTCAAAATATATAAAATAGGACTAAAAAAATGAACACAATAAAAATAGTTCGATTAAAGAGTGGTGAAGATATTATTGGTAATGTAACCGCCAATGGTATTCAATATTATGACATTGACGAACCAATGGCATTTGAGGTTGATTACCGTGGTAATCATTCTGGTTTAGTTATGAGGCATTGGCTGCCAGTTCAACTGCTTAAGAAAAATCAAATTCAATTAAACGCTCATGATGTTCTTTGTGTTTTAGAACCAGACGATGAATTCTCCGAATATTACCTTAGTACTGTGGAAAAAGTTAATCGATTGTTAGAGGCAAAAGCTTCAGTAAAGGATATGACCGATGATGAAATACAAGAAATTGTTGATGAATTTAATACGATGAACCAAGGTAATGATACATTACATTAATACTTTAAACCAGGACATACTCGACTTTACACTCTTGTCAAGCAAATGTCAATAACTTTATGTGGTAAACATGGCAACTAAACAAAAACATTATATAAACAATGCTGATTTTTTACAGGCTTTAATTGACTATAAATTGGCACAGAAGGAAGCTAAGAAGAACAAATTGCCTCCTCCACCCATTCCTAATTACATTGGTGAGTGCTTTATGAAGATAGCAGAAGGTTTATCACACAAACCCAACTTCATTAATTACACTTACCGTGATGAAATGATGTCAGATGGTATTGAAAATTGTTTAATGTACTTTGATAATTTTGATCCAAACAAATCTAAAAATCCATTTGCCTACTTTACACAGATTATCTATTATGCTTTTTTACGTAGAATTGGTAAAGAAAAGAAACAACTATATGTTAAATATAAAGCCACAGAACAAATGGGTATTTTGGATGAATTTGAAATGATGGAATTTGAAGATGGCACTTCAAGGCAGTTTGAACTGTATGATAATATTGCCGAGTTTATAGAAACTTATGAATCAGCCAAGGCAAATAAAAAAACGGTGAATAAGCCAAAAGGTATTGAAAAGTTTATAGGAGAGTGATATAATGTACAAAGTTTGTTATTACCCAACACAATCAGAAACAGTTGTGTTTTTTAAATGGTTTAAAACATTACAAGATGCTGCCTTTTTTGCTGGCAACAAACCTAATGAATCCGTACTTGAGATAAAATATTATGATGACAATGAACATAGAAAACCAAACCGAAACTAAAAAGATTATTGTTGTATCTGGTGGATTTGATCCACTACATTCTGGCCATATTGCTTATTTGAATGAAGCCAAAAGCCTTGGCGACATTCTTGTTGTTGGTATTAATAGTGATGAGTGGTTGATTCGTAAAAAAGGCAAAGCCTTTATGAATTGGCACGACCGGTCTAAAATAATAAAAGCACTTAAATCTGTTGACTATGTTGTTAATTTTGATGACACAGATGATAGTGCAATTAGACTATTAGATACAGTAAAGAAAACATGGCGTGATAACAATACTATATTCATATTTGCAAATGGTGGTGACAGAACTAAAGACAACATACCAGAAATGTCTGTTGATGGTGTTGAATTTGTTTTTGGTGTTGGTGGTCAAATCAAGTTAAATTCTTCTTCAAATTTATTGAACGAATGGAAATCTCCTAAAACAAAAAGACCTTGGGGATTCTATCGTGTATTATATGAAACACCAAATACCAAAGTTAAGGAATTGGTTGTGGATCCTGGCCAATCTCTAACAATGCAAAGGCACCAATATAGAAATGAACATTGGCATGTTGTTGAAGGAGAAGCAACAGTCATTGAAGAAAGAGCAAGTTCAAATTCAAAAAACATCTATTACAAACATAATACTGTACACGTACCAATTAATGTCTGGCATCAATTACAAAACAATTCAAGTGAGCCTTTAAAAATTATAGAGATTCAGTATGGTGAAAAATGTGAAGAAGAAGATATTGAGAGAAAATGAAAATAGCTATTATAACTGACCAACATTTTGGTGCTCGTAATGATTCAATACATTTTTTAGATTATTATGAAAAATTTTATCGGGACACTTTTTTTACCACAATTGATGAGAACGGTATTGATACTGTTCTTATTTTAGGTGATACATTTGATCGCAGAAAGTATATAAACTTTTTTACACTCAAGCGTTCAAGAGAAATGTTCTTTGATAAGTTGTATGCAAAAGGCATACAGGTACATATGTTGGCTGGCAACCACGATACCTATTTTAAAAATACCAATGATGTGAACTCGGTTGATTTGCTGTTGCAAGAATACAGCAACATTAATGTAATTTCAAAACCAACCATTATTAATGTGAAGAATACAAATATCTGTATGGTACCTTGGGTTTGTCCTGAGAATTATAATGACTGTATGTCAGTTATATCTGATACCAATGCTGATATCTGTATGGGACACTTTGAAATTCAAGGCTTCGCTATGCATCGTGGTATGCCAAGTCAAGAAGGATTAAGTCGTGAGTTATTCAGAAAGTTTGATTTTACTTTTAGCGGTCACTATCATCATCGGAGTTCATCTGACGGTATACATTATCTTGGAAACCCCTATGAACTTACTTGGCAAGATTATAATGACACTAGAGGTTTTCATCTTTTTGACCTTAGCACTCGGAGTCTTGATTTTATAAAAAACCCAAATGTAATGTTTCATAGAATTGTTTATGATGATAAAGTGGAATCAATTACCGAAATCAATAATAAAGACTTGAGCAAGTATACCAATACCTATGTTAAAGTTGTGGTAATTAATAAAACAAACCCCTATTTGTTTGACAAGTTCATGAACAATCTGTATAATGTAAATCCTGTTGATATTACCATTGCAGAAGATTTTACAGACTTGACAGAAGGTGTAGAAGATGATATGGTGGATCAAGCGGAAGATACTATTACAATTATTAATAAGTTTGTAGATGGTATTCAAGAAGAACACATTGATAATGAAAAGCTAAAAACAGTAATGCGTGAATTATATGTTGAGGCATTGAACCAAGAACAGGCATGATTAAATTTGAAAAAGTCCGTTGGAAGAATTTTCTTTCAACAGGATTAAACTTTACTGAAATCAATCTAACCAAATCACCAAATACACTTATCATTGGTAATAATGGTGCAGGTAAATCTACGATACTGGATGCCTTGTGTTTTGGTCTCTTTGGTAAACCATTTCGTAAAATCAATAAACCACAATTACCAAATTCTATCAACCAAGCGGACTGCATTGTTGAGATTGAGTTTTCTATTGGTAAAAAACAATACAAAGTAATTCGAGGTATCAAACCAAATACATTTGAAGTGTATTGTAATGGCATAATGGTTGACCAAGATGCCAAAGCTAAAGACTATCAAGAACACTTAGAGAAGTTTATTCTCAAATTAAACTATAAATCATTTACTCAAGTGGTAATTCTTGGTTCAGCTTCGTTTGTTCCGTTCATGCAATTATCACCAGCAGACCGTAGAGCCATTATTGAGGACTTACTAGACATTCAAATCTTTTCGTCTATGAATGGTGTGGTTAAAGAGAAAATGGCCACCATAAAAGATACCTCCACCAAAAACAAATATGAAATGGATTTGACATCTGAGAAGATTAATTTTCAAAAACAAAGTATTGAAGAACACCGAAAACATAATGATGCCGAGATTGAAAAAAAACAAAAAGATATTACAGATTCAGAAAAACAGGTCAAGAAGTTGAACAAAGATATTGGATTGATTCAGAAACACATTGATGTGTTGAATAGTAAGATATCGGATCAAATGGCCATGCAAAAAAAGAGTGGCAAACTGGTTCAATTAGAATCTAAACTAGAATCTCGTTTAAAGAAGATTGAAAAAGAAGTTGGATTCTACCATGATAATAGTGATTGTCCCACTTGCAAACAAGGCATAGAACAAGAATTTAGGGAACAACAAATTACCACACTAAACAACACCAAGGTTGAAGTTAATGATGCACTAACAGGTATAGCAAAACAGATTGCTGAAACAAGTGATAGAATTGATGCCATACAGAAAATAATTCAACACATACAGGCACATAATAATGAAATAGTCAAACACAATTCTACTATTACAGCAGTAAATAGTTTTATTGGTAAATTACAAAATGAAATTAATGATTTATCTAATCGTAAAGATAACCTAGAAGAAGAAAATGCCAAACTAAGAGAACTCAGAACACATTTGGCTGAATTGATTACCAAACGAGAAGAACTATCTACAGAAAAACAATATTATGAATTTGCTGGCAACTTGTTAAAAGATACTGGTATTAAAACAAAGATTATTCGCCAATACTTACCTATTATGAATAAACTAATTAATAAGTATTTGACAGCCATGGACTTCTTTGTGAACTTCAATATCAATGAATCGTTTGAAGAAACAATTAAATCAAGGCACCGTGATGAATTTAGTTATGCCAACTTTTCAGAAGGTGAAAAAATGCGAATCGATTTGGCACTATTGTTTACATGGCGACAGATTGCCAAATTAAAGAATAGCACAAACACCAATCTATTGATTCTCGATGAGGTATTCGATTCTTCTTTAGATGGTGTTGGCACAGAAGAATTTTTAAAACTAATTCATGAGATGGGCAACGATACAAACATATTTGTTATATCACATAAAGGTGACCAACTATTTGATAAGTTTAGGTCAATCATTAAATTTGAAAAGAAAAACAATTTCAGTCAGGTGGCAAAATGAGTATATTAAGAGATTATACAAACGCTAAACATAGAGAAGCAGAAGCAAAACCATTTGTTCAGTACCTATTACATGGTAATATTACACCAGAACATTATGCTTTGTATTTAAAACAGATGTCGGTTATATATGGTGCAATAGAATATTTTGCAGAAATGTCTTTATTATTACTTGATTTAAAGGACATAAAAAGAAAAGATTATATTTACGAAGATTTGTATGAACTTGGCCATACAACATTCGAACCTACGTTATCAGCAACAGAAAAATATAGACAAAGGATAATTGATTTATATTATTTGGATAAGAAAAAAGATATCTTTGCTCATGTGTATGTTCGTCATATGGGTGATTTATATGGGGGTAAAGCAATTGCTAAACGAGTTCCTGGTTCTGGTAAAGCATATCAATTTGAAGATCGACCAGGATTAATCAAAGCAATTGATTCAAAATTGAGCTTAGATTTGGTCGATGAGGCTTTAATAGGTTTTGACCTTTCTATGGGTGTATTTGATGAATTGCAGGAGAAAATAAATGAGTGAAATTTTTAAGTATGATACAGAAGTAGCTTCCAAAGTTGAAGTAAAAAAACAACAATCGAAATATTTTAAATTGGTAAATGAAAACGATCCAATTTTAAAACAGGTATTACCACAATTTGATTTTAAAAATCCTCCCGTTAATCCAGAAGAATTTGTGGAGTCTTTAGCCGAAACCTGTAAACTTCATCGTGGTATTGGACTGTCAGCAAATCAATGTGGATTTTCATATCGTGTATTTGTAATGGGTGCCGGAGATGAATATGTGGCATATTTTAATCCTAAGATAACGGCAAAAACCGAAGAAGAAGTTCACATGATAGAAGGTTGTTTATCTTTTCCTTTTTTAGGTTTAAGGATTACCAGACCAAAAGAAATTATGGTTGAATACCAGAATTATCATGGAGAAATAAAACAGGCAAAATTTGATGGCATATCTGCTCGTTGTTTTCAACATGAGCTTGACCACATGAATGGTATCGTGTATACTAGTCATACAAAGCCAATGGCTTTACAGTCAGGTATGAATAAAAGAAATAAAATCATGAGAAAGTTGAAACTCAAATAATGGCAAGAGTAGAACCCGTAGAAACACAATGGAAAAGGTGGACAGAAAAAAATCCATCGGACCAGATTCGGCATATTGATAAAGAACAGTTAACAAAAACTGTTACTCAAGATTTAGAATATGCCTCTCAAATGGATGTTCGTGAATATACTTTATATCAAAAATGGTGTGAAGTAAAAGAAAGATATCCAGGCAAAGCTAGTGTGAATATGTTTGGTGATCCAGATATTTCTTGGGAAGATGATGCACAAGCAGCTATTATAAACAAAGTAAAAAACAATATTTGGGTTCCTAAAGATGTGGATGATTTTCAAAACCTAGAACCTCAAATGTATCTGGCTAATACTAATCGTGTTGATGAATGGAATGCTATAAGAACATTTTCTTCTACAATGAAAAACAATTCTAATATTGGAAGAAATTTATATTACATTGTTAAAGATAAAAAAACGAATAAGTATCTTGGTGTTATCTGTATCTCATCAGACTTTTTAGATTTAACTCCTAGAGATAAAGCAATTGGCTGGTCCAGAGATGTGAAAACATCACAGAGTATGATTAACCACACAGCAATAGGTTCAACAATTGTACCACTACAACCTCTTGGATATAATTACATGGGTGGTAAATTACTCGCATTATTATGTTTATCTGACAAAGTTCAAAATGATTGGAAAGAAAGATATGGTGATGTTTTGGTAGGAGTTACAACCACTTCATTATATGGAAAAACTAAAGCGGGTGGTCTTTCTCAATATGACGGCCTCGAGCATTGGAATTCTATGGGATTCTCCTCTGGCTCTGTTGCCTTTGAACCAACAAAACAAACCAAACAGTTGATTTTTGATTGGATAAAAGAAAACCATACTCGCAAATATTTTGAATGGTGGGAAGCAAAGAATCCACAAGGATTGCCACTCAAACGAGATCACAAAAATCGTTCATTACATTTTGCTTATCCAAAACTTGGTATATCAAAAGACAAAACTAGAACAGAACACCAACGTGGTATATATTTTAGTTATCTCTATAATAACACTTGTGAATTTTTACGAAAAGAAATTACAGAAGATAAACTGGTAAAGTCGTTTGATACCAGTGAAGAAGCGTTAACAAACATCTGGAAAACAAAGTATGCCAAAGGTCGTATTCGGCAACTACAAAAGAAAAACAATGTTTCATATGAAACACTTTTCTATGATGATTTGATTTATTTAACTTGGGAAGAAACCAAGGCAAAGTATTTGCCACAAGTTGGCAGATAATCAAGTATGCCACAAATATACTTGACACACACACATATATAATGTTATGATGTGAGAACTTGCAATACGCAAGGATTTATTTTTAACTATGATTGGAGTTTATATAATGGCTAAGTTATCAGCTAAAGAGCGCATGCTCAACACACTAAAGAAGCAAGACGGTTATAACACTTTTACAACTGCTCAAGCACAACGCCGTTTCGGCATCAGCAATGTTTCTGCTCGTATCGATGAGCTGCGTCAAGAAGGTCATTGCATCTATACTAACACCCGCACAACCGGTGATGGTCGTAAAGTTAGTTTCTATCGTTTAGGTACACCAACTAAAGCGATGGTTCAAGCTGCCTTACGTGCTGGGTATTCTTTCGCAGCCTAATTTAAGGTTATAGGGGAAGTCGTTCATCGGCATCCCCTTTTTTTATTCTCGGAGAACAAATGGAAATTTCAATAAAAAAAGAGGACTTACAAAAGAAAAGTCTATTCGTAGCCACACCAATGTATGGTGGCATGAATCATGGACTATACATGAAAGCTTGTTTAGACTTACAAGGAATGTGTGTTCAATACGGAATTAATATTAAATTTTCATTTCTTTTCAACGAATCATTAATCACTCGTGCCAGAAACTATTTGGTGGACGAATTCATTCATCGTTCTGATTGCACACATATGTTGTTTATTGATTCCGATATTCATTTTAATCCACAAGATGTGATTGCTTTATTGGCCATGGACAATGAAGTTTCTGGTGGTCCTTATCCCAAGAAAGCAATTAAGTGGAAATCTGTAAAGACTGCTATTGTAAAAAATCCTGAAATTGATCCTGCTATTTTAGAAAAAGTTACTGGTGATTATGTTTTCAATCCAGTCAAAGGTACAGCACAATTTAATGTTACTGAACCATTAGAAGTATTGGAGATTGGTACAGGATTTATGATGATTAAACGTGATGTTTTTAAAAAGATGGAAGAAGCATATCCAATGATTCGTTATAAACCAGACCATGTTGGTCAACAACACTTTGATGGCACTCGCTACATTCATGCTTTCTTTGATACGGTTATTGACACAAAAGATAGTATTGTTGGCGGTGGTTCTGAGCGATATCTAAGTGAAGATTATATGTTTTGCCAAATGTGGCGTAAGATTGGTGGTAAAATTCATTTGTGTCCTTGGATGAGAACATCTCATATTGGTACGTATCATTTCCAAGGAGATATGCCAGCTGTGGCCAATTTTGTTGGAGAAATGTAATGAGTGATGTGAATGGTCCTTTTGGTTATAAAATTGCAGATGAGGTTAAGGCTTCACAAAATGCAACCACCGGGGGCCGTAAATTTGATGGTGGTAAATTACAATACGGGTTATTACCGCCAGCAGCTTTAAAAGCAACAGTTGAAATCCTTACGTTTGGTGCAGAAAAGTATGAACCAGACAATTGGAAGTATGTACCAGATTCTAAACGTAGGTATTTTGATGCCATGCAACGGCACCTGTGGGCTTGGAAAGAAGGAGAGATTAGTGATCCTGAATCTGGTAAACATCACTTGGCACACGCAATGTGCTGCTTGATGTTTCTGTATGAACATGATACAATATATTCGAAGCAGTAATTTTTATAATGGAGAAAACAATGAAGTTATCAAATGAAACATTGGCAGTATTAAAGAATTTTTCGGCAATCAATCAAGGCATTCAGTTTAAGAAAGGCACAAAACTTACCACAGTATCCGCTGGTAAAACTGTTTTGGCACAAGCCACTCTTAAAGATGAATTTCCACAAGACTTTTGTGTATATGATTTGAATCAATTTTTGTCGGTACATTCTTTACATAAAGATTCTGAATTGAGTTTTGACGATTCAAATGTTATTTTTAAATCTGGTCGTTCTAGTACAAAGTATCGTAAAACGGCAAAAGAAATGATTGTAACTCCTCCAGAGAAAGAAATCTCTTTGCCTTCTGTTGATGTGTCTTTCACTTTAACAGAAGAAGATTATGCAAACATCATGAAGGTAGCTAGTGTGTTGGGTTCGCCACACATTGCTGTTGAATCTGATGGAGAGTTCGTTCAATTGGCAGCTTTTGATTCTCTAGACGATTCGGCTCACACCAACTCGATTCAAGTTGGCCAAGGTGATGGTAAAAAGTATAAGATTGTTTTCAAGACTGAAAATATCAAATTAATTCCTGGAAGTTATTCTGTTGAAATTTCTTTCAAAGGTATTGGCCACTTTAAAAATACTAAAGATGCCATTGAGTATTGGATTGCTTTTGAAGCAAAAGAAACAAAGATTGGAGATTAATATGTTGGTTAATTTTACTGATTCCACAACAAATGAATCTATTGCTATCAACTTAGCCAATCTAGTTTGTGTCTTTACAGTTAAAGAAGAAGGCGTTGAGAAAACAGTTATCAATATGATTAATGGTAACGTTGCTGTAAAAGAAAACTATTTGGAAACTGTTGGTAGAATCAATGCAGAAATGCCTAGGTAATTATTTTGAAAGTAGTAAAGAAGTGTTGAGAAGTTATTATATTATGGGAGTGTTAAATGGAACATTTACTTTGGGTCGAGAAGTACCGTCCAAAAACAATTGAAGATTGTATTTTACCAGATGCGATCAAGGAAACTTTTCAGGAGTACGTTAAAAGAAAAGAAATACCAAATCTTCTTTTATCTGGTACGGCAGGTGTCGGAAAAACAACTGTTGCTAAAGCTTTATGCAATGAGGTTGGTTGTGATTTTATTGTCATCAATGGCTCTGACGAGTCTGGCATTGATGTGCTTCGCAACAAAATTAAGAATTATGCTTCATCAGTTTCTCTCACTGGCGGCCGAAAAGTCATCATCATTGATGAGGCTGATTATCTTAACCCTAATTCGACTCAACCTGCTTTACGGGGAGCCATTGAAGAATTCTCATCGAATTGCTCGTTCATCTTCACATGCAATTTCAAAAACCGTATTATCGATCCAATACACTCTCGGTGTTCTGTTATTGATTTTAAAATCAACGGTTCTAAACCAAAACTGGCTGCACAATTCTTTAAAAGAGTTGAAGGTATCTTACAACAAGAGAATATCAAATATTCAAAAGATGTTGTCGCATCCATCATCACGAAACACTTTCCTGACAATCGAAGAATTCTTAACGAACTTCAGCGTTATTCTGTGTCAGGTTCGATTGATAGTGGGATTCTGTCTAATATTGCTGATATACAACTTGATAATCTTATTAAGTCGTTAAAAGAAAAAGACTTTGCCTCTGCTCGTAAGTGGGTCACCAACAATCTAGATAATGATCCTGTTAAAGTTTATCGCAAACTTTATGATGGTCTATATGATGCTCTTGATGCCAGTTCAGTTCCACAACTTGTTCTTATTCTTGCTAAGTATCAATATCAATCCGCTTTTGTGGCTGACCACGAAATCAATATGACTGCTTGTTTAACCGAAATTATGGTAGATTGTGAGTTTAAAAAATGACTTATTATGAAAAACATTTAACTTTAAATTGGGTTCATGTTAATCAAATTTATAGATATTCGAATAACATTACAGCAGCAGTGTATGCTTGGGCTTGGTTGAATAAAGAACCTAACAAAAAAACTTGGCCTTGTGATATAAAAGATACATTTTATATTGGTATGAGTGGTGGATTGGAAGATGATTTTATAGCCGATAGAAAGGAAAAACACAGAGTTCCAGCACTAACAACTAGGTTTCACCTTAGAATGAAACAACATATAGGTTTTTTTCGTAATCCAAATGCAAAATTTGGAAAACAAGCTTTAAAATATAATTTATATCATGAATTGTTTAATGAAGAAACGACACAAAATAAAGAATTGTATTGTGCAATTATGATTCCTAAAGATAATGTTTCTAGAGTTGGTTTGAGAAATAGATTGGAATTAATTGAATCGGAATTGAAAGAAGTATATTGTGAGAATTTTCATGAGATTCCTGTTTTATGTTTAGCAGAAAAAGATAATGTTACTGATTCGATGAAAAATTATAATTCAATTTCTCAACAAAAAATTAGAGAACATGAACAATCTAGTTTAATAAGGTTTTTTAAAAATGACTAAAGACGAAATGATGAATGAGTTGGGTCTAGCCGGTGAAAAAATCATCATTAATTTGTTGAGTGAAGAAGGTCGTAAGATTCAAAGTTCAATTAACAAATATGATTCAGAAAAAGATTTATTGGCTGATAATAAAAAAGTAGAAGTTAAAACACAAGTACCTTTTATTATGCAAAATGCTTTTACTTTTAAACCAAATCAACTCCGTAAATGTCGTTCTGTGGATGAATTGTATTTTGTTTCTGTACCAGCTAGCCATCATACCGATAAGTGGGCTGGCTGGATTTTTAAAGCAGACCCTAAAAGTTTTAAAACTAGAAACTATAAAACAAAAGATGGCCGTGATATGTTATTGGTTGACCGTGAACAAGATTCGTTGACACCAATCAAAAAAATGTCCATGGAAGAAATAAAGGAGTTGCAAAAATATACGGTATCGGGGTACTAAGATGCCAGATTTATTTAAAGAAATTCTTCCGTCTATACTAGAGAAGAAAAAGAGTGTGTTTTTGGATGAATATGATTATAAAGACTATAATCCTTATATCATCAATCGAGCCTTGTCGTACCACATGGATTGCATACTCTATGTCAATGAACTAAACAAGAATCCTAACCTTGAAAAGGACTTACAATATTCATATCTTCTAAATACCATAAGACCAATGAAACGGAAATTTCAACCGTGGCAGAAATCAGAGGTCGATAAAGATATGGAATGTGTCAAACAGTATTTTGGTTACTCCAACGAGAAAGCCAAAGAAGCTTTGCGTATTCTTAATGATGAACAAATCGCTGAAATAAAAGCTAAAACAAATAAAGGCGGAGTGAACAAGTCATGATTGCAATCATAGATTTAGTTGAAGTTACATTAGGTGAGAAAGATGATTTCCTCAAGGTCCGTGAAACGTTAACACGAATCGGTGTAGCTTCCAAAAAAGACAAAATTCTTTACCAATCTTGTCATATTCTACATAAACAAAGCAGGTATTACATAGTACATTTCAAAGAACTATTTGCTTTGGATGGTAAACCAACTGACATTACCGAAAACGATCTATCTCGTAGAAACGCAATTGCCAAACTACTAGAAGATTGGGGTCTGGTAAAAATATTGGATAAAAGTAAAGTGGAAAACCCACCTCCAATATTCTTATCTCAAATTAAGATCATATCACATAAAGAAAAAGACGATTGGGATTTGGTACCCAAGTATAATATTGGTAAAAAACCAGGAGCCTATTGACAAAATAGGCTTTTTGTGTTATAAATATGGATGTAGGTGCCTCAGGGGCCTATAATTTTGATTAACTCGCTTAAACTAAGGAGCACATAAACATGACTACAAGTCTATTACCAAGTCTATTTGACTTTCACAAAACGCTGGATCCATTCACAGTTGGTTACGATAAGTTCTTCAAAGACATTGAAGAAGTTACCAAAAATGTAACCAAGAATATACCATCGTATCCCCCATACAATATCAAACAAGTAAGCAAGAACAAGTATGTCATTGAAATGGCAGTTGCTGGTTTTGCCAAGTCTGATATTGAAGTAACTCTTGAAGGTAATAAATTGGTCATCAAAGGTGCTGCAAAAGAAGATGAACTTAAAGAAGAAGAAAATTTCCTCTTTAAAGGAATCGCTAACCGTAACTTTACACGTTCATTTACATTGGCTGACAAGATTGAAATCGGTCAAGCTGAAATGATGAATGGTATGTTGCGTGTATGGTTAGAGAATCTTGTGCAGGCTCAAGATACCATTAAAAAGATTGCCATTAAAGAAAAGAGTGTATAATGAACTGGTGGCCCGTAACCGATGAGGAATGGGAACAGTTGAATTATCCAAAAAGTCGGTAAAAATATAGGGGGCTCTTGACAGACCCCCTATTCTATGTTATAATGGTACATATTATGAAAAAAGTGAAACCAAAATCAGTTCTCAAAAAAGTTCGTGCCAAAAATGGTACGGATATCTTCTATACATATTCTAATTGGCCAATCGAAGAAATTGATGGCCAACAATTTATTGCCGTTGTAAAACAAATGCCTGATCCAAAAAAGAATCAGGTAATTCATTATATGAAAAAGGATAGTATGGAGTATGTGAAATGAGTTTCTTAGTTCAACATCAATTATTAAATAATCAAAAACGAAAATTTGATCCCAAAAATAAAAAAGACATTGAATTATTTAAAATGTTTTTAACGGAAAATAAATGGAATGGACCTTGTCCTTTTCTTTTAGAAGAACCACATACTGTAATTCCTGAAATGTTAAAAGACAAATATATTCGTAGTCAATTTAATATTCCAGAACCTATTGGTGAAATTTTAAGATGAATTGGTTGAAATATTCTGGTTGTAATATTACATTAAAATTAAATCCATTTCATTGGAGATTAAATTTCAGTAAAGGTAGTGAGAATGATGCTTGGGAAATTTCAACATCATATATTATTGAATTATTACCTATCACGATCCGAATATGGATTGATGACGGTAGTTGGTAGACCAAAGGGGCCTTTAGCATATCGGTAGATGCGTCCGGCTCATAACCGGTTGAAGAAAGTTCAACTCTTTCAAGGCCCACCAATATTGTTTTCTGGATAATGTGTTTCCATGTGGCAGTTATGACAAAGCACAACACATTTTTTGGCTTCTTGTAAAAGTTTATCAAATTTTGTGTTGGAACAATGTCTAAGATCCAATGTAAACTCTTTATCGTGTAAATGGTGAAAACATAATGCAGAATAATTTTTTTTGTATCCACAAATATTACATTGGCCACCTAGTGTGTTTAATAATTTAATTTTGTTTTTTTCTCCACGAACTCTTTGAGATTTATATGCTTGATTTCTTATATTACTACTTTTCATTTTACAAGAAACTGAGCAATACATTTTTTGCAAACCAGTTAGTTTATTTGAACATATTTTACAATTCATATTGAGTCCTCCTATTAATATATAGTATTATGAAGTTTTTCATAAACCTTTTAAAACTATGAAACAAAAATTTATTGACGCTTACATGGATGTGGCAGAGAGATTTGCCAAATTATCCAGTGCCAAACGATTGAAGGTTGGTGCCATTGTGGTAAAAGATGACCGAATTATATCTATCGGTTATAATGGTATGCCAGCTGGCTGGACCAATGAATGTGAAGAAGTGGTAGAATACCTAGAAGATGGTGGTACTATCACCAAAACAAAGGATGAAGTGATCCACGCCGAGGCTAATGCCATCGCTAAACTGGCCAAAAGTAGTGAATCTGGAGATGGTTCCACCATGTTCCTGACACATGCTCCATGTATTCATTGTGCAAAACAAGTCTATACCGCTGGTATTAAAAAGGTATATTACCGTAATTCGTATCGAGATACCATCGGCATAGACTTCTTAAATCATTGTGGTATATCAGTAGAACAAATTTCACCTGGTGAAAACTAGATATCACCTAAATATTTGAGAAGTATTAGTTGGTTTTCACAGGAGAAACCTCAATGCAACTCAGTATAATCGGATGTCCCGATAAGAAACGCTTTCGACCTTTTGTTAAGCGTGCGGCTATTTTTTATGCCGGACAACTGATGACACCTAAAATGATAGAAAACATTAGTGTCCGTATTAAGTTTGATCCAAAACTTGATGCTCTTGGATATGCAGAAGTATTGGATTATAATGATAGCAATAAACCTAGAGAGTTTCAGATTGAAATAAATCCTTTATGTGGTTCACATGATATATTGGAAACTATAGCACACGAAATGGTTCATGTTAAACAATATGTGTATGGCGAAACCAATGAATATGGTACACGATGGAGAGGTCAAAGAATTACCGAAAATATGGATTATTATGATGAGCCATGGGAAATAGAAGCACACGGGTTATCCACAGGATTGTTTACCAAATTTGCTATCAAAGAAAAATTATGGGAAGTGTTTAGTGATGTTCGTAATCCGGATGCACCACTCAAACCAGAACCAATAGCATGGTTAAATATACCACAAATAAGTGTTGACAATCACACTATATAATGTTATAGTATTACATATGCGGTCGGGGTATAGAACCAGAGTAGGTGTCCAACTTACTCATCTAGTGCGAATCTAGACCACCGCTCCAAATTCTTTAAGGACTATATCATGGCAGTTTCAAAATCAAAAAAGAAAAATCCAATGTTGACTAAAAATGGCAAGCCAAGATTAGGTCCATTAAATCTTAAACAGCTTAATGATATGTTAGAAAAATCTAGTAGACCAAAAGATAAAGCTAAGATTCAAAAACGCATCACCGAATTGGCTGCACGGCCCCTTTAGTTAAATGGTATAACGCTAGATTTGTAATCTTGAATTGTTAGTTCGATTCTATCAAGGGGCACCATTAGGAGGATTCATAAAATTTTCAATTAAAGTTGTAACATCACCATATTGATAATCTTCAAGCATTTCGATGACAATATCAACAATTTGAATTTGTCTTATGAAATTTTGTAATTCGTTTTCATGGTTCTTTAATTGATTTTCGGCAAACATTTTTAACATATTTTCACCTTGCTCATTTTTCTTTTTAATTTTTTTGATTATTTTTTTTAATCTGAATATGTAACCATTACAAGTATTAATGTTATTGTTTATGTTTAGTTTTTCTCGCCTACTTTCATTTTTCATAATCAGTATTAGATCATCAAGATCGGGATTAATGTTTGGAAGTAAATTGAAAAATAACCGACTAAGTTGTTCTAGAGCTTGATCACGGAGACTTGTACCAGATTCGTAATGACCGGTGGTGTCGTATTTTTTTCTGTTAACGGGATCACTTAAAACTTCATAGGCGTTTTTTATTTCCTTGAATATTTCAGGATCGCCGCCTTTGTCTGGATGATGTTGTTGAGCGAGTGATTTATATTTGGCTTTAATTTCTTCAAATGTTGCATTTTTAGAAACGCCTAAGATATCATATAGATTTTTATTCATACATGTATTTATAATGAGTTCCATACCTAAAATTGCACACGTTGCTTGGAAGACTAAAGATGTGTTCGACAGTAAATCACCACTCATTGTCAATGGTTTGCGCAAACTAATTGATTTGAATCCTGACTGGACTGTTACAGTACATGATGATAATGATGTGGATGAATATCTAAGAAATGTTTTAAATAAAAGAGATTACAATTTAATTAAAGATATACATATAGTTGAAAAAACTGATTTATGGAGGCTCTTTAAATTATACAATGAAGGTGGTCTTTACATTGACATTGACCGTTTTTGTAATATACCATTGTCAGCAATTATAACAGATGGTATAAAGTGTGTATTACCAACTTGTTTGGAGTGGGATTTTTCACAAGACTTTATGTTGACTGAACCTAAAAATCCAATTCAAGCAAAAACAATTGAATTGATATTACAGAGGCGGTATGAAGGACATAAGAATGTTTTCTTTTTAGGTCCACAAACATACATGCACGCCGTAACAACAGTATTATTTGGTGAAATGATTAACACGGATCCTGGTGTTGAGAAGTTTGATGAGATGCGTAAGTATATGGAACAAATTCCGTTTATTAAAACATACAGGGAACATCCACCCCACAATACAATAATTTATAAAGGTGATGGTGTTCTGGACTGGGAAAAATTAAAAAAAGAATTTTATGCTGAGGCCAATATAAAACATTGGTCTGGTGAATGGTAATATGAAAACAATAACACTACCTAGATTACTACAACCTTATTACTGTTCCGACCTTGTTAGAGTTGGTAAAAATAATGATGGTGGTTATCTTTTAAATAAAAATGATATATTGAAAAGTGAATGTTTATTATCCTTTGGCATCAATGATGACTGGTCTTTTGAGGATCAATTTCTTAAAATTAAAGATTGTCCTTTATTTGGTTATGATAATTCCGTAAATGATGTTATGTTAAAAGATAAAGGATTGTATGAATCTCATAAAGAATTTTTTACTGGTACAAAACAACACATAACGAAAAACATAGGTAAAAATAATACATCCGATGAAATCACTTTTGAATCTGTTTTAGAAAATAAAGGTAAAAATATTTTTTTAAAGTGTGATATTGAAGGTTCTGAATATAAGATTTTAGACAATATACTCACACACACAAAATTGTTTTCTGGTATTGTGATTGAATTTCATGATATACAAGATAATTTTAACTTGAATGAAATGGCTAATTTTATTAGTAAATTGGATCAAAAATTAGTTCATGTACATATAAACAATTATTCTTATATGCAAATTGATGAAAATCAATATATACCTTCAGTTGTTGAATTGTCTTTTACTTCATCAGATAATATAAAATTAAAAAAACATATTAATTTTCCAAATTCTTTAGACATGCCAAATTGTCCAGAAAGAGAAGATTTTACCATAATATTTTGAAAAATGGTTGGATGTTCGGAGCCTCCGAAAATTTTTTTGCCATTCTCAAGATTCAAAAAAGTAATTTTAGTTTTTGATATATATAATTATAGCGGGGTAGCTCAGAGGTAGAGCATTGGACTCATAATCCAGGGGCCGTAGGTTCGATTCCTTCCCCCGCAACCAATAAGGAGATATTATGACACAGCCAAAAACCAAAGGTGGAGTTTCACCAATTGAGATTCACACTATTCCTAAACCAAAAACTCCATCAACACCAAAACCAAAACAAACATTTGTTCCTAAGATGACTGTAATGCGAAAGGCAGGTAGAGGTAGATGACATCCGATTTAGAGAAGTATCGTCAACAAGCTTTAGAGTTATGGTTTAATAATGGAGGTTCATGCACTGGTGCACAGCCACCTGAACCAAAAGATATTGATGATGCAATAGCTGAAGATGAAGAATTTAAACGAATAGGAAAATTAAATGATTCAAATCACTGATAGTGCAATAAACAAAGTAAGAGATTTATTGGTAGAAGAAAAATTACCAAATGGTGCATTACGAATGTTTGTGCAAGGTGGTGGATGTTCTGGTTATCAATACGGATTTACATTTGATGAGGAAGTTGCAGAAGATGATTTTGTCATTGAGAATGAAGGTATCAAAGTAATTGTTGATATGATATCATCTCAATATCTACAAGGCGCAACATTAGACTATAAAGAGGAAAAGTTTAATTCACAATTTGTAATTATTAATCCAAATGCTAAATCTACTTGTGGATGTGGTTCTTCATTTAACGCTTAGTTTGGCTAATCTGAATTTTTCTAATAGTTTAATATAGAACCAACCTGCATCTATTTCAAACCATTTCCTACTAAGCTTGGCGGAACCAGCATCAGCATGGTGATTATTATGAAGCTCTTCGCCACCAATAATAAGACCAATAGGGAAAACATTTCTAGATGATTCTCTTGTTTCGACATTTCTATACCCCCAATAGTGGCCGATTCCATTGACTACACCAGCAGCCCAAAACGGAATCCATATCATTTGAATTCCCCAAGTTAATAATCCCCACCACGAAAAACAAAGTAAATTTATTAGCAATAACAAAGTAATTCCTAGACGGGAATGTTTGCTGTAAAGGTTTTTCTCTAACCAATCATCTGGTGTTCCTCTGCCAAACGAATTAACCATCAATTCATCCTTGGATGCTGTGTTATATAATAAAGCTCCGCCAAATAAAACTTTCCATATACCAAATAATTGAGGTGAATGTGGATCACCTTTTTGGTCAGTCATACTGTGATGCTTACGGTGAATAGCCACCCATTGTTTTGTGACCATACCTGTGGTCATCCACAACCAAAAACGAAAGAAATGATTTACTGCTGGATGAAATGTAACCGATAAGTGAGTTTGACTACGGTGTAGATATAGAGTTACGGCGATGATTGTTAGATGAGTTGTTACTAGGACATAAATTAGTTCGTTCATTGGTGTGTTTCAAAAGTGTGTGTGGAAAAAACCAACAGTTGAGTATAAGATATACCCAAAAATCTATTGGATGAATTATTGACATTACTTATTTAGGATATTTTAGATATAGCTTCTAGTGCCATAAGAGTCAAACTACCAATCAATACAATTGCAAATATTACTTGCGGCAATTTATTCATAATACCTCCATTTCAGTTATTTATTTAACCACTCCTGATTCAATTACCATTAAACATAAGCAGAATATAAGAATAAGTATGAAAACGATTGGTTGCATATTCATTTATATAACTTAAAAAAATATGTTACCAAAGCTGCAGCCGTCATACACCACCAAAATAATTGAGCTTGTCTATTTCTGTCTTTATCCATGTATTTTAATTCATCAGCTCTATCTTTTTCCATTTTTGCTTTGGTTGCTTCAATCTCAGCCCAAGCAGTTTTACCATATTTTTTAATAGCTTCCAGTTTTAATTCATCAACTTTTCGTTGGTGAGCTTTTTCTTTTTGATATTTTTCGTAAGCCTTAAACTCTGCCATTGTGGCCAAATATTCTTGTTCCGCTTTGGCCTTCAATCTTTGGACATGCTGTTGTTGAACAGCCTTTTCCATATCCGCTTGTTGGTCGGTAACCACAGCGCTTAATTGTTTGCTTGCTCCTTGAGCAGCTTTGAGGGTATTAACGGCACTTTGGGCGCCGGCAACAATAGGGTCAGCCATTTGGTTTCTTTTAGTTGTGTTATAGGAAGAATAATAAAGAATACCGAATGTCAGGTTGACATGGAGAGATAAATCAGATAGAATTTCAATTCAACTACATACTTATTTATAAGAAATCATTAAAGAAAAGGTAAAAATATGAAGATACTGGCTATGAAACTCATTACCGGAGAAGAAGTTTTGGGTGAAATTGAATCCGAATCGGAAACTGAATTTGTCATTGAAAACCCAGTCGGTATCTCTATTGTACGAGATCCAAAAACTGGTCAACCAAACATTGGTTTTTCACCATTTCCATTACATGCCGAACAAAAAACTGGTGCCACGCTTGCCATCAGTAAGAAAAATGTAGTATACTCCTACAATCCAGCAGAAGATTTTATTAATAATTACAATTCAATCTTTGGTTCTGGAATCGTTGTTCCTCCAACCAAATCACTAATTACAGGTTAATGGTACTAGAAAAATCAATCATTCGTACCGCAAAATGGGATAAAGAGAATAGTTCTTGGGATATTAAAGAGTCATTAAATTATCAATGGTTCACCCTAAATAATACACCGAAGTCACCTCTTTACACAGAGCTATCAGACGCTCTACAATGGATCATTGAATATGACCGAAATAAAAACCTATCGTAGTATCTTTATTTCCGATGTTCACCTCGGTACCAGAGATTGCCAAGCAGAAAAACTTAATAATTTTTTAAAGCACAATACTTGTGATACACTCTATCTTATTGGTGATATTATTGATGCTTGGAAAATTCAACAAAACAAATGGCGTTGGAAACAATCACATTCAAATGTGGTTAGAAGAATTCTTGGCCACGCAAAAAGAGGTACTCGTGTGGTTTATGTGGCCGGTAATCATGATGAATTTTTACGACCAATGATACCATATGATTTAAGTTTTGGTTCTATTCAAATATGTAATCAGACAGAACATATTGATGCAAATGGCAAAAGATTTCTGGTAACTCACGGAGATTTGTTTGATGGTATTTCAAAAATAGCACCATGGCTTGCCTTTCTTGGTGATAAGTTGTATGATATGGTCTTAAACTGGAATTCGGCCTTTAATTCTTTTCGCCGTAAGTTTGGACTAGGTTATTGGTCACTTTCCAAGTATCTAAAATATAAAGTCAAATCATCTGTTGATTTTTTATTAGGATTTGAAAAGAATATTTCAGAATATTGTAAGAAAAAAGGATTTGATGGTGTAATATGTGGTCATATTCATCATGCAGAAATAAAAGAGTTGAATGGTATATTGTATATGAATGACGGTGATTGGGTAGAATCTTGCACCGCTTTAGTGGAACATCATGACGGCACATGGCAAATTGTGCATTGGACGAAAGAAAAAGATTGAGTAATTTTTATACTAATGTGCAGAGTATCGGTGGCAACATACTCTATCGTGGAATACAAAACGGCAAGAAAATAAAGACAAAGGTTGAGTATGCTCCATCTTTGTTTTTGCCATCCAAAAAAATCACCAACTTCACAAGTCTTGAGGGTGATTACCTAGACGAGAAAAAGTTTCCATCAATCAAAACAGCCAGAGATTATATCAAACAATTTGAAGGTGTTTCTAGTGCATCAAAGATTTATGGCCAAACTCGATTTGAATATGCCTTTATTGCCGACCAACATCAAGGTATGGTTGATTATGATTATGAAAAAGTATCAATCGCTGTAATCGATATTGAAGTCGGTTCTGAGAATGGCTTTCCTGATCCATACGAAGCAAACGAACCCATCACAGCAATCTGTTTAAAATTTCTCAATGGCAAACCAATCGTATTTGGCTGTGGTGAATATCAAGTTGAAGAAGGTGAAATCTATATTCGTTGTAAAGATGAATACAATCTTTGTAAGAAATTTCTTGAGTTTTGGAAAGACAAATATCCAGATATCGTAACTGGCTGGAACACCAAGTTCTTTGATATACCATATCTCATCAATCGTTTTCGCAAGATTCTAGGTGACGATGAAGTCAAGAAACTATCACCATGGAATTTCATTACAGAACGCAAAGCATATGTAAACAATCGACAGTTGATTGATTACACACTTGTTGGACTATCTTCACTTGATTACATTGAACTATACAAATGGTACGCACCGGGTGGTAAGTCACAAGAGTCATATCGTTTGGATAATATCGCACAAGTAGAACTTGGTGAAGGCAAGATTGCATATGATGAATATGATAACCTTCATTCTTTGTATCGATTAAACTTTCAAAAGTTTATTGAGTACAACATTAAAGACGTTGAACTCATTATCAAACTTGAAGATAAATTAAAACTGCTTGAACTGGCAGTAACTCTTGCATACGATACCAAATCAAACTTTGAAGATGTGTTTGCTCAAACTCGTATGTGGGACGCTCTAACATATTCTTATCTCCGTGATAAAGATATTATTGTTCCACCACGAGTAGTCAAAGATAAAGATGCAGCATTTGAAGGTGCCTATGTTAAAGTACCGCAAGTTGGTCTCCATAATTGGGTTGCTTCATTTGATTTGAACTCTCTATATCCACATTTGATGATGCAGTATAATATCTCACCCGAAACACTCATTGAACCAGAGAATTATACAGATGAAATGCGTGAGATTCTTTCACAAGGCGTTTCTGTTGATGGACTTTTGAAAAAAGGAATTGATACTTCAAAATTAAAAGGTGCAACACTAACACCTAATGGCCAATTCTTTCGCACTGATTTTCAAGGTTTCTTGCCTAAGATGATGGAAGAAATGTATACAGACAGAAGTAAGTTTAAGAAGTTGATGTTACAAGCAAAACAGGAATATGAAAATGAAACAGATAGCTCGAAGAAATATGAAATTGAGAAACGAATCGCCAAATATAACAACATTCAGTTGGCAAAAAAAGTATCTCTCAACTCTGCTTATGGTGCTTTGGGTAGTCAGTATTTCCGTTTCTACGATTTGCGGATGGCTCTTGGCGTCACTACTGCTGGCCAATTAAGTATTCGTTGGATCGAAAATAAAATTAACGATTACATGAATAAATTATTAAAGAGTGAGAAAGATTATGTTATTGCATCGGATACAGATTCGATTTATCTCAACCTTGGCCCATTGGTTGATAGTATTGTTAAAACAAAAACAGAAATTACTAAAGTTATCTCCATCATGGATCGTGTTTGTGAAGATAAAATTCAACCTTTTATTGATAAAAGTTATCAGGAACTTGCAGAATATGTGTGTGCATTTTCCCAAAAAATGGAAATGAAACGAGAAGGCCTTTCTAACAAAGGTATCTGGACTGCCAAGAAACGATATATTTTGAATGTCTATAATAACGAAGGTGTACAATACAAAGAACCACAGATGAAAGTCATGGGTCTAGAGATGATTAAATCTTCCACACCTTCCGCTATTCGTGAGAAAATGAAAGAAGCAATTCAATTAATGGTGAGTGGCACAGAGAATGATATCCACAAATTCATTGAAGATTTTAGAAAAGAATTTAAAAAACTACCTGTCGAAGAAATTTCATTTCCTCGTGGACTCAATGGTCTAAATACTTATTCTGATTCATTGTCTTTATATAAAAAAGGAACACCAATTCATGTTAAAGGTGCTATTCTTTATAATCATAATTTAAATTTAAAAAATCTAACCAAAAAATATCCACTCATTCAAGAGGGTGAAAAAGTTAAATTCACCTATCTAAAGATGCCAAATCCATTTAAAGATACTGTTATTTCTTATCCATCTCGTTTACCAAAAGAGTTTGAATTGCAACAGTATATTGATTATGATATGCAGTTTGAAAAAGCATTCCTAGAACCAATCAAAGTAATTCTTGATTGCATGGGTTGGCGAGTAGAAAAAACAAGTTCAATAGAGGATTTCTTCTCATGATTATTCTAACATTATTATCAGCATTATTGTTATCTGGTATTGCAGCTTACTATTCGATTATTGGATTGGCTGCAATTTTTACCGGAGCATTTTGGCCAATCGTTTTTATGGGTTCGGTTCTTGAGATGAGTAAATTAGTTACTGCATCATGGTTATATCGTAATTGGAAAACCTGCCCACTTTTATTAAAATCTTATTTGACATCCGCTGTTGTTATATTAATGATAATTACCAGTATGGGTATTTTTGGATTCTTATCGAAAGCTCACATAGATTCCACACTAGAAGCTGGTGCAAACTCGGTTGAAATACGAACACTCAATCAACAAGAAAAGATTGCGAAAGAACGTTTAGATTATTTACTGAAACGTGCTGGTAATCCAGAAACGGCATCAGCCAATGTTGATAAACAAATTCAACAAACACAAAAAGAATTGACAGATATTAACAAAAGAAAATTGCCACTTCTTAAAGAGGAAAATAAGTTAATTGCCGAAGTTGGTCCTATTAAGTATATTGGTGATATGGTATATGGAACTGAAGATAACAATGCCATTGACAAAGCAGTTCGTTTGGTAATATTGTTAATAATGGTTGTATTTGACCCCTTAGCTGTGTTATTATTGATAGCAGCAAATATGTCATTACAACAAAGAAATGGTATAACTGATAAAAAAGAAGAAATCATTACTGTTGTACCAGATGTTCCGGTATTTACTGAAAAGAAACCGGACGAAGAAATAGAGAATGATAGAGTTGAAATACCTAAAAACAATATTACTTCAATTGACGAAAATGAACAAAAAGAAATTGTAATTGATGCGGCTTCAGGAGAAACTATACCTCCATTAACGGTGCATCAATCACCAGGTGTTTACACGGAATTTCATGAAGCGGAACAACCAGTTAAAAAATTAGAACCTAAGTATGATTATGAAGAAGAATTTGCTTTTAAAGAAAAAGAAAAAAAAGCAAAACAAGTTAAATTGGATGGTGGTGACTTTTAAAGGAATGTTATGAGTATATTAGATAAAATTAAAAAAAATAGTAGTATTAAAGAATCAGCAATTCTTTCTAAATCGAAATTCTTTACACAAAAGGATATGATTCCGACATCTGTGCCAATTATTAATGTGGCGCTTTCTGGTCGTTTAGATGGAGGCCTAACACCAGGTCTTACAATGTGGGCCGGCCCATCTAAACATTTTAAAACTGCTTTTAGTTTACTAATGGCAAAAAGTTATTTGGACAAATATGATGATGCAGCGTTATTATTCTATGATTCTGAGTTTGGTACTCCTCAGTCTTATTTTGATAGCTTTGGTATTGATACCAACAGAGTTCTACATACACCTCTTACTGATATTGAACAATTAAAATTTGATATCATGCAACAGTTAACCAATCTCGAAAGAGGTGATAGGTTGATTATTGTTATCGATTCAATTGGTAATTTGGCTTCAAAGAAAGAAGTTGAAGATGCTCTAGAAGGTAAATCAGTTGCCGATATGTCCCGTGCCAAACAAGTTAAAAGTTTATTTCGCATGGTGACACCGCATCTCACAATGAAAGATGTTCCAATGATTGTGGTAAATCATACATATAAAGAGATTGGTATGTTCCCTAAAGATATCGTTGGTGGTGGAACAGGTTCATATTATTCAGCTGACAACATTTTTATTATTGGTCGCCAGCAAGAAAAAGAAGGCACAGAGGTTGTTGGTTACAACTTCATAATTAACGTGGAGAAATCACGCTATGTTAAAGAAAAATCTAAAATTCCTGTTACTGTTTCTTTTGATGGGGGTGTTAGCCGGTGGTCAGGCTTACTTGATTTGGCACTTGATTCAGGCCTTGTCGTTAAGCCTTCTAACGGGTGGTACAGTAGAGTTGATATTTCTACCGGTGAAATAGAAGCAAAGAAATATAGAATAAAAGAAACAGACACCAAAGATTTTTGGATGCCTATTATCACCAGTAAAAAGTTTCAAGATTATGTAACGGACAAATATCAAATTGCAGCTGGTGAAATTATGCAAGGCGGTGTTGATAATTTATTTGATGAGATTGTTACCATGAATGGGACTGAGAATGAGTAATGAAGATGCTAAATTAAAACATTCCAAGCGTATTCAAAAAACTCAAAATCAAATTAAAAAACAAACTAAGATTGCCAAATCACATGGTATGCCGGTGGATGAACCACACAAATTCGCCAAACATCATGCGATGGACTGTGGTAATCCTGATTGTGTAATGTGTGGTAACCCCAGAAAAGTGTGGAGAGAAAAAACCATACAAGAAAAAAGATTTGACGAGGTGAAAGATGATTGAAGGAGTAGATTACTGTTTCATTTACCCAAAAAATGATGAAACTGCCGTACACATTAAATTTTTAGATGGTCCATATAAAAATACCACATTTAAATATGGTAAGGTAAAATTTAAAGAAGAAGATCAACAGGTGTATTTACTTTTTGCTTATGATGTGATAGAATCCACAGTAGACAAGCCAAGAAAGTTGGAAAAAGATACTGATTTTAAAAATTACATTGGTAATTTATTGGTAGAAATTATGGGTAGTAACATTGAACAGGAAATAATTGATGAAGCTGGAACAAACGATATTGAAGAACCTCGTTTACAATGAGGAATATTTACGAAAAGTTTTACCATTTTTAAAGACAGAATATTTTAGTGATAATGTAGAGAGAACATTATTTAATGAAATTACATCATTCACGGAGACTTACAATAACACGGCAACGATTGAAGCACTTAGTATTGCCGTCAAAGAAAAGAGAAATCTTACAGCTGATGAAGTTCAGAGATGCGAGGACTATCTTCTCGAAATTGAAAAGATTAAGTCTACAGAAACCGAGGTTCAATGGCTTGTTGATAAGACCGAAAAATTCTGTCAAGAGAAGGCCATATATAACGCAGTATTGGGGTCTATTTCGATTCTCGATGGCAAAGATAAAAATCACGACAAAGGCCAGATTCCCAAGATATTATCGGACGCTTTAGCAGTAAGTTTTGATAACTCCGTTGGCCATGACTACTTACAGGACTCAGATGCTCGATATGAATTCTATCACAGAAAAGAGGAACGAATCCCATTCGACCTCGATTACTTTAACAAGATCACAAAAGGTGGTTTACCAGCTAAGACGCTTAACATTGCTTTGGCGGGGACTGGTGTTGGTAAATCTCTTTTTATGTGTCATGTGGCTGCTTCGTGCATGGTTCAGGGTAAAAATGTCCTTTACATCACTTTGGAAATGAGTGAAGAAAAGATTGCAGAACGAATTGATGCCAATCTATTGAATGTTACTATTGATGATTTGATTGAGTTACCAAAAGATATGTATGATAAAAAAGTTAATCGTGTCCGTGAAAAGACTACAGGCAAACTTATTATCAAAGAATATCCAACCGCTTCAGCATCAACTATTCATTTTAGGACACTATTAAATGAACTTAATCTCAAGAGGTCTTTTGTACCTGACATTATATTTGTTGACTATCTCAATATTTGTTGTTCTGCTCGTATTAAGGCTGGCGCAAATATTAATTCCTACACCTACGTTAAAGCAATTGCAGAAGAATTACGTGGCCTTGCTGTTGAGTATAATGTTCCTATTGTATCTGCTACACAAACTACCCGCTCAGGATTTACTTCCAGTGATCCGGGACTTGAGGATACGAGTGAGTCGTTCGGACTTCCCGCCACCGCAGACTTGATGTTCGCTTTGATTTCTTCTGAAGAACTAGAAGAACTTGGTCAGATTATGGTTAAACAATTGAAGAATCGATATAATGATCCAACATTCCACAAACGATTTACTCTTGGTGTTGATAGATCCAAAATGAAACTATATGATGTTGAACAGGCTGCACAAATGGGTATCGCAGATGCTGGCCACGATAAGCCTTTGAACACATTTGGTACCAGAGAAGATAGACCAAAGAAATCATTTAGTGGATTTAAAGTATGATGATCAATAGGGATCAGGCACTTCATTGTGCTGGTGTATTTAAAGATTACTTTAGTAACATTGGAAGTACCGAAGAATACATGCGTGATGAGAAACTGAAGAATGTGGCTGATATGCCATCTTCTTTATTTCCAATTGAAGATGATTTATTCTCCGATTTCACAATGCACCCAAAAGATATGGATATTGAAGTGTGTGAAATACCAAACGATGTTTGGGAACCTTTACTTGCCATTACCAGTTCACACATCAATAAAGCACCAGTTGGTAAGAATATTCAATTGGCAGTCAAAGAAAGAAACTCAGGAAAGATTCTAGGATTCATTCGTTTGGGTTCACCAGTAATCTATATGAAACCTCGTAATGACTACCTAGGACAAGTTTGGATTCAAAATGAAGATACTGCCAAGCGGTTCAATACGGCTTGTGTTATGGGTTTCGTAATTGTACCATCTCAACCATTTGGTTTTAATTATCTAGGCGGTAAACTTTTATCTGCCATTTGTGCCAGTCATACCGTAAGAGAAATCTGTAATAAAAAATACGATATGAATATCTGCTTGTTTGAAACTACCAGTTTATATGGAAGTACCAAATCGGTTTCACAATATGATGGCATGAAACCTTACATTCGTTTTAAAGGCTTAACAGAATCAGATATTGTGCCAATGATGCACGGCCAAAGATATACTGATTTGAAAAAATACGTGGAGGATATTACTGGTGATTTATTGGGTGGAGATACTTCAACAACGAGTAGAAAACTCAGAACATTCACTAAGATTATTGCTCTCACCAAAGCTGCTTTAAAAGGAACACCTGAAGGAGATGCTTTCTCTTTAACGATTGACAATGCCAAAAAGTTGACAGAAAAGAAACGATATTATATTTCTGATTATGGATTTAAAAATACTGTTGATTACATGAATTGTAAGACCGACAAACTTTTACCTGGTGAAAATTACAAGAAACATGAACTATCAAATGTAATCGAATGGTGGCGGAGTAAAGCTATAAATAGATATGAAACCCTTAAAGCTGAGGGTAGATTACGAACAGAACTTGAAGTATGGACTTCAGGTAAAGACATTCAAATTATTAGGTAAAAAATGGCAAAAAAAGAAGATGCTCAAGAAACTGCTCAAGCATTATTTTGTGCTTTAGCTGATTTTCATGGTGTGGCCAACATCGATAAAATCTTTAATGAAAAAGCATATCCATCTTATTTTGATTTTAAGGCTTTTTGGAACAAAAAATACCCAAACGCTAGTATAGAGAAAACATTTCAAAAGAAACTTTTATCTGGTAAATCTTCACTACAAGAAGTTGAAGATTTGTTGTATGGAGTTCAAGAAAAATCTAAAAGTAAAAAAACAGAGTGGTACCGATCTTCTTTACACATTGCCGCACAGTTGATGAAAGACATCTCCACCATTTCAAAAAATTTTAATTATATAAAGTCGAAAAATTGGTCTGATATTTTTTATGCTCAAGGTGATAAAGAAGTTATGGAAAATATTGCGAAACTTTATAAAAAAGCCAACGACAATCAAAAAAAATTAATAGAAAACAAAAATAAAAATAAAGCTCCTGCATCTGAAATTATAAAAATTTCAAGACCTTTTGATAACATTAATAAATGGTCCACGGCTGATATTTATTTTGCTTCTGATGATGCCAAAAAACAAATTTCAGATTTAGTATCCGAAAAACAATTAGATTATACAAAATTAAATGCGTTTATAAGTAAAAACATTTCAAATGGTGATATATTGCCATTATCATTAAAAAAACAACCAAATGAAGTTAAAATTTTAAAAGTTAATTTCAATCGACCCCAAGAACAAAAAGACATTGATAAGTTGGAATATGGTGGTATTAGTAATTGGAAAAAATATGATGAAAATACTGATATAAAAAAATATACAAGAACACTATTAGTTTATATGTCAAAAGATAAAAGCATGGAATTACAAATGCGCCACGACCCCTCAACAGAAGGTTACAAAGGTGTTGTAAAACTTTCAGGTGCAGGTGCTTTTGAGGGCAGTTTATCTGCTGGACCTATAGCTGATCTATTGTGCACAATAGATTTATCTTTTGGAAAAAAATGGTATAAAGTATATCAAGATGCAAACAGAATTTTTAAAGACTATAAAGTAATTCTTGATAAAGAACTAAAAGAAAAAGATAGAGATCAATATGATGAAAAAAGAGAAAAAGCCAGTGCAAAAGTTACAAACGAAGTAAATCCTGTTTTGATTAGTTGGCTAAATAAGGACAAACAAAATGCAGACCTTTTCATTCGTAATGTTTACACCTACGCAACTGCTCGTTCTACAAATTCATCAAAATATGTTATAGCAAAATAAAATGACCCTAGACGATATAGAAAACGCAATCTTTCAAGGCCAAAAAGGTTTCGACCAAGCACTTGACCTTATAGAAAGATACAAAACAAATAAAAAACATTTTCTAAATGATGGAAGATTGATTGCTATTAATCAACGAGTTAATGGTGTCAAACAAAAATTAAATACCATACCAACACAATTCTTAAATAAAATATCAGTAACAATTAGATATAAAAACTATATTAGAAGTGTTACACCGGTTGGTAAAATAGAAAGTGTAAGCGCTACAGCAACAAAAGTTTTAGAGATAGTAACTGAAGATAGTAACAAAAGAATATTGAGTGCAAAAGAACCTGCTACCAAAAGAAATAGACAATATGAAAAAACCGAAGTAATAAAGTTCTTTCATCAAAATTACAATTCTATCGTTGCCTTGTTCGAACTATATAATTTACTACAAGATATAAAAGATGTGATTAACAATTAGGTGATAATATGGCTTTAGTTGATTTCGATAAAGTATTACAAGAATATACTGACGATGATGATGATTTTGGTTTTTCTGCCGTTTCTGAAGAAGAATATAATTCAGTTATAAACAAAACAGCAGAGACCGCTGATGACTATAAATTAAGATTGAATGAAGTTGAGAAAATGATTATTCCTTTCCTTAAAAAATTACATTCAACCGGAGATAAAGAATACATATATTGGCCGAATCGTAAACCAATTATAGAGAAACAAATAGAGAGAATACTGAAACTAACAAGAGATTAAATTATGTCTGCTACTGTGATTATACCAACCACTGGATCACCAGAGGTCAAAACTGCCGTTGAATCTGTTTTAAATCAAAGCCATCCTACTGATTGTTATGTTGTCATTGATGGTGACCAATATATGGACAAAACACTGGAGGCGTTGGGTTCAGCTGTTGATGACACACGAGTTCATATCTGTGCTTTACCAATCAATGTAGGTGCCAAAGGATTTTATGGCCACCGTGTCTATGCCGCTTTCACTCATCTAGTCAATACAGAGTACATTGCTTATCTTGACCAAGATAATTGGTTATATCGGTCACATGTAGAAAACTGTATCAAAACAATTAACACAAGAAGTTTAGATTGGTGTTATTCTTTACGCCAAGTGTATAACAAACAAGGTAAGTTTGTTTGTTTTGATGACTGTGAATCGTTAGGTATTTGGCCAACATACCACGGAGTTCATCACATAGATACTAATTGTTACTTCATTAAAACGGAAGTAGCAAATAAAATTGCAAGTGTTTGGCATGGTGGTTGGGGTCAAGATAGAGTATTTCTACAAGCAATCACAAAACACTTTCCCAAATTCTATTGCACAAGTGAATATACAACCTGTTATAGAGTAGATGGTGGTAAAGGTTCTGTTACAGCAGAATTCTTTGAAAATGGTAATAAAGTAATGAATGAAAAATATAATGGAGAATACCCATGGCGGAAAAAAGCTTAATAATTGGTGCTATAACCAACTATGATTTCGATAAGGTTGCACCTTGGGTAAAATCAATTAATGAAACTGGTTTTGTTGGTGATAAGATAATGGTTGTTTTTAATTCGACATTAGAAACAGTTGAAAAACTTGTTCAACACGATTTCAAAGTTGTTGTGGTTGGCCAAGAAGATAAAGAAAACAAAAGATTTGTACACCAATCACATCTACCAATTCATGTAGAAAGATTCTTTCACATTTATAACATTTTAAAAGATAATTGGGAATTCTATGACTATGTTATTACAACAGATGTTAAAGACATTATCTTTCAAAGTAATCCAGTGGATTGGTTAAAAGATAATTTAAACGACAAGAAATTGGTTGCTGGTTCAGAGGCCATTCAATACATGCATGAGCCTTGGGGTAATCAAAATCTACTAGAAACTTATGGCCAATATTTTTACGACCAATTTAAAGATTGTGAAATCTATAATGTAGGAACACTAGGTGGTGAATCTGAATATATGAAAGATTTGTGTTTAAATATATTCTTGTCTGCTATTAATCGTCCAATACCAATTGTTGACCAAGCTGTATTTAATGTACTGATACAGACCTTGCCATTTAGAGATGTTATTCATTTTGCAAGACAACGAGATGGTTGGGCTTGTCAAGCAGGCACAACAGTTGATCCATCTAAAATAGAATCTTTTAGACCACATTTACTAGAAGAAGAACCAGATTTTATTGATGGTTATGTTTATACATCCACAGGAAAAAAGTTTTGTATTGTTCACCAATACGACCGGGTTCCTGAATGGAGAAAAATTATCGAGGCGAGATACAAATGAAAATTTTTATAACAGGATTAGCAGGATTCTTGGGCAGCCATTTGGCCGACAGAATGATAGAACTTGGCCATGAAGTTATTGGTAATGATACACTCATTGGTGGTTATGTTGACAATGTACCAATCAAAGCAAAGCTATATGTGGTCGATTGTTGTAAGGTTGATGAGATGGCACAGATTATGAAAGGTTGTGATATTGTAATACACACAGCTGCCACAGCACATGAAGGTCTTTCAGTTTTTAGTCCAAGTTTTATTACTCGAAATATATTTGAAGCTTCTGTAGCTACAATCTCTGCGGCAATTCAAAATAAAGTAAAACGATTCGTATACTGCACTTCAATGGCACGATACGGTGACCAAAATACTCCGTTTACTGAAGATATGAAACCAAGACCAGTTGATCCATATGGTATTGCCAAAGTTGCTGGTGAAGAAGTTTTAAAAGCTCTAGGTGAAACACATAACATGCAATGGAACATTGCTGTACCTCACAACATTGTGGGACCAAGGCAGAGATATGATGATCCTTTCCGTAATGTAATGAGTATTATGATTAATAGAAATCTACAAGGTAAACCATCTATTATTTACGGAGATGGTTTACAAACAAGATGTTTTTCTTATATTGATGATTGCATTTCTTGTTTAGAGAAAATGGCACTTGATCCTAACTTGACACATCAAATTATCAATATTGGTCCCGATGAAGGAACAATTACAGTAAAAGAAATGTCAAAAATGGTTGCTGAAGAATGTGGATTTGAAGGAGAACCAATACATATGCCAGATCGGCCAAGAGAAGTCAAACACGCATCTTGTTCTGCTGATAAAGCAAGACGCTTATTGAATTATGAAACAAAGACGGATTTGAAAACGTCAATCAAAAAAACCGTGGACTATATCAAACAAAAAGGAACAAAACAATTCGATTATTCTTATCCATTGGAAATTATCTCAGATAAAACTCCAGCAACATGGAAAGATAGGTTGATGTAATGGCGACAATAGGTTTCTTTAACTGTGTTTCAACACAACCAAAAGCTACAGAACATTCTATACAATCAATACGAAAGTTTCATCCAGATAGTTTCTTTATGATTGCTTGTGATGCAGGTCCAGATTATTATACATTATGTAAAGAGTATAATATCGAATATTATCATTCACAGAAAAGTTTAAGTTATCCGGTTCAACCATATGGTTACAGAAAAGAAAAAATATTGGAATGGTTGAGTAGATTCTATATCGCTTGTATTAAAACCAACACAACACATTTGATGATGGTTGAAGATGATGTGGTATTGATTAAACCAGTAACGGTTGAGGATGATTGGGAGGTATCTGGTCATGCAACAACTCATGCAAATCTATTTCATCCAGAATTTACAAAGATGATACACGAATATTCTGGAGTTTATCCTGATGTTCAAGGTTATGGTGCTGGTGGTGGTTCGATATTCAAAGTAAAAACATTTATAGACAATTACTTTGGCATTGTAGAATTTATTGATAAAAATGCTGACTACATACAAGATAACTTCTATCCTACGATGGGTTGGATGGATTGTTATATGACATACTACTATTTGTTGTGTGGTAAAAAATATACGAACAATCCTCACTTGTTCAACATTTGGCCAACAGATAAAAATTATGATATTAATAATGTGCCATCTGAAATGGAAATAGTTCACAACTATAAGAATTATTATGTATGAAAATTATAAGGTAGTATCTCCAGGCCATCTGTTTCAAATTAGAACTGGTCCTGGCCCCGATTATAGTGAAACATATTCCAAAACAAGATATGATTTATATCCGACAACGGATAAAATGTCGCAGTTGAGATATTCTATAATTGAATCAAATATTGGCCGTGTCAATTCAATTTGTGACTTTGGTTATGGTAACGGAAGTTTTTTAAAATATTGCCACATAGAAGGACGCAAAACTTTTGGTTACGATATATCTAACTATCAATTACCATCTTACGTTACTAAGGTAGATAATCCAGACAATGTTGAAGTTGATGTAATGACTTTTTTCGACTCACTAGAACATTTAGATGTGGAAGATTTGACACCAATTCTCAAAGCAAAGAAAACAAAATATTTTGTTATTTCTGTTCCTTGGTATCACGAATCATGTGGAAAAGAATGGTTTATGAATTGGAAACACCGTAGAGAGAATGAACACTTCCACCATTTTGATTGTAATGGACTGACAAAATTATTAGTTGATGCTGGTTGTAAGATAATTCATGTGTGTAACGATGAAGATAAAATTAGAACTCCTTTTAGTGACTTACCAAATATTTTAACGATTGTGGCAAAAAAGAATGATTGATAATTATGAAATGATTGAACCTGGTCATTGGTTTCAAAAGAAACAAACTGGTGAGATTATGAAGTACGATACTCGATACATGGAGTATTATACAAAAATGAATCTTGCTATGTCAAAATTAAGATTTGATTTATTGGATCGATATACAGACTTTGATTCTATTTGTGATTTTGGTTATGGTGATGGTAAGTTTTTAGAATATTGTAAACACCAGAATGTGTCGAAGTGTTACGGCCATGATATATCCAATTTCCCATTACCACAAGGTGTTGAATTTGTACCAGATGTAACCAAACAGCAATTTGATGCCATTACCTTTTTCGATTCAATCGAACATATACCACAACCAAACGTCCATGAGTTGCTGGCCTCTTTACAAACCAAATATATTATGATATCATTACCTTGGATGCATGAAGTAATGGGACCTGAATGGTTTAAAACATGGAAACACAGAAAAGAAAATGAACATTTCCATCATTTTGATGTTCATGGATTGATTAAGTTGATGCAAAAATCAGGATTCACACCAATACATATATGCAACCATGAAGATGAAATTCGTAAACCTGTATCGAATCTTCCAAATATTTTAACTATTATTGCTAAAAAATGAATGATATCACAATCGTAACTGCTTTCTTTGATATTGGTCGTGGTGATTGGACGCCAGACAAAGGATTGCCACATTATTTACAACGAACAACCAAAACTTATTTGCAAAGATTTAGTCATCTAGCAAAATTAGAAAATCCCATGGTCGTATACACATCTAAAGATATGGTAAAAGAAATAGAATATCTAAGGCAAGATAGACCAACACAAATATTAACTCTTGATTTTCAAAAAAACTTTAAAAAATTGAGAGAAGAAATTACCAGTGTTCAAAAAAATATTGAATATCAAAGTAAAATAAATCCCATGCAAGTAAAAAATCCAGAATATTGGAATGCTGACTACGTTCTCGTTAATGCTTTAAAATCGTCTTTTGTTAGTAGGTCTTTGGATCTTATCAAAACCGATTTAATTGCTTGGCTAGATTTTGGTTATTGTAGAAGTGAATCAACATTGAATGGTGTTAAAAACTGGAAATATTCTTTTGATAAGAATAAAATACATTTCTTTAACATTAAAGAATGGACAGAAGGAACATACATCCAAGACGTTATTGCCAATAATGACGTACACATTACTGGTCCTTGTATCGTCGCAGGCCGAGAAATGTGGCCAAAATTGGAAGCCATGGTGCACCATAGTATTAATGAACTTATAAAAAATAATTTAATTGATGACGACCAAACATTATTGTTGATGTCTTATCTGATGAAACCGGAATTGTTTGAATTACATCCTGTTTCTAATACAGATTGGTTCATCGTTTTTAAGGAATTTAGTGAATGAAAATATTTCTATCAGGAACATCTAACTTAGGTGACTTTCTAAATGGCATGCCAGTATTATCTGGTATCAATAAATCATACGGAAAGATTGATTTAATTATACGACCAGAAATGTCCAAGTTTAAAGGCATCAAGCAATTCTTATCTTATCAAGATATATTTTCTGATGTTAACTTTGCAAATGAAGTTTTTGTGTATGGTAATATTACTCACATGAGTAGTTGGCCAATTCGTGAAGATAAAGGTAATCCTAATCGACCAATAGAAACTTGTCGATATGAAAATTTCATGAAGGACAATTACAATTTAAATTTTGAAGTCGATGATGATTTCACAGTAAAAACACCAGAGTGTGATATTGCTGTAAAAGATACTTATTATGTTGGTGACCGTTGGTCTGTAGGTGACATTGATGACCGTAGAGCTACACACACATTAAGTCATTTGAAAGATTGTGAATTCATTGATTATAATAATGACCTATTAACGAATGCTTATATCATCAAAAATAGTACCAAACCAATCATTACAAGTCTGTCGGGAGTTTCTGTATTGACCGATTTATTGAATAAAGATGGTTACGTGGTTTGGAAAGCAGAAGATTGGGACATACAGTTTAGAAATGGTGATGACATTTCTTGGGACAATGGAAAAAATATTAATACAATTTTCGAAAAGCATTATTACTTGAATAGAAAAATGAAACTGGTACACCAAAACAAATTGGAAGAAATATTAAATGGTCATTAATATTGCACCAAATACTTTTGGTGGGCCTTTGAGAAATGGTGACATGATAGCACTCCTTAATGCACTAGAATATATTCGAAAAGAAAATCCAGAAGCAAAGTTTCATATGATGAGTGGTACTATCAACTCAGCTAAGTATTGCCAAGATATGTTTAGTTTTCTTTGTGATAACACGGATTATTTTTCTGTGGAACCTGGCCAACATATTTTACCATGGAAAAGAGTAAATCTTTGGGACTTTAGAGATATATCTGGTGATATTGCTGAAATTAAAAATACCAAAACAATGAGGAAAAAAATAGTTGTTTTTCCATTGTTTGATGCTCCATATAACACATATAGAAATTGGCCAAAACAAGTATTTGAAAACATACTCAATGAATATAACAAACCAGAGTATGCTGAATATGAAAAGTTGATATGCATTCAAAATGAATTACCTCAAACCTATGATGGTTGGAAATATAGTACAGATTTTATGACTAATATTTACCACATTATGGAGTCCGAGATATTCATTGGTGCCGAAACGGGTTCTGCCGTTTTTGCATCGGCGCTTGACAAACCACCACAAAAACTGATATACTATTATTCCAGTCGAGGTTTAATACACACCTTACCATTCAATGTCTTGAGGGGTAAAGGAGAATTAAAAACGTATTGGGGTGATTTTGAAGGTACTTCCTGGCAGTAAAATCCAACATTTTTGATGACTATGTATCAAACCCAATCTTTCTATGGTTTGGCCATGGGAGGTCAAATGTTGTATAAATAATCAAACCGAAGTCGTATTTTGCAACCATAGTGTGTTGCGTTCTAGAAGGAAATTAATGCAGTCATTTTTAACATTCTTGAGGGAAGCTACATCCGTAGATGATGAGATGCTTGGTCATCTTACTCATACTAAAGACCTACCCCATGAAGATCCAAAACATGCACAGACTGCAATCGATTTAATAGACCAATTTCACAAAAAAAGAATGGGACAAAAAAGTTCTGTTGGTGCCTCGTTAAAAACTGATGGTGGTGCCTCTGTTCATGTTATACATGATAAAGACGGTGTTGGTGTATCCGATAAGCATAGAATAGCCAGAGGTGTTATTGCCAGGACACCAAAAGAAGTAGACCAACATTTTGGTCATCAACCAGAATATGCAGCATCACTAAAAAGATTATTGAAACATGGTCACGAGTTTGTTAACAAAGGACACCATGTTCAAGGAGATTTATTACACACACCGGACTCTCCTGGAGAAAAATCTGGAGATGTAACAAAAACAACTCCTAATAGAATTACATATAAAGCAAAAACAAAAGCACCAATAGGTCTTGCAGTCCACACAGAAATAACAAAAGGTGTTGCACATGGTGTTACTAAGAATGCATTGAAACACAGTAATAATGTCTTTGTGCCAGAACATGAATATAAAGCAAATCCAGAAACATATTCTGAAAAAGATAGACAATCTACAGAAAAACATTTAGATGCAGCAAAAGAGTTGTTAAAGAAACATACTTCAGAACATCTTACACCAGAACACATAAATGTTAAGAAGGGTGGACACTTTACTACATACTTAAATAGAACAACAAGAAGAGGTGAAAATGCCTCTATTGAAGGTTATAAAAAACACTTAGATGGTGAAGCAAAAAAAGCAGTAAACAAATTAAAGACTCCTGTTGGTCAAGTAAGAAAGCAAGCAGAGTTTGATAAGTTAAAAAGCCATGTTGATGATAATGCTAAACACTTTCAAAGGTCTTTAGATATACGCCATCATTTAGGCCAAGCAACAGAACATTTATTAAAAGGTGTATCTCATCCTGATATGGAAACAAGTATAGATGGCAAAAAGTCACAAGGTGAAGGTATTGTTTTACAGAAAAAAGATAAAGAAGGTAAAATGAGACCTATGACAAAGCTTGTTCCTGTTAAAGTGTCTAATTCAATTTTAAATAACCCTAGGTTTGCAAAGTAAGATGAAATCATTTTTAGACGTAATCAAAGAAGAACAACAAGGTGAAAAACACCATGTTATTACCTTTGGTAGAATGAGCCCTCCTACTGCTGGCCATTTAAAACTAATTGACAAAGTTAAAGAGGTTGCAAAGAAAAATAATGCAACTCATACCATTGTTGTTTCTCATACACAAGATAGCAAAAAGAATCCACTAACTGCTCAACAAAAAATCAAACATCTAAAGCGATATGTTGCTGGTCCTATAACAGAAGCCAAGAAATCAGATAATACCAATTTTGTTGCAGCTTCAAAAGAGAAACCAACAATATTACACCATGCAGCCGAAGCACATAAGAGTGGAGTTACACATCTTCATGTTGTTGTTGGTTCTGACCGTGTCAAAGAAATGCACCACCTATTACACAAATACAATGGTGTAGAGGCTGGTCATGGTAAATACCATTTCAAAAAGATTACTGTCCATTCTGCAGGACACCGTGATCCAGACGCAGAAGGTACAGAGGGTATGTCAGCTACGAAGATGAGAGAACATGCCAAGAGTAAGAACTTTGGTGAGTTTAGGAAAGGTGTTCCTTCTCATGTATCCGATTCTCATGCCAAAGAATTGATGCACGATACCCGTAAGGGTATGGGTTTACATGAATCGTTTGATCGTGGTATGTTTAAAGCTGTTTTTGTTACTGGCGGTCCAGGTTCTGGTAAAGATATCATTATCCGTGAAGCTATCTCCGAATCTCGAATCGTTGAATTAAACTTCATACAGGCTCAAGAATATTTGGCCGATAAACAAAAATTGTCAGAAAAAACAAGTGATTACCGCCATGAAGCAATTAGAAATCGTGGTCCATTAATAATCAATGGCCCAGCGGATGACACCACCAGAATATCGTATATCAAAGAAGAACTGGAAGAACTAGGTTACGATACATTAATGGTTTTTGTCAATACCACCAATGAAACCAGTAGGGAAAGAAACTTTTTACTGGCTAGAATGATGGTTGAATCGATTAGGCAAGACAAATGGTTGAAATCTCAAAAAAATACTAAATATTTCATAGAGACCTTTGATAGATTTGTATCTTTTGATAATACAGGAGATATAGATAGTAAAGAGCAAGATATACATGAAGTTTATGAGAAAACAAATAACTTCTTGGATTCTAAGGCTTTTAACGAAACTGCCGAAGATTGGTTGATTCGAAACTCTAAATTAAATATTAATTCATTATATAAGGAACAAAAAAATGTTAAAAGCCCTAGTCAATTTATTAAAGCTAAAACCAAAGGATGTGGACAACACCGATTCCTCGCAGACAACAACTGCCCCAGCTGCCAGCTCCAACGAAAAGCCGGCCGAATCGACAGCGTTAAAGACGGAGACGTCCAAAGTAACTCAAGTTACACCTTCCGCACCTACGAAGAAAGCCAGCCCAAGGTCGAAGTCCAGCCCCAAGCCAAAGAGCCAAACTTCCAAAAAGACAAAGAGCAAGTAAACAAAAAGAAAAGATGGGTCAATAGTGCCTCTGGTGCTATTCGATCCCAAGGTGTAGGACCAGAATTCGACACTCGCCAACAGGGAACAGTATACCCTATGTCAGGAATGGGCGATGTAACTTATCGTGAAGAAAAAGAATTTAAGAAGTTTAGACAATATGTAGAAGCAATAGATGATCCGGGAGCCAATGATATGGGTTTAGCCGGATCAATGTCTGGCGCAAGTAATAAAGAACCTTTAGTAACTCCAGCAGATAAATTTGCTTTATCTGGTGTAACTATAAAGAAGAAAAAAAATGTTAAAATTTAAACAATTTATTTCTGAGCAATATTTGGATGAGAAATCACCAGCATGGCAACGTTCTGCAGGTAAAGATCCAGAAGGTGGCTTAAATCGTAAAGGTATTGCATCATATCGTAGAGAAAATCCAGGTTCTAAATTGTCGATGGCTGTAACAACAAAACCATCTAAACTAAAACCAGGTTCTAAAGCTGCTAATCGTAGAAAATCGTTTTGTGCTCGTATGGGTGGAATGAAGAAACGATTGACATCTGCTAAGACAGCAAGAGATCCAGATTCAAGAATTAACAAAGCATTACGCAAGTGGAACTGCTAATAAACGGAGAATAAAATGTTCACAAAAAATAAAGTAAGCCAGTCAATGATTGACGCAGTAAATAAAGTTCTAGAAGAACAATCATTGGAAGAAGTGGCACCAATTAAAGAACCTACGGCAACCGGCATGAAAGTTTATGGCCGTAGTTATGGTAATTCTGCAAAGGCTAAACAAGATCAAAGTAAATCTTCTGTTGATGACCTCAAGGGTCCTAAAACAAAAGATTTGATGAAAAAAGATAAAGAAGATTATGAGAAAACGAAAGGCAAATATGATGAAGCTGCCAAGCCAGATTATTTGGATTTCGATAAAGACGGCAATAAAACAGAGCCTATGAAGAAAGCTTTGGCCAGCACCAAAAAAGTTGCTGAAGAATTAAAAGGTGATCAACATAAGATTGATGCAAACAAAAATAATAAAATTGATGCACACGATTTTGCCATTCTCCGTGGTAAAAAGAAAGTGAAAGAATCTTTTTCTGTTCGTTTAGAAGAAAAATGGAAATCAATGAAAGAGAAAAAAGATGTTGTGATGCCTGAGGCTTTAGAAAAATCTCCAGAAAAGAACCAAGATGTTGCTGATAAAAGCCATTTAAAAGATAAACCAGGTTCTTTTAAGAGTGACCTAAAAAACCTTGGTCGTTTTCTCACAGGTAAAAAAGAAACAAATGAAGAAGTTGAGCAGATTGATGAAAAAAATGTACCTACAAGTCCAGAAAAATGGGCTCGTGCAAAAGCAGCTGCTAAATCTAAGTTTGCTGTATACCCATCTGCTTACGCAAATGGTTGGGCATCTAAAAAATACAAAGCAATGGGTGGTGGTTGGAAGTCAACAAAAGAAGAAGTAGAAGAATATACTGAGGAACAACTTGATGAAATGATTAATGAAGTTCTCGGTAAAGATGCAACTGCAGGCGATTGGATTAGTGATTTCGTACATTCTGATAATCCTAAATTTGCTGGTAAGTCAAAAACAAAACGTAAAGAAATGGCTCTTGCTGCTTATTATGCAAAACAGAAAAACGAAGAAGTTGAAATTGATGAAGCAACAATCGCTGGAACATCTGGCTGGAAAAAAATGCCAAAGGACGTTAAAGATAAGTCTGGTGCGATTCACACACCAATGAGTCGTGCTAAAGATTTAGCACGTTTAGCATTTAAAAAAGTACAAGACAGAACAAAAATTAGTAAACAGGACTAATCATGGCTAAAAATTTAAGAGATATCGTTAAGAAGAATCCTACACCAGCAAGACCTAGGTTTGGTGTAGATCCGTCAGACCCATGGTCAGCAAAAGCAGGAATCTATGAAGCAGACGGAACATTGGATCAATTTTTATCATCTAGAGGAATCAATCCTAAATTTGTTTCCAAAGATACTAAAATTTCTCATGCTAAGTCGAGCGCCTTCTTAAAATGGAAACAAGATCATGTTGTTGAGGAAATTCAATTAGACGAAGATAAATGGTTAAATAGATTTTTATCATCAAGAGGCCTTGATCCTAAATTTGTTACTACAGATAAAAAAGTTAGCTTTTCTAAGTCTGGTGAATTTGCAAAATGGTTACGTGACCATAAACCTGATGAAAGATTACAAAAAGAAGAACAAATTGATGAAGTTTCTGGTATGGGAATTCGTAGTAGTAGGTCTCATGAACCTACTCAATTAGACCATGATACTGTAAAAAAACATTTAAAAAATTTAATGGCTATACATTCTGATGAGCCAACAGCAACATCAGCTGTACACAGAGCCATTAAAAAAGTATCTACAGCAGGAACTACTTCAACAAAAACCAGAAGTAGAGAAATGTTGAGAGCCTTAATTCAAAAACATTCTATTCCTATTGACCACGAGCATCGTGCTTTATTGAATAGAGAGCAAGTAGAACATAAACAACTTGATGAGTTGGCTCCAGAAACATTGGCATCTTATGTTCTCAAAACAACTAGTAAAGATCCAAAGCGTGCCGAACCTCGTAAGAAAGCAATGAGTAAATTAGCCAAGATTATGGCTAAACGGTCATTTTCTGAAGAAAAGAAACCGACAGCATTAGAAAGATTCCGCAAAGCATCGGCTGAGCGTGAAAAGAAACATGCTGAAATTGAAAAGAAACAATCCAAAGATGGTTCTGGTATGACTAGTGCTATTGACCGTTTAGAAAAACATTTGAATAAAGAGGATGTAGGAATCAGTAAAGCTAAAGAAACTAAATTTCATAAAAAGTTAGATACTCTTGTACATTCCACTTTTGGTAAAAGAAAAGATGAAATGAAGATGAAGGAAGAAGTTGAACAAATTGATGAAGTTTCTAGTTCAGAAGTCGACCATCATTTTCATCAATGGGTAAATTCTGAACATGCTCCTTATAATAGTGATGCTGGAGATGATAACAAAGTTCACCAATCAGCTTTATCGTATTTAAGAAGTACTAATGTACCAAAAGAAAAACATGAAAAAATGGCAATGCATATTGCTCATAAATTTCATGGAAGTGGTATTGATGAAGAAGTTAAACAGATTGATGAATTAAAGATGTCCACAGTTAAATCTTATCATAGTAAACGATTGACAGATTTTTCATATACAAAGAAAAAATCAGGTGAAACTTCTACCAAACCACGTAATGCAAGAATCAAAAAGGTTTCTGCAGGTATCGACCGTTCAATAGACCGTCAAACTGGTCGTAAGCCAACATCCGAAGATGTATATCACGATTCTCAGGCAGCAACTCAAATGCCTTTTGATGGTGCCAATAATACAAATGACACATCACCAATGAAACGTGAAATGTCTAAATCTGCTCGTATAATTAAGTCTTTATATAAGTCTAAAAATATGAAAGAAGATATGTATGATTGGGAAAAAGACGATAAATCAACAAAGGGTTATGGTAAAAAACCTAAGATGGCCATGACCGATGAAAAAGATAGTATGGGTGAAAACAAACCGGAAGCGGTGGCCATAATGACTGGTGGTAAGACTTTAACTGGTCAAGATAGGGATACTGTCGAGATTGATCCATCTATGAAGAAACGTACTAATCAACCAGATGCTGGTCCACAAGACGGTAGTAAAACAAGATAGAAAATAAGATAAATAACTAACAACCTTCAATAATAAGGAGAAGAAGATGTCCTCATGGGGAAATAACGATAACGCAGCCAATGCACCATATTGGGCTGTTAATTCAACGATTGTAAACGCCACAAACGTAAAGGCTAACTATTCTGCACCAACAGCAGATAACGTAGCCCGTCTGTATGCAAACACTACAGCTGATGTCTATACAGTTGGTGAAACGATTGGCCTTTTTGCAGTCGATGCCAACGAATCCTCAGTTGATAGTAACGTTGGCCATTCTGGCTGGGTTCTAAGGACTACTGGTTCTGGTGGCCGTGCTAACCGTGTTCAACAAGAAGTTTTGGTAGCCATTTCAAGCTTTAGTGGTGATGATGAAGATACCACATATGAAGATGCTATTATCACCATTAGTTCACAACCAGGTAGCAACACTGCTAACTTGACTGTTGGCAATACTGCTACATTCCGTGTAACAGCAAGTATCACCACAGGCAATACAGCTGCACCGTTGACCTTCCAATGGCAGCGTTCTGCAACACTTGGTGGAAGTTATGTAAACGTATCAAACGGAACACCTGCAAATACAACATACACTGGTGGAACAACTGCTGCATTAGTAATCACACCTACATTTACTGATGCGGACAATAACTACTATCGTGTAGTAATCAATGCAACAGGCACAGGAGCTACAGCAGTAACTTCTACACCTGCTAAGCTTGATGTAGTTGCCTAATGTTAGCATTTAGAAGGTATGTTAGTGAATGTGGAGATGGACTGGCTATGCCGGTCATCTCCATTTCTAAAGAAACTGTAGATTTATCACAAGAAGAAACTCGTGATGAAATCAATGATAATCTATATGCAGCTTTAGATCCTCACTTTTTAAATCCTTATGTTGCATGGATTAGAGCTTCAAAATTAATGGCTCTTTATGGTGTTAGTTTACCTAGAGTAATATTTGATGATATTATGGATGGTGAAGAAGTTGTTGCAATAAACCAATTTGGAGAAAAACACGGTGTTGATACTGATGGCGTAACAACAAATCCAAATGATGAAGTAGACTATTATTTCTATTTCAGTTATGGTATATCCGAAGATGGCCATTATGAATGTTATGCTGTGGTTACTGATGATGCAGGTTTGGATGAAATAGTATCTGATGAAACTGAACATTTAGATCCAGAAGGCGAAAAGCAACCACCACAAGAATAATACAATATGTTTGATGATTTGAATGATGAAAATTTTATGATGTATGCAATGAAGTGTTACACGACACCTAATTGTATTATATCTGAATTCGAAAGTGATATTAAAAGGACGAAATACTTAAAAAGATTATTTCGTAGATATAAGATTACCAAAACTCTTAAAGAGAGATTGATACTTAATCACATTATTTTATTGAACAATGTTTTTGGTCCAGAACCAACTTCTAGAATATTGTTCTATAAAATTGATAAAAGAGATTATGATATTTTGAAAACATTTCTAATATATTTGGGTATTATGCCTGATGTTATTAGGAGTGTAAACGGAAAAAATATTATATCAGCTGACATTCCGGTTGATTTACATATTGCACAGATATTAAGGCAAATATGAATTACGACATATTAACATTTAAAGATTTTGTAAGAGTTCAAGCAGATTTGAACCATCTCAGGCACAAACTAAAAGGTCCTATGGCCGATGAAGAACGTGTTCAACTGTTTAACCAAATATCAGATAAAACAAAAGAAGTAATGCACCATCTCAATACTTTACACCAAGGAAGTCTTGGTGAAGAAACTGAATTGAGTGAAGATTTACGAAAGTGGTTTAAACAAAAATGGGTTCGTATGGACACCAAAGGCAATATCAAAGGTGATTGTGCAAGAGATCCTGGTGAAGGTAAACCAAAATGTTTACCTCAAGCTAAAGCTCACGCTTTAGGCAAAGAAGGTCGTGCTTCTGCAGCTCGTAGAAAGCGTAGAGAAGATCCAAATCCAGAACGCCGTGGTGCACCAATTAATGTGAGAACCGAAAGTGTTTTTGAAGCTTGCTGGCAAGGATATGTAGCTAGAGGTATGAAGAAAAAAGGCAATAGAATGGTACCTAATTGTGTACCTGAAAGTACCGATTTAGAAGAAGATGGTGTTGTAGCTGCAGCACCAACAAATGTTGTTGGTCGTGGTGCAATCGCTGGTACAGGTGGCCTTGGTGGTGAACCAGGTGTCAATTTGAAAAAGAAAAAAACTCCGGTTCTTATGTCTATTCGGAGAAAACCGATAAAGGCGTAATCAATGTGGTTTTTGTCATTCATACCTGATTGGATTTTACAATGGGCAATACATGGTCTGGTTATTCTTGGACTTGTATTAACATTTATAGGATCACTTGTTAGATTTATACCTATAATTCAACCATACGCTTTGGTTGGTAGACAACTAGGTATAGTGTTATTGGTGATTGGTGTATTCTTTGAAGGAGGATATGCCACAGAAATGTCGTATCGTGCTAGAATAGCCGAGATGCAAGCAAAGATAAAGGAAGCAGAAATACAATCTGCCAAAGCCAATGAAAAGTTGGCAGCTGAAGTTAATAAGAATAAAGAGTTGATTAAAGAAAAGGTGAATAGGAATGCTAAAGATATTGAAGCAAAAAGGGAAGCTATTAACGCTGAGTGTAAGTTGTCTGATGATGCTTGGGTGCTCTACAACCGTGCCATTGAGCCAAAAATTTCCCGAGGCCCCTCAAGTGCTAATGGAGCCCGCTCCGGTTCTAAAGCCTCTAAGTGAAAATAAAAAAACATTAGCAGACCTGTTACAAAATGCTAATGAGAATTATGGATTGTATTATGAACTACAAGATAGATACAATGCATGGCAATTATGGTATAAACAACAGAAACAAATATTTGAAAGTGTAAAATGAAGAAATTATTACTTGTATTACTTGCTTTGCCTATGTTGGCAATAGCACAGAAAACTCCAAAAGGTGTAACCTATGATGCTCAGATTGTCCGTGTAAGCGATGGCGATACTGTGGTCATAGCGGCTCCCTTTTTGCCGGCACCACTTAAGCCAGAACTTGCCGTTAGAATATTCGGTGTGGATACTCCCGAAAAAGGACACAGAGCCCAATGTCCTTCCGAAGATGCACGAGGTAAAGCCGCTAGTGAATTTACAAAAGCCGCCGTC